CCGAACACCGCGGCCTGGAGATCGACGGCACCCTGAAGGCGATCTTCGAGTCCGACACCGACCTGAACTTGTACCTGCAGTACAACCAGTTGCCCGCGTCCGCGGTGCTCACCCAGCCCGCGGTGTTCGGCGGCAGCGTGCTGACGCTCACCTCGAGCAAGGCCGGGTTCACCAAGGGCGGCCCGGACCTGACGGGGACGTACATCACCGGCGCCTACGACCTGTCCGGGGTCTACAACTCCACCGACGTCGGCGCGCTGACCGCGTCGATCACCAACTACACCTCGGCCGCGTACTGAAAGGGGGCTGATACTCATCGCGGGCTACAAGAACCGCACCTTCACCGTCGAGTTCGAGGAGCTCTCGGAGGACGGCGACCGCATCTACGTCACCCTGCGCAACCCGCAGACCGTGCCCGAGACCTGGCTGATCCCCCGCGACGTCGCCCGCGACGCCCAGGGCAACGTCCTGGACCGCAACGAGCCGGTCCTCGCCGGCTGCGAGGTTCTCGCCCGGCTGGTCACCGACTGGCACGTGTACGACGCGACCAGTGGCCTGGACGACCAGCCGCCGCTCGCCCTGCCCGCGACCGGGGACCTGGTCGCGAAGCTGCCCTCCGAGATCCAGAACCGGCTCTCGAACGAGGTCAACGAGCGGCGAAACCCTACCAAGACCCCGAGTACCACGCCCTCCTAGAGGCCGCAGCGTCGATCTTCGACGGGACGTGGGGCTCGGGGGAACCCCCGCCGCAGTTCGTGGACTTCCAGCTGATGCGCGAGATGCGCTGGACCTGGGCCGAGTTGCAGGGCACGCCCATCGAGGTGCGCACCTTCACCTGGGACTTCATCCGGATGCAGCGCGCCGCCGAGGCGGAGCGGGCCGAGAAGGCCAAGAAGCAGGACCCGGGCGGCGGCGCAGCGCGAATCGAGTACTGACGGGGGCGCGGTGGCGATCGAGGCGAAACCGGGCGCGTGGACCGCGGTGTTCAAAGCGATCGAGGCGCAGGCGCAGGGCAAGGGCCGCGAGGTGCTCACCGCGATGGCCGTCGCGATCGAGAAGCAGGCGAAGATCAACGCAAGTGCCGGGGGGCACGCCTACGGCACCCCCACGCCCGCGCGGCCCGGCTCGGGGCCCGCGGTGATCTCCGGGACGCTGCGGCGCAGCATCACCCACGAACCCGTGCGCACCCTCGCCGCGGGCCACTACACGACCCGGGTGGGCACCGGCGCCGGGTTCTACCCCGGCTACGGATCCGGGCGCACGCCGTCGAGCCGGTACGGCTACTACCTGGAGCACGGGCTACGCGGCGGGCGCACCTACCCGTTCCTGCTGCCCGCGTTCCGCCACGGCACCGGCACCGCGGCCCGCGCGATCTACGACGCCGCATACGGGTCGGGGCGCTGGCGCAAGGTGACCTGACCCCTTCGACGCGCGGCCGGGGGTGAGCGGTGACCGGCTCCATCGCGGACCTGTATATAGTCCTTGATTCGGTCACCGATCCGTTCTCGTCCGGACTGAAAAAGGCCGCCTCGGACGCGGAGTCGATGGGCGGACGCATGTCCGCCGCGCTCGGCGCGGTCGCGAAGGTGGGCCTCGGCGTCGGGATCGCCGTCGGCGGCATCGCGGTTGCCTCGGTCAAGGCCGCATCCGAGTTCCAGACCCAGATGACCCGGCTGTCCACCGCCGCCGGTGCCCCGAAGGCCGCCGTGGACGCGGCGACCAGTTCCGTCCTGAAACTCGGCACACAGGTCGGATTCACCGGCACGCAGATGGCCGAGGCCCTGTACCACCCGATCTCCACCGGCATGGACATGGCCACGAGCCTGCAGGTGGTCAAGTACGCCGCCGAGGAAGCGCAGATCTCTGGGGCGTCGCTCGAGAACACGACCTACAGCCTGTCGTCGGTCATGAAGTCGTTCAACGTGCCTGCGTCGCAGGCCGCGCAGACGATGGCGCAGCTCAACGCGATCGTCGGGCAGGGCGACACCCACTTCCAGGACTTCAACGTCTCGATCAAGAACTGGGCGCCCACGGCGGCGTCGATGGGCATCTCCATCACCTCGATCGGGTCCGCGATCGGCTACCTGACCGACCGGGGCAACTCCGCCGAAGAGGCCAGCACCCGCCTGACCATGGGCCTGTCGATGATGGCGACGCCCAGCCATCAGGCCGCGAAGATGCTCGAGGGGCTCGGGGTGGCGTCCTCGGACGTCAAGGGCTCCACCGAGGCGATGACGCAGGTCCTCAAGGCGAGCGGGATCACGCAGAACCAACTTGCGCTGGACCTGCAGAAGCCCGACGGCATCTATGTCGCGCTCACACACCTCAAGACCGCGCTGAACGACGCGGGCGTGAAGGGCACCGAGGCCGACAGTGCGATAGCGAAGATCTTCGGCGGGGGGCGGTCCGACAAGGCGATCCTCGCACTGATGCAGGACCTCGGTGGACTGCAGGACAAGTTCAACAAGGTCACCGCCGACTCGACGACGACCAAGTTCGAGTCGGACTGGGAGGGCGTGAGGCACACCTTCGCGTTCCAGATGGACCAGATCAAGACGGGCGCGGAGAACCTCGGGATCGAACTGGGCACCAAGGCGCTGCCCATGCTGTCCAGCTTCATCACCCAGGCCGAGGCGAAACTCGGCCCGTTCTTCCAGTCCGCGGGCCTCGGGCTGCAGCAGATCGCATCCGGGTTCACCGGCAAGCAGCTCACCGCGCCGTCCGGGCCGACCCCCAACATGGGCAACGCGATGCTCAACGCCCAGGCGCGCCAGGGCCCGCAGAACCTGACCGCGCTGCAGCGCTACGGCCAGGACGCCCGCAAGATATTCGACGACCTCGTCGCCGACGGCAAGAAGCTCGAACCCGTCGCACAGAACTTCATCCGCTTCGGCGAGGGCGCCTACCAGGCCTTCACGAAGATCGTTTCCGCGGTCACGCCCACCGTGTCACTGCTCGGCCACGGCCTGTTCGGCGCCCTCGACCTGGTCGGGAAGATCCTCGTCAACGTGGTCGAACCGCCCCTCAAATGGTTCGCCGACTTCCTTGCCAGCCACAAGACCCTCGTCGAGGTGTTCGCCGTCGGCGCGATCGGGCTGCTCGGCACCAAGATGGCCATCCTCGGCGGGATCAACGCCGCGAAGAGCGTCGTGGGACTCGCCACCGCGATCGTGCAGTTCCCGCTGAACCAGGCCAAGGAGATCAGCGGCGCGGTCGGGGCGCTCAAGACCGCGTACACCGGGCGGGACGCAGCCGACGGGCAAGCCGCGATCAAGGGCCTTCGGGGCGCGTTCGACGACCTCAAGACGTCGGCAACCACCACCCTCGACAAGTTCACGATGTTCGACGGCGCACACCTCGCGGGCCTCGCGCAGGCCGCGGACGGCGTGGCGAAGGTCGACAAGGAGATCGCCGCGATCGAGGAGACCGCGTCGCAGGCGCCCGGGCAACTGGTGCTGTTCGGGATGCAGGAGCGCGCCATCACCCAGGCCGCCGACCCCATCCGGCTCGGCGAGTTCGGCGGTGAGCTGGAGAACATCGCCAGGGTCTCGGAGCAGTCCCCGGGGCAGCTCGCCCTGTTCGAGGTCGGCCTGACCGGTATCGGGGCCGCGGCGCAGAACACCGAGTCCGAGACCGCGAAACTCTCCACGGCGCTCGACGGGCTCGGCGCCGGGCCGGGCGCGACCAAGCTGGGCGCGCTCAGGACCGAAACCGAGGGCGTCGCCGTCGCCGCGTCCGGCGCCGAGGGCGCCCTGGGGACCATGGCCGAGGCCGAGACGGCGAGCGCCGGGGAGGCGGAGAAGGCAGCCGGCAAGGCGGGCAAGCTCGCCGGGGTGCTCGGCGACTTCGGGCTGGTCGGCGGTGTGGTCGGCGCCGCAATCGGTGGGATCGCGGTCCTCACGGGCGTGATCTCCGCGATGAACGGGGCCGGCGACCACACCGCCGACACCTTCGGCAAGGTCAGCGAAGAGCTGGACCTGGTCGCCAAGGGCTCCGCCAGCGCGCAGGGCAGCGTCGCGCAGTTCGCGGCCCAACTCGGCGCGTTGTACGCCTTCAGCGAGACCGGGCGCAACCCCATGGGGGAGCCGGCGGGCCTGACGCAACTGGACCAGGCGCTGGGCCAGATGGTGAAGGACGGGCACGCGGGCGACGCGAAGACGCAGTTCGAGGCGATCACCCAGGCGTTCCAGGAGAACGGCCTGAGCGCGCAGGCCGCGGCCCGCATGTTCCCCCAGTACGAGGACGCGATGAGCCACGCCGGGGATGTGGCGCAGACCACCGACGGCAAAATCAAGGACATGACGAACACGCTCGGCGTGTCCCAGTCTTTGACGCAGTTCAACTCCGACGTGATCAACCTGACGCAGTCGCTGAAGGACAACGGCAACACCATCGCCAGCAACACCACGGCGGGCATTGCGAACCAGCAGGCGTTCCAGCAGGCCGCGAACGACATCGTCGACTACTACAACAAGCAGCGCGCGGCGGGCGTGGCAACCGGGGCCGCGACCTCGACGATGCAGACCCAGGTGCAGCAGATCGAGGCGCTCGGGGCGAAGTTCGGAATCAGCAAGGGCGACGTGGACCGGTTCCTCGGGTCGCTCGGGCTGATCAAGCCGCAGTACGGCACGACCGTGAACGTGAACACCGCGCCCGCGATCAACGGACTGAACGCGCTGCTCGCCGGGATCAACTCCTCGCACGCCACCGTGCACGTCGACATCGTGTCGTCGGGCGCGCCATCCGATGTCCAGAAGATCCCGGGCGTGCAGGCGTACGCCGCGGGCGGCCCGTTCCGGGCGGGGCAGATCGGGCTGGTCGGCGAGGACGGCCCGGAGTTGATGCAGTTCGGCGCGGACGGCTACATCACCCCCACCAGCATGATCAAACCGGCGGTGCTGGCGGGCCTGAACGCTTCGGGCAGCGCCGGGTACGTCCCCGGCGGCGGCACGAGAGTGGTCAACAACTACTACACGGTCAACGTCGCGGGCTCCGCGATCACCGACCGCAAGCTCGTGGACGTGCTGCGCACCGAGGTCCTGCAATACCAGGGCCGCAACTCCAGCAACGGCCTGGGCGGCTGACACCGGCGCGAACCCGGGCGGGGGTGCGCCGTGGCGGGCACGATCTCCACCTTCCCCCCGGTGCTCGCCTACGAGATCGCGTTCAACGCGCCCCCGAACCAGGCCACCCTGCCGCCGTACTGGACCGACCAGAGCGCCCGCACCAAATTCCCCGGATCCACCCAGCACGGTCGGCAGTACGAACTGGACACCAACCCGTCCGGGACCTGGCGCGCGGGCCTCGAGGACAAGGACGGCGCGCTCGACCCGTCCAACACGGGCAGTGCCAACTACCCGAACGTGGTGCCGTACCGGGGCTGCCGCATCCGCGCCCAGACCGCGCCCACCGCGAACCTGCTGCCCCGGATCATCGCCACCGGCTCGGCGCTGCTGAACCCGGCCACGGACACGGTCGGCAACTACTGGTACCAGACCCGCACGAACGGGTCGCTGGCGCAGGGCCTGTACCTGACCGCGCCCGCGTCCGGGCAGAGCACGGCGCTCGCGTGGACCACCCCGTCCGGCACCAGCTCCGCGAACGGAATCCTGTACGCGGGTGTCGCCCCCATAGGCGCCCCCACCGGGCCGGCCGCGGACTGCGTGCAGGTCACCGCAGGGTCGCAGTACACGTTCAGCCTGTACGGGTCGCGCGCCTCCTCGGCCGACGCCACCGTGCAGGTCACCCTGTCGATCAACTGGTACAGCGTCACCGGGACCCTGCTGTCCACCTCTGCGGGCAGCGTCCTCACGATCCCCGTCGTCACCTCGTGGGCGCGGCCCACCGTCACCGCGACCGCCCCCGCCGGGGCCGTGTGGGGCCGCCCGTCGCTCGCGATCACCTCCCCGGCGTCCACGACCGCGACCAACATCCTCTATCTGACCGGGTGGCAGATGGAGCAGGCCGCCGCCGCGACGGCATGGGCGGACCCGGGGCCGACCTACTACATCTACTCGGGCATGGTCGAGCGCTGGCCGCAGGCGTGGACCATGACCGGCACCTACGGCCTGGTCAACATCATCGGCGTCGACGCGCTCGCGCAACTCGCCCAGTACACCCTGCCGGCGCCCTTCGTCGCCGAAATCCTCGCCCTCGGCCCCGACTTCTTCTATCAGCTGGCAGACCCGGCCAGCGCCACCTCCTGCGCGGACACCACGGGCAAGCGCGCCGCGGCGCCGGTCGAGAACTCGCCATTCGGCGCCGGCACGGTGACCTTCGGCTCCACCGTCACCTCCACCAACCCCGGCAGCGCATTCGTCGGCACACCCGGCCCGGTCGCCACGTTCAGCAACCCCGCGTCCAGCGGCGTTCAGAACGCGTGCACGTTCGTGTCGCTGCACAAGACAGCGAACACCCCGGGGCCGCCCCAGTCCGGCGGCTGGACCCGGATCATCGCGTTCCGCGTGCCCACGACGCCGTCGAACACGGTGATGCTGTGGGCGGCATACCCGCCCGGTTGGCTGGCGACGAACTCAAGCTCATGCGTGATCAACATGAACGCGGCCGGTGCCGGATACATCAGCTGCAACGTTTTCAACGCCCTCGGGACGGGCGCATCAACCCAGTTCACGAACAACTACGCCGACGGCAACTGGCACCTGGTGACCGTGTCGCTCTCCGCCGACGGACTGACGCTCACCACGTCGCTCGACGGGACGGTCCGGACCGCAGCCTCGGCCGGCGACGCGCACCCCACCGGGATCACCGCCGACGTGCTGGGCGCCGCCGTACAGTTCGGCCCGAACCAGTACAACGACGGCATCTCCGGGGATCTGGCGTTCGCCGCGCAGATCCCGGCGGCACTGACGTCCACCCAGATCGCGAACCTGTACGCGTCCTGGCGCACCGCGTCGCAGGGCGAGTCGTCCGGCGCGCGCATCAAACGGATCCTGACCTGGGTCGGCTACACCGGCGCGACCGCGATCGACACGGGCCAGACCCAGCAGATGGGGCCGGCGACCGACCTGACGGGCGCGACCGCCCTCGACGCATGCGACGCGGTCGCCCTCACCGAGGCCGGGAACGTCTACGCGTCGACCGGCGGCGCGCTCACGTTCAAGTCCCGCGCCTCCCGCTACAACCAGGGCACCCCACAGTTCGTGTTCGGCGAGAACACGGCCGCGGGCGAATGGCCGTACGAGTCGCTGACCCCGGACTACGACTCGACCCACCTGTTCAATCTCGCGCAGGTCACGCACTACGCGTCCGGGCAGGTCGCGACCGCGGCCGACATCACGTCGCAGTCCACGTACTTCCCGCGGATCCTGCAGCGCACCATCAACCCGCTGCTGTACACGGAGGCGGTCGACGCCTCCAACTATCTGATCCAGCAGTACCGCAGCGCCCGGATGCGTGTCTCCGACCTGCAACTGTGCCCGTCCGCGGTGCCGGGCCTGTTCGCGGTGTGCCTGCAACTGGAGATCGGCAGCCGGATCCGGGTGATGCGCCGGCCGCCGTCGCTGCCGGGTGCGGCGAGCATCCAGATCGACTGTTTCGTGGAGTCGGTGGCCTGGGACTGGGATCCGGCGACCGGCCGCGTCGAGGTGCACCTGCAGTGCTCGCCCGCGGACCTGGCGACCTACTGGACGCTCGGCGCCTTGCACACGACCCTGCACGCGCAGGCGGCCTCCGGGCAGAACCAGGCGAGCATCAACGCACTGCCCGACTCGGCGGTCAACGCGCTGAGCCAGTCCCTGCCGCAGGGGTATCAGTTGGTGTTCGAGGCGGGGACCGTGCGGCAGGAGACGATGACGCTCGCCGCGACCGGGATCCCCGCCAACAACCCCGGGTACAGCAGCGCGACGCTGACGTTCACCAGCAATTTCGGGTTCACGCACGCCGCCGGGACCACGGTGTGCGAGCCGCTGCCGGTGGGCTACACCGACCCCACGACCTGGGACGCGTCCAGCGTGCTGGGCGCCGTGTCCACGACGCTCGCGGCCGCGTCGAGCTCGGGCACGAACACCATCACCGTCGGTCCGCTGCCCGACGTGAAAGCCAACGCGCCCGCATCCGACTGGAACACGGGCGACCTGCTGTGGATCGGCGCGGGCACCGCGGCCTTCGAGGGCCGCAACCTCCTGCACCCGAACATCGCGACCGCGGGCGAGGGCGCGCTCCCGCTCGCGGCGGGCGCGTCCGGGACACCGCTCGGCCTGGCCGGCGACGTGGGCACGCCGACGGTCGCCGCGTCCGGGACGGCGTTCCAGGGCGCGAATGTGTGGCAGGTTTCCGTCGCGGGCGGCGTCGTGCCCACCAAGGGCCTGCTGTACATCCTCAAGGTGCCGGTCACGGCGGGGCTCGCGTACACCGCGAGCGAGTACACCCGGTCCGCGACCACCGGCGCGAACCCCACCGTGCAGAGCTACTTGCAGTTCCGCGACGCGACCGGCACGAGCCTCGCGCAGACCAACAGCAGCGGAGTCGTGCTGACCGGGTCGCCCACAGCGACGTGGACGCGGATGACGGTGACCGCGACAGCACCCGCGGGCACGGTGTGGGCGCAGGTCGGGCTCCTGCTGACCGCGACCGCCCCCGCCGGGGCGTGGACGTGGCAGGCCGACGGGCTGCAACTGGAGCAGGCCGCGTCGGCGAGCACGTTCCAGGCGTGCCCGCAGGTGCTGTCCGTGGCGGCCGCCGTGCCCGGCTACAGCAGTTGCGTGATCACCCTTGCGGCGAACCTGGCGAACAACCACGTCGCGGGGGAGTCCGTGACCGATCCGCTGCCGGCTGGCGACACTGCCGCCTCCCAGATAGCGGCCACGACCCGCGTCTCGTATTAGCCCCCTGACGCACTACCGCGCCTCGTCCGGTCCCTAAGTACTCGCCGGAGGTGTGCCCGTGGCGAACCTCGCCGTCCCGAGCCCGAGAACGTTCACGGTCGGCGAGATCGAAGCCGGCGCGTACTTCAACGCGACCCGCGACGCGCTGACTTACCTGCTCAATGTGCCTTTGTGTGTCATCACGCAGGGCGTCTCGCAGTCGTTCGCCAACGGCACGCCCGCCGCGATCACGTACGACGCGCAGCAGCTCGACACCTACGGCGGCCACAGCAACAGCGTCAACAACAGCCGGTACACCGCGCAGGTCAGCGGCTGGTACTACTGCAAAGCGGGAGTTGTCTTCGCGGCGAACGCCACAGGGAACCGCACCATCCAGCTGTATAAAAACGGTACGGCGTACACGTATAGCTGGAATGCCGGGCTCGCCGCAGGGACGTTCAACGACCCGGGCATCGAAACATCGGCACTGATTCAGCTCAGTGTCGGCGACTACGTCGAAGCGTGGGCGACCCAGAACTCCGGCGGCGCCCTGTCCAGCGCGGTCGTATCGACCATCGCCAGCAACATGCAATGCATGTGGATGCACACCTGATGATATCTGCCCTCAGTGAACGGCGGCCCCGCGTGCCTCTCGCGATCTCGACAGCCAAGGTCGACATCACCCCGCCGCCCGGCACGCCACTGGCCGGCCTGGGCAGCGACACCCCGCGCCTGTCCACCGGCAGCAACGCGCCCTTGTATGCCCGGTGCACGATCCTGTGGGATTCGGGTTGGCCCAACGTGATCGTGTCGCTCGACACGCTCGCGATCCCCCGCGCCCTGAACTTGGCGATCCGCACGCAGGTCGAGCCGATGGGGCCGCCCGGCACGCCGATCGGGCACGAGGATCTGGTCATCACGGCGACGCACACCCACAACGGGGGCGCCGTCGCGGGGGAACTCGACCCGCTGATCGCATATAACGTGGTACCGGGGTCCACCGCGGACACGGCGTTGCAGGCGTACACCGCGCAGGTGCTGAACGGCGCCGTCGCCGCAGTGCAGGCGGCTCTCGCCGCGACGCAGATCCCGTGCACCCTGGACTACCAGAGCACCACGCAGAGCTTCAGCGCGAACCGCGAGGGACTGCCGTACGTCGAGACGACCGTGCCCATGCTCTGCGCCCGCGACACGGCCGGGCACCTGCTCGCGGTGCTGTTCGGATACGGCGCGCACCCCGTCGCCGGGGGCTGGCAGACCCTCGCCGACCCGGACTATCCCGGCGCCGCGTGCGCGTACATCGAAGCGCAGAAGCCCGGCGTGTTCGCCCAGTTCCTGCTCGGCGCGGCCGGCGACCAGGACCCCGTCGGCGCCCGCTCGTTCGCCCTCGTGTCGTCGCTCGGGCAGAGCCTCGGCGCCGCGGTCCTCACGGCGGCGGCGCACCCGGGCCGCTCGGTCACCGGTCCGATCGACACCGCGTATACCGACCTGACGGTGCCGCTGGACATCACCACCAGCCCGAGCAACCTCGCCGCGGTGCGCGCCGACTACGTGGCCCGCGAAGGCAACCTGGGCCTGCCGAGCTACTATCGGCGCCACGCCCAGGCGATGATCGCGCAGATCGACGCGAACAGCTTCGCGACCAGCGTGAACGTTCCCGTGCAGACCTGGACTTTGCAGGGCGCCCCGGCGCTGCGCCTCGCCCTGACCGGCGGGGAACTCGTCTCCGGATATGCCGTCTACCTGCGCGCCACCTACGGCGGTACCGCCGGGATCTGGGTGTGCGGCTACGCCAACGAGGACCCCGCGTACATCCCCAGCAACGAACTCCTCACCAGCGGCGGCGCGCTGCACTACGCGTGCGGCTGGGACACCGACTATCCGGGCATCGCCGGGGGCGCGATGACCGTGTACGGTCACCTCGGGCACTTCAAGATCCCACCCGCGGGCCCGTCCGTGGACGTCGAACAGCTCCTGTTGAACGCCCTCGCGGGGATGCTCTGATGGCGCTGGCAAGCCTCGCCGACCTCGACAAGCACAAGAGCGGCGGCTACCCGGCCGGCTACCCGGCGAACCTACGCACGCTCTACAGCCCCGTCGACCAGGTCCACGCGGCCCTCGTCGATCTCGTCACATCCGCGCGCCAGTCCCTGGTGTGCGCGATGTACGGGTTCGATGACGACGCGCTCACCGAGGCGATGCACGCGAAGCTCGACGACGCGGGCGTGTTCGTGCAGCTCACGCTCGACTCAAGCCAGGCGGCGGGCGTGCACGAGAAGGCGCTGCTGGCCAAGGCGGGATTCCCGGCGAACTCGGTGGCGACCGGCCGTAGCGAGAAGAACGCCATAATGCATCTCAAGGTGCTGATTATCGACGGGATCGACGTCGTGACCGGGTCCACGAACTGGTCCGACTCCGGCGAGGCCAGGCAGGACAACACCGTTGTCGTGATCCGCGACCCGTACGTAGCGGCCGAGGCGCGGGCGCGTGTCGACGCCATTCACCAGCACATGATCCAAGCCGCGGCGAAGGCCGCCGCCGCGCGGTGACGTCAAGGTGACCCACTGGCTCGCGCACGTCCTCGGCCTGGACGGCCCGAGCTACTGGTCGGGGTTTTGGTCCGGTTTCGGTTCGTGCCTCACGGAATTCTCGATCCCCGCCGCCGCGGTCGCGTTCTGGTACCACCACACCTGCCACGTGAACCACCCCCGGTTCTGCTGGCGACCCGGCACGCACCCCGTGGCCGGCACACCGTACAAAGCGTGCCGCAAACACCATCCAACGGTGCCCGCGAGGATCACAGCCGAGCACATCGCTGACGCTCACGAACAGGCCGGAGGTGGAGCGCAGTGACGGTGCTCGGCATCGACTACGCCTGGACCAAGCCCGACCCGGCCGCGATCGCCGCAGCCGGCTACACCTTCGCCTGCCGCTACCTCAGCCGCGACGCGACGAAGAATCTCACGCCCGCCGAGGCCCAGTCGCTCGCGGCGCACGGCATCTGGGTCGTCAGCAACTGGGAGTACGGCGCCCAGGACATGCTGCGCGGCTACGCGGGCGGCGTCGCCGACGCACAACTCGCGCTCGAGCAGGCCGCAGCCGCAGGCATGCCGTCCGGGCGCCCGATCTACTTCAGCGCCGACTGGGACGTCACCCCCGCCCAGGAAGCGGCAGTCCTGGCGTACCTGGCCGGCGCCGACAGCGTGCTCGGCTGGTCCCAGGCTGGCGAATATGGCGGCTACTACCCGCTCAAAACCGCGCTCGACGCCGGCGCCACCCAGTGGGCGTGGCAGACCCTCGCCTGGTCCGGCGGCCAGTGGGACGGGCGCGCCACCATCCGCCAGACCGGGTCCGCGACGATCGGCGGCGTGCAGGTCGACGTGAACCAGGCGATGGCCGCCGACTACGGGCAATGGATGCCCGGACGACTGCCCAATCCTGCGGTCGTCGCTGCGGCGTCGCGCGAGTGGAGGAACGAGATGCACATCGATCTGGAGCAGGGCGCCGCGCGAGTCGTCACACCCCCGGCCGCGGTACTCGGCGGCGGCTGCACGCTCACCCTGGCGAACGACTTCGGGACCGCGCAGGTGCGGGTCGCGATCTTCAGCTTCAGCGCCAAAGGCTGGAACAGCATCAAGACCTACACCGTCGCGTCCACCGACGGGGCGACCAGCATCCCGCTGACCGCGGACGCGAACAAGCTCTCCCTCGTCTTCGAGTCCGGCACCGGCGTCGTCGGCGCGGACCTCTACTAGGCAGCGCGCCCGGCTCCATCCTGCCCCGGCCCAGCGCAACGAGAAGGGCCGTCCCGTGGCCGACGAGATGACCCCCGGGGAGATCTCCCGCCGGTTCGACCGCATCGAGAGGGACCAGCGCGCCACCGACGACCGCATCACCGGGCTCGCCAAGGCGATGGTGCCCACCGAGCTGTGGGGGTCCGAGCACCGGGCGCTCGCGGACGACGTCAAGCACTTGGAAACCGACACCAGTGCGGCGTTCGCCCGGGTCGACAAGACCTCGCTCGAGCGGCGCGCGGCGCTGGTCGCGCGGGACGACGACCTCGCGAAGGCGATCGAGGCGCTACGGGCGGAATTCAAGGCCGAGGTCAAGGCGGTGCGCACCGAGCTCGAGCAGAAGGCGGCCAAGCGCACGGAGTGGTCCCGCCAACTGAAGATCACCGTGTTCACGGTGGTGGGCGCGGTGGTCGCGGCACTGCTCGGCGCGTGGGTGACGGCGCTACTCACGGCGAAAGGCATCCGTTGAGATGACGTTGTCGCGACGGGGACTGAGTACGGCCTGGGCGCTGGGCGGCCTCATCGCGGTCGTGGTCGTGGGGCTGATCGTGTTCCTGCTGCTTCAGGAGCGCGCCGCGGCGCAACAGATCGCGGCGCTGAAGGTCACGAACGACCAGTTCGCGTCGGCCCTGTTGACCACGGAACACCAGCTCACCTCGCACGGCATCACACCGTCGGCGCCACCGCCCGCGCAGATTATCGGACAGGCCGGACCCGCCGGGCCCCAAGGCCCCGGACCGTCGGACGCGCAGGTGCAGGCGGCGGTCGACGGGTATCTCGCGCAGCACCCGCCACAGCCAAGCGTCAGCACGGACGCGCTGACGACCGTGGTGGCCGCGTATCTCATCGAGCATCCGCCGTCGCCCGGTCCGCCACCGTCGGACGCGCAGGTCGCCACTGCGGTCGGCAACTACATGAGCGTTCACCCGGCCCCGAGCGGGCCGCCAGGTCCCCAAGGGAGTGCCGGGCCGAGCGGTGCGCCCGGCGTCGGCGAACAAGGGCCGGCTGGCCCCGCTGGGCCGCCAGGTCCGCAAGGCGCGCAAGGGCAACCCGGCCCGGCGTGCCCGAGCGGATACAGCCCCACCCCGGAGACGATCAACGGACGCCAGGCGCTCGTGTGCGAACAGCCCGCCGCGTCACCGTCACCAAGCCCCAGCGGCAGCGCGTCCCCGACAGCCGGGCCGATCGTCAGCGACACACCCACGGCGACACTCGCGCCGAGCAGCCCCACGCCCAGTCCCACGCCGCCCCCGGTCCTCACCCCGGACATCACCGCGACCGACGCGAGCACCCCCAGAAAAGCACCCCAGGGGCCGCCCGGCGGTCTGCTGCCGCTGATCCTCGGGAACATCTGGCTGCCCCGCCGCAACGCCTGACACGTCTACGCGCCCCGCTTGGCCCACACGGGCCGGGCGGGGCGCCCTTTTTCGCGTTCCGGAACGCCCCGCCGCGCCTTGATCGCGGGTGCTGTACCGTACATCACGGGGCCGCACAGACCTCGACAAACGTCGATAGACTTCGAAAGCAGAAGCTCCACCCACCTGCTGACCTGCACAGGGATCGGGGTTCAACTCCCCCCTCGCGCACCACAGGTTGATAGGTTCCACCAGGGGAAACGGCACCAATCCAAGCGAGGGCCGATTCTCTACAGCACGTCCTACATCACGAGTGGGTAAAACGGGGTTCTTTCGCCCGGTTCGCGCGGGCATGATGACGGCCATGGCGAGCCTGAAACCGCGCACCCTGGCCGACGGCGGCACCGTGTGGGACGTGAAGTTCCGTCTCGGCGGCGTCCGCACCGGCGGGCAGAAGACCGAGACGTTCAACCCCGCGAAGGGGCCGCAGCGCACCGAGAAGCACGCGAAAGCGTTCAAGGCGGCGCTTGAGGCGAACGGGCATCAGTGGCCTGCGAACTACGTGCCCGGGGTGGGGTATGTCGATGCGGCGCTGCTGGAGCGACGCCGCGCGGAGTTGGCCAAGGCTCAGGCCCGGCCGCCGCTGCCCTTCGCCGAGTTCGCCAGTCGGTGGCTGGACGGCGTCGCCTCCGGTTTGGAGTCGGGCACCGCGGGCCGCTACCGCCGCATCCTGGACAACCATCTGATCCCCGCGTTCGGCGAGATGGACGTGCGCGACCCGGAAAGCATCAGCCCGCAGAGTCTCGGCGCGTGGATCGCCGGATTGCGCGCGGGCATCACGGACCCCGACGCGGACGAGTCGCCGTCAGGTGAGCCGGTGTGGCTGCGCGAACCGCTGTCGCCCAAGACGATCCGCAACCTGCACGGCCTCATGTACTCGATCATGCAGACGGCGGTGGACCGCGAAGCACCGCTGCGCACCCGCAACCCCTGCGCCGAATCCTCCAAACACCTGCCCTCATTGGAGGACGGGGAGGGCGACGAGGAGATGGTGTTCCTCTCCCCCGAGGAGGTCGGGCTGCTGCTCGGCCAGTTCACCGACCCCGACGCCCGCGACTTCGCGCAGTGGCTGGTCGGCACCGGGCTGCGGTTCAACGAGGGCGCCGCTCTGCAGGTGCGCGACTTCGAGGTGATGGCGCGCCGGCCGGCGTTCCGGGTGTGGCGGGCGTGGAAGCAGCACGCCGACGGGTCCTGGTATCTCGGCGCGCCAAAGACGAAGGCGGCGCTGCGGCGGGTCGGGCTCAACGGCGACCAGGTGGACATGGCGCTGCCCTATCTTGCAGGCAAGGGCAAGAAGGATCTCGTGTTCACCGGTCCGAACGGGGGCCGCTGGACGCACTCCACCTTCTACACCCGCCGTTGGCGCCCGGCCTTATATAGGTCGGCGCGGTGCGGTTCGTGCCGGGGCGCCGACCATGCGGCGGGGATCGGACGGCGGGGGCTGAGCGTGCTGACGGCGCAGCAGATCGTGTGGTGCGGGCACCCGGGGATGCTCGAGCAGATCCCGCGCGTGCACGACCTGCGCCACACCCATGTGGCGCTGCTGATCGCGTCGGGGGCGCCGCTGCTCGCGATCTCCCGGCGGCTGGGCCACAAGTCGATCCAGATCACGCAGGACCGGTACGGGCACCTGCTGCCCGAGGTCGACGACGACCTGGTCGCGGGCCTGGGCGCGCTGATGGCGCGGATCGGGAACGCGGACACGCCGGCCGTGACACCGATCGCGGGGTGACGTGGTACGGATCCTGCGGGTCAGGCGCCGCGGCGCCCTGGTCGTAGGCGGCCCTCGACCAGGTGCAGGGGGACGGGTCGCCGGCCGCGGCCCTGCTCGTGCTCGGGGCGCCCCTCGGCGATGTCCAGCAGCATCGACCCCATGTCACGCAGCTCGTCGTTGCTGTGCGCGTCGAGCCACGCGATTCCCGTGCCTGCGCTCGGCTTACGCCGCGCGGCGCGGTACGACCGGGCCGCGACAGCGCCCCCGGCGAGGACCGCGCACAGGGCCACGGCCAGCGTGGCCCCGCTCGGCGTGTTGACGCTCAGACCGGATGGAGCATTGATCACGCGCTCATCCTCTCGTGTCCACTTCTCCCCTGGCGGCCTGAAGCCGTGACCCGTACCCACACCACAGAGTAGGCGTGTGTGTGCGGTTGGGAACCATGTTCACTCGATTCAGCGACGTTACGCGTGTGCCGCGTTTTACGACGCAGCGTGGCCGTTGCCGTCGCGCTCCCGTTCTGCGCGGATGCGCGCGCCGTCGCGCGCCCACTGCATGTACTGGGCGATGCGCGCGACGAGGGCGTCCTCCTCGCGGCGCACGTAGTCCTCGGCTTCGCGGCGCGCGTCGTCGGGCAGCTCGCTGGTGCGTACGAGGGTCAGGTGCCTCGGTTCGGCCAGCACGTCGGCGATCACGTCGTGGCCGGCGGCGCGCAGCGCTTCGACGGGGTCGCGGTCCAGGACGCGGGCGACGGTGATGACGTCCTCGGCGCTCGCGGTCCGCTCGGCTTCCCACCATGCGTGGACGGTCTTCGCGCCGAAGATCGCGGCCAGGGCGGCGCGCGCGTCGGCTTCCCGTGTCCCGGGGTGTCCGGCGGCTGCTTTCAGCCATGCGGACCAGGCGGCGCGCGGTCCGCTCGTCGCGGCGCCGGGTGGGGGCGCCTCCCGGTAGCCGGCGGCGGTCAGTGCCTCCTCGGGATCCGCGTCGAGCGCGGTTGCGGCTATGCGGACCAGGCGCACGCTGGGGGCTTCGGCCAGTGCGCCGCTCAGCCATCGCGAGACGGTGTTGTCTCTGATCTGGCGGTCGGAGGCGCGTACGAGGTCCACGTTGCGGTAGTCGGGTCCGAAGCGGCGGCGCATGGCGCCGCGCAGCCACGCGGCCCAGCGGGCTGCGGTGTCGGACGGCGGGGGGGTGGCGGAGGTGGTCTTCCGGGGCATCGGGTCGCCTCGCGTCGTCGGAGTCTCTCTCGTGCACAAGACCTCGGGTTTTTCTCGTACACGGGAATCGTAGCGGGCGCGCGCACGCCTCGCGCACTGGTCGCACCACGAACGTAAGCGCCAGGAGCGCGCAAGGCCATAGGGCGGCGACATCTCAGTGCCCTGTGCGCCGTCGCCGCCGTGCAGGGGCTGTGGCCGAACCGTTACACGCGGCATCCCCATTTCCTTCCGCGCAGGGAAGAAGAAGAGTAGTCTCTCTCGTGTGAGAGAATCCCGTGAGCGAGAAGCGTCACCGGGTCCCGCACGCCGGGCGTGCATGGTGATCGACCCCGAGAGCATCGCCTGGATCAGCAAGGGCGACCCCGCCTGGTGGTATCCCGCGACCGCGACCGGGCCCGCGCGCCCGAACGTGGGCCGTATCGCCGCCGACACCGGCATCCCCCTGAAAACCCTCTATCCGGCGCTGAGCGGACGCCCGCCCGAGAACGAGACCCTGACCGCTCTGGCCCTGTACGCCGCCGGCCGCCGCCGCATAACGGTCGAGTCGGCGTTTGCGCGGATCGTGAAGGTGCGCCTGCCGGCCGAGGGGCTGGTGGCGGCGTGAGCGCGGAACTGGGCCGCACCTACGACGTGCAGGAGTTGGCCACTTTGCTGGGCCGCTCCACCGCGTTCGTCTACGCGCACTGCAAGACCCGCGACCCGGAGCAGTACTGGGAGCACCTGCGGGTCGGCGCAGGGATCCGGGCGGCGATCCGGTTCACCGCCGCGCAGGTCGACGCGGTGCTCGCCAAGTGCCTCAACGCCGGTCCCGCGCCCGAGTCCGCGCAGGTCGACGACGCGGACCTCGAGCGGGGCCTGCGCCGCCTGCTCGCCTCCTAAACGAAGTACCGCTCCTAGCCCGGGTCGCGTCCGGGCCGGAGCGGTCGAACAACCACCAAGTCCAGCCAACGAAGGGGAGTGTGGTGGCGTTGCCATTCACAGTAACTGGCAATCAGGCCTCGCACAAAGACACCAACGGCGCCCAGCCGGGCCGCCGCCTGTTCGGGCTGCTCGGCCCCCGCGCGGCTGACGTGACCGCGCCGAACCGCCGAACCGCCGCCGGAGAGCACGACTTCCCGAACCCGACTGCGGACACGCTCATCTTCCCGCCGGTCCAGCACGCCACGAACCGCCCCGGCGATGTGCGGGACGACGCCCACCACAGCCCGGACACCGACCCCACCGTGGTCGCCCACAACATGCTCGCGGTCCTCGCCGACTGCCTGCGCCACAACTGGTCCGCGACACGGTTGAGCGACGCGCTGCGGGTCCACCACGCGGAGTTGGACAAGCGCTCCGGATACGAGTTGCTCGCCGCGGAGAAGGCGCAGACGCGCGGGGAGCGCAATGCCGAGGGCGCGCAGGCGCTGGGTCGCGGGCTGGCGGGCGCGGTCGAGGCCGGGGTGCTGGACCTGGACGACGAAGCGGCGACGAAGGCTGCGGTCGAGCGGATCGGGCGCACGATCGCCGCGCGGGCGGTGCACGCGCACGAACCGGCCGCGGAGACGGGCCTGATCCCAGTGATCCGCGACGACGCGCCCCGCCCGGCCGAGGCCGAACTGACGGAGACGGGTCGCACCCCGGGCCTCGTGACGTACACGGTGACGGCGAACGGCTCCCCCGTGCACACCGACGGCACCGCTCCGCCGGTCCCGGACGAGGACCCGGGTGACCGCAGCCTGGCGAACCTGCCGCACCGGGTCCCGGGCGCGACGATCCGCGACGCCGAGGCCACGCAGGTCATGCCCGCCGTGGACGACGCGCAGGGCGGTGAGCCCCGGTGACGGCACTGACCGAGCACGCCGTGCCGACCCTCGTCGCACCCGCCTCCTTCGCTGCCGAGATGGACACCGACCTGGACGAGCCGGTGCACGGCGACCTGGTGTCGCTCACCCTCGACGCGGTGCGCGCGGGCGACTACGTCCTGGTCGCGAACGAGTCGGCGGGTGACCGCTGGTTCCAGGTCGCGGAGGTCGGCTACCGCTGGGTGCGCCCGGTCGGGCTTGCGCCGATCGAGGGCGAGCAGGTGTGGGCGTGGACGAAGGCCGACATGGAGGCGCACTGGTTGCGCGTCACCTCGGGCGGGAGCGCCGCATGAGCGCCCTGACTGCCGACCAGATCCGCGCTGTGCTGGGTCTCGCGCTCGCGCACTGCCCCGAGGACTTGGACGAGGTGTTGCGGCTGCACCGCGACGCCGTGGGTTCGCTCGACGGGTTGTCGTCCGCGCAGTTGTCCGGGCCGGATTCGGTGCCGGCGTCGGTGGATGTGGCGTTCGAGCGGTTCCAGGAGGCGTTCGACTCGCTCGCCGCGGACATCGCGGACTACGCCGCTGTGGCGCCCGAGACGCTGGCGGTGGCCCGGTGACCACGCCGAAGCAGGCCCGCGAGACCGACAGCGGACGCTACTACGCCGACCCCAACCCGGCGTTCGACGGCGCGCTCTACCCATCCGTCACCAACATCCTCGGCACCGCCATCAACAAGCCCGTGCTCGTGCCCTGGTCCGCGAAGATCACCGCCGAGTACGCGATGGACAACCTGCCGCGACTGGTCAAGGCCAGCCGCGACCCCAAGACCCGCGACGAGATGCTCAAAGAGGTCAAGGCGCAGGTCCGGTTCGCCCGCGAGGACGCCGCCGACCTCGGCTCCCGCGTTCACGCCTCCGCCGACGCACACAACCTCGGCCTGCCCATGGACCCGGACCCGGACGTGGCCAGGTTCACCCGCCAGTACCTGGCGTGGCTCGCCGAGTGGGGCGTCGACATCGCCCGGGACGTCGAAGCGTCCGAGGCGTCGGTCGTGCACCGCGACGCCGGATACGCGGGCACATTTGATCTTCTGGTGTGGCTGCGCTCGGGCCTCAAGCGGGAGCGCGAGCTGTGGCTGATCGACTTCAAGACGTCCAGTACCCGCGGCGCCGAGTCGGTTTACGAGGACCACGTCCTGCAGCTCGCGGCGCTGCGCTTCGCCAAGACCGTGTGGCTGCGCAGCGGACTCGAGGAGCCGATGCCGGCGGCGCACCGCACCGCCGTGCTGAACCTGCGCAAGACCACCTACGCGCTGATGGAGGTGCCCGCCGACCGGGCCGCGTTCGGCGCGTTCCAGGGCGCTCTCTCGCTCACCAAGTACCTGCACGCACTCGACCTCAAGACCGCCGCGGCCCGGGTCTCCCCCGGCGGCGCGGTCGCCCCCGTGAAGGCACTGCCGTCCGCGCCGGTGCTGACCCATCGATCCCGGAAGGAAGCGGCCTGACCATGGGCAACCGCATCAGCACCCTGCAGAGGCAGGCCCGTGAACTGGGCCGACTGCGCACGGGCATTTTCAACGGCAAGTACCCGCAGCGTTCCCGCACGTGGATCCTGACCAGTCCCGCCGAGCACCAGGTGCAGGCCGCCGCGGCGCTGTGGGGCGGCAAGGCGGAGAAGTGGCAGCCGCAGGGCAACGGCGCACCCCAGTTCCGGGTCATCACCGACGCGGACGCCATCGAGGCGATCATGCCGCCGGGGGATCCGCTGTCGCAGGACTACGAGTCCTGGTCCAAGGGCGGGGCGCAGCGGCGCTGCGACGGCATGACCGAGTCGCTGTCGGACTCGCCGTGCCTGTGCCGGGCGACGTGGGGCGACTCGTTCCACCTGACGGCGCCGAAGGACGCCGCCTGCAAGATCACCACCCGGTTGAATGTGATCCTGCCGCAGATGCCCGACATGGGCGTATTCCGGGTCGAGTCGCACAGCTTCTACGCCGCGAACGAGATCGCCGCCGCCGTGGACATGATCCGCGCCGCGGTGGGGGCGAACCGGCTGGTGCCGGTGAACCTGCGCATCGAGCCGCGCACCCGGGTCTCCAATGGCGAGACGAAGAAGTTCCCCGTCATCATCGTGGAGCTGCGCGGCGCGACCGCGGGCGAGATCCTCGCCGCGACGATGAACGGCTCCGGGGAGCTCGGCGGGGAACGGGCCGCGATCGGCGGGGCGAAGCCAGGCATCGAGGGCAGCACCGCCCGTGCGGCGATCGGTCCGGCGCGGCCGGATTACAAGGCGCTCGCGAACGACGCGACGACCGCTGACGAGGTCACTGCGATCTGGAACCAGGCGCTGGCCGCCGAGCACCTGGACGACGAGTTGAAGGCGTACCTCGCGCCGATCGGCAAAGCGCTGCGCGAATCCGCGCAGAGCGAAGCCGCGGAGAGGGCGGCCGCCGAGACGTGCCCGTGCGGGTGGCCGGCGGATTCCGAGCAGCACGAGGAGGGCTGCCCGAACACCCCCGACACGGCTGACGCGCACGACGCGGACGACGAGACCGCTGACGGCGAGTTGCCCGACGACGACGAGATGGACCGGCTCTGGGCGCTGGTTATGGAGAACGTCCCGGACGACTGGGACGCCAAGCGGGTCGAGGTTGAGTTCGCCAAGCGCAACGGCGGCGTGAAGTCCAATGCCGCGACCGAGGCCCAGATGGGCGCGTTCCTGCAGTGGCTGCAGAACGGCGGTGCCCAGTGAACGGCACGCCTTGGTTCGCGTCGCCCATGTTGGGCTGGGACTGCGAGACCACCGGGGTCCGTACCGATACCGACCAGATCGTCACCTCGGCACTGGTGAAGATCGGGCCCGGCGGCGCGCAGACGCAGCAGTTCGTCATCGACCCGGGCGTGGAGGTGCCCGAGGCGGCGGCCCGGATCCACGGGTGGACGACCGAGCGGGTACGCGCGGAGGGCGGCAAGCCGGCCGAGTTGCTGGACGTCATCGCCGCGGACCTGGCTTTGGCGATGCGCCACGGGACGCCCGTTGTGGCGATGAATTGCGTCTTCGATTTCTCGATGTTGACGTGGGAGTTGCGCCGCCACGGGCTGCCGTCGCTTGAGGAGCGCATCGGCGGCCCGATCCGCCCGGTGATCGACGTGTACGTCCTGGACAAGCACGTCAGCTACCGCAAGGGCAGCCGCAAGCTCGTCGACATGGCCGCGTTCTACGGCGTGGACCTGGGCGAGGGGGCGCACGACGCGGCAGCGGACACCCTGGCTACGGCCCGGATCGCGTACAAGATCGGGGTGCGGCACGAGTCGGTCGGGGCACTGAGCGTCGAGGAGTTGCACGACGCGCAGGTCACGTGGGCGCGCGAGCAGCAGGTCGGCTTGCAGGCCCATTTCGACCGTCAGCGCCGCGCCACCGAGGAGCGGCGCATCGTGCCGCTCGGCTGGCCGCTGTACGACGCGTGCATGGCGGGGGTGTCGTCGTGAAGATCCTGGTCATCGCCGCCGTCGTGTTCCTGGTCTCGCTGGTGTTCGCGGTCGCTCTTGGGCGTGCGTCGAAGCGCGCGGACAAGGTGACGCAGCAGTACTTCACCGAGTCCTCCGGCCCGGACGGGGGCGACTCGTGAACCCGATCCTCTGGCTGGCCGATCCGCAGCATGCTGCCGCGGCATTCTGGGTGCTGGCCGCCGTCGGCGTCCGGTTCCTGGCGGACCTGGTCCGGCTCGCGCTTCTGCTGCGGCGCGGCGCCGGCGTCGTAGGTCGTGTGGCCGGTCCGTGGCTGCGGTCCGCGGCCTGGTCGTATCTGTCCCGGAGCCGCGACGTGGAGCCGGTGCACTGCTGCCACCAGACGGCGCAGCACCTGGACGCGGACCTGCCTACGGCGCCCGAGTCGCTGCTACTCGACCTGGCGCCGGACGAGGTGGGCGACGACCTGTCGTTCGACCCCGAGCCGGGCCCGGTGACGGTGTCCGAGACGTTCGGTCCGGCGTCGTTCGGCTGGTTCGACTGCTCACCGCTGCCGCATCGCGTGGCGCCGCTGCGTCCGGCGGAGGTCGCGCAGGACATCGAGCAGGTACTCACGCTCGCGAACCGGTTCACGCGTGATGCGGCTGCGGCCGCGGACGGGGGCGTGGAGCCGTGACCTGGGTCCTGTTGCTGATCGGTGTTGTCGCGGCGCCCTGGTACCGCACCCGCCGCGAGCGCCGTCATCTGCGGGTGCTGCGTCGGCTCGGCACGATGCCGCGGCGTCCCCGTCCGCCGGTTCGGCCGCGGACCGATGAGGGTTCGGTGCGCCGATGGTGACCGCGCCTTCGTAACAAAGACCCCGGTTCAGGCGGCGCCCCCTCGACGTCTGAACCGGTCCGCCGCGCCTGCACGCGCGGCACCCGGGTCCGTCCCGTCGGCATCCAGTCGGCGGACGGACCCGGCGAGGGGGCTCCCGATCAACCTTCCATCCCTTAACGAGGGGGACACATGTCCGACAACACCGCCATCGAGTGGACGGATGCCACGTGGTCACCGTCAACTGGTTGCGACCGCACCAGCCCCGGCTGTGATCACTGCTACGCCCTGACCCTGGCCAAGCGCCTGAGAGCGATGGGCTCGGCGAAGTACCAGACCGACGGCGACCCGCGCACCTCCGGCCCCGGGTTCGGCGTCGCGATGCACGCCGACTCGCTGAGCCTGCCGATGGCGTGGCGCAAGTCCCGCAAGATCTTCGTGAACAGCATGTCCGACCTCTTCCACGCGAAGATCACGGACGAGTTCATCGCCCAGGTCTTCGCGGTGATGGCCGCCAGCCCCCAGCACGTTTTCCAGATCCTGACCAAGCGGCACGCCCGGATGCGCTCCCTGCTCAGCTCCCCCGCGTTCGGCGACATGGTGTGGCGCGCGTTCGTCGACCTCGACCACCCCGGCAAGGACTGGGAGACCGCCGAGCGGCTGCTAGGCGATAGGGCCACGCCCCGGCCGATGCCCCCGATTCCCTGGGTGCACCTCGGGGTGAGCGTCGAGGATCAGCACTGGGCTGGCATCCGCATCCCGGCGCTGCTCGCCACCCCGGCCGCGGTGCGCTGGATCAGCGCGGAGCCGCTGCTCGGCCCGATCGACCTGTCCGCGTGGATGCCGCCGATCAGCCCGATGGATCCCGAGAAGGCTCCACGCACCTGGGCGGACTGGGCGTGGCCGGGCTGGGTGCCCGCCGAGGTCCGCGCCAGCGTCGAGGGCTTCTGGAGTGAGAGCTTCGGCCGCGGGCCGCAGGCCTGGATGCGGAGCATGCACGAGCAGGGCGCGCCGGCCTTCGGCTCCATCGTCACGATGGACGACGGGTTCGGGCGAAACGCTCCGCAGGTCACCGGCCGGTACGTCCACGCATGGAACAACATCGGGCGGCTCGCAATGGACGACGACTCGTTCAAGTACACCTCGTTCGGGCCGCGCGAGCGGGGGCAGCAGCGCGGCATCAAGTGGGTCGTTGCGGGTGGAGAGTCGGGCCCTGGCGCACGGCCGATGGACATCGAGTGGGCCCGGTCGCTGGTTGCGCAATGCCAGCAGGCGCATGTCCCGGTGCACGTGAAGCAACTCGGGGCGATCTGGGCCCGGGCTAATGGCGCGCGCGACCGCAAGGGCGGCACGCCCGACGAGTGGCCGACCGACCTCGTGGTGCGTCAGTTTCCGCACGCCATCCCCGCACAGGGCCGCCGCCCGCTTGAGGCGGTGAACTCCGGTGCCTGACGCAACGACGCTCGCCTACCTCGCCGGAGTCATTGACAGCGACGGGTTCATCACCATCAACCGCTCCGAGAGGAGCGGCAAGGCGTACTTCGGCGCAGTGATCGGCATCTCCGGGACGCGGACGCAACCGCATGAACTGGCCGCGTCCCTGTGGGGCGGGAAGGTGTACCGCCACGAGCCGAAGAACCCGCGCCACCGCAGCCAGTACCAATGGTCCCGGCAAGGTGACGCAGCTGTGGTTCCGATCCTGGCCGTACAGCCGTACCTGCTGATCAAGAAGGAGCAGGCGCGGATCGCCCTTGAGGCGCAGGAATACGTCGTCTGCGGTCGAGGAGATAACGCGTATCCGTGGATGCTACCCGACCACGACCCCGGGCCGGTTCTCTCTGGACTGAGGGACGAGATGGTCTACGTGCTCAACCAGGGGCGCCGCATCGTTGGACGGGAGCTGGACGGCTGCGAGCACAACGGTTACCCGCGCGTGCCCGAGGCGGTGGCGGCGCGATGACCTTCCAGCCGACCGAGGCGTACATCGCCACCTGCAACGGCACCGGGTGCGGCGCCCAGTACAAGGACCCGGACTCCGAGTGCGTGGTGTTCTTCACCGCGTACGGACGCGCGAAGTCGGTCGCCGAAGGCTCCCAGTCGGAGCCGAGCGGCAACTCGCCGCAGACCGATGAGGGCAACGAGCAGGGCGAGTGGCTGTTCTGCGGTGAGTTGCACTGGTGCCCGGACTGTCGCAGCGCCGTCGAGCAGCCGCGCCTCGACCGCGAAGCCGAAGCCAAGAAGACGGCCGAGGCTCAGGCGTCGATGACGCCGCTGCCGGGTCTCGGCCCGGACCTGGACGCCCTCGCCGCGGTGGTCGTGTTGGAGGCGACGCTCGTCGCGCACACGGTCACGCTCGAGCGCGGCCAGCACGTGGACGTGAAGCACCCGGCTGCGTGCGACAAGCTTCCGTACGGGGAGCGGTGCCTGTTCGACGTTGCCCGCTACATCGGGATGGAGTCGCCACCTTCGGACTTCGGGGTCTTCACTGCCACCCCGTATGTGCTGCACGACCACGGCGACGACGAGTGCCTGTTGCGCGACTGCCCGGTGTTGATCTCGTGGAAGCGCGCCGACGCGGAGGTGTCGGCATGAAAGCCCTTACGGTTCGCCACCCGTGGGCGCAGTGCATCGCCTCCGGCCGTAAAACCATTGAGAACAGAACCCGTCAGGTCAGCTACCGGGGCCCGCTCGCGATCCACACCAGCGCGCGCGGCTTCGACGAGATGGCGCTGCTCAACCCGATCGTCCTCGAAGCACTCATGGATGTGCGCGGCGCATCGTGGCACCACGGCCGGATCATCGCCGTCGCGACCCTGGCCGACTGCCATCGCTGTGACGGCGCCTGCTCACCGTGGGCCGAGGCCGGGGCGTGGCATCTCGAGTTGGCCGACATCCGGGCGCTGAGCCACGGGGTCACGGCGAAGGGGCAGCTCGGGCTGTGGACGCCCGACGAGGCCACCACGCGCCGGATCGCCGCGCAGTTGGAGGCGGACCGGTGACCGCCGCTTCTCGCCGCCGCCTGGCCGCGCTCCCGGATCCCGACCTGCTCGGCGAACTCGCCGACACGCTCACCGACGCCGAACCGGTGCCCGCGCACCTGGTGGACGCGAGCCGGCGCGGTGTCGCGCAAGGCCTCGCGCAGGCCGCGGTGCGCGTGGACTCCTGCGCGGACCTGGCGTCGCTGGCCGACTCCCAAGCCCTCGCAGCCGGTGCCCCACGCCCGGCTGCGAGCCCCACCCCTCCCCCTGCGTGCGTTGGCGACAGCACCCGAGTGCGGCCGAAGAAGACCGTGCAGGGGGAGCCCGGAACCTTCACGATCGAGATCCCGGCGCGCACGAAGCTGCTCAACCTCAACGACCGGCCCAACCACTACGCGCGCGCCCGGACCGTGAAGAACCTGCGCACGATCGCGCACCAGCTCGCCGTGATCCGGCGCCTCCCCCACCTGGAGCGCGTGAGCATCACCGGGTTCGTGCACCCGCCGGACAACCGCGACCGCGACCCCCACAACTGGTCACCAACCTTGAAAGCGGCGACCGACGGCATCGTGGACGCGGGCGTGATCACCGACGATTCGTCGCAGTACCTGATCCGCACCGAGATGCTCCTCGGCGCCAAGACCCGGTTCCTCACCTTCTCCCTGCTCATCCGGGAGGAGACGTGACCACCTCGCGTCCCCTCCCGCCGCACGGCACCACGGCCCGCGCGAAGGGCCGGCCCGCGTCCGGGCTCCGCGGCTGCTCCTGCCCGACATGCCGGGCGGCGCGCAACCGGTACAACAAGCAGCGCCGATACCTCAACGCCACCGGCCGGCCCGCGCGCGTCGCCGCCGGACCCGTCGCGGACCACATCCGCGGGCTGCTGGACGCCGGCATGGCGTGGCACGACCTCGCGGCCGGGTCCGGGTGCTCCACGGCGACGCTCTCGGCGCTGCTGCGCGGCCAGCGCACGATGCGCCGGGTCGTCGCCCGGCGTGTGCTCGCGGTGCGTTTCGCCCCGTCTGCGGCGCACATGGTGGACGCGGTCGGCTCGGTGCGGCGGGTGCGTGCGCTGTATGCGGCGGGCCACATGCAGAAGGCGATCGCGCGGGACTCGGGACTGAACAGGTCGACGGTCGCGGACCTGCTGGGCGGGCGGCTGGAGACGGTCAGCGTGGCGACCGCGCGGGCCGTGCGGGAGGCGTTCGAGCGGCTGGAGATGCGCGGCGCGCCGGAGGGTGTGGGTGCGGTGCGGGCGCGCAACCGGGGTGCGCGGGAGGGGTGGGCGTGGCCGTTGGCGTGGGGCGAGGACATGGACGACCCGCACGCGCGGCCCCTGGTCGACGCGCCGACTGAGCGCACGCCGCGCCCTTTGGTGGTGGCGGAGGACGCGGAGTTCGTGCGCCGCACCACGGGTGTGACGAACCCGGATCTGATCGCGGCCCGGCTGCGGATCACCCGCGAGACGTTGGACCGCAACCTGGAGCGGGCGAAGGCGCTGCGGGCGCAGGAGTCGGTGGCCGCGTGACCGACGACCTGATCACCAACCGCGCCGACGACCTCGTGGAGCGTCGCAGCGCGGTGTTCGACCCGTCGCGCACGTACCGGTACCTGCTGACGCGCGAGTGGGGCGACGGGCCGGTCATGACGTTCGTGATGCTCAACCCCTCGACCGCCGACGCCATGGTTGACGACCCCACAATCCGCCGGTGCGCCGGGTTCGCGAAACGCGAGGCCTGCACCGGCATCGCCGTGGTCAACCTGTTCGCGCTCCGCGCCACGGACCCGAAATCGCTCTACAGCCACCCGGACCCGGTTGGCCCGGACAACGCCGGTTTCCTGCTGCGCGCGCTGGTCGCGGACGGCGGCCCGGTGGTCGCCGCGTGGGGTTTGCACGGCGCGTTCCATGGCCGCGGTCTCGAGGTCGCGCGGCTGCTCGCCCCGGCCGGGATGGGGTGCCTAGGGGTGACGAAGGCCGGTCACCCGAAGCATCCGCTGTACGTGCGCGGTGACACCCCGCTGGTTCCGTACGTGCCCCGAATACCCGTAGCGGCATAACCCGCACTACTTCCCACCAATCACCTTCCACAGGCAAAGAGCAACCGTGACGATCGCCACCGAAGAACTCCCCACCGGCAACGACACCGCCGCCCCCGTGCTCATGCCGGACACGGAGAAGCAGCTACACGCGCTGATCAAGGTTGGCCAGCGCATCACCGAGCAGCGGGACGCGGCCTGGGGTGCGTGCCGTCTCGCGCTGCTCGCGCTCGCCGCCGCGCACGCCCGGCTCAAGGTGTTCCGCCGCGAACTGAGGCTCGCCGTCGCCATGTCCGCAGCGCTCGCGGCGGATGTCGTGTGCGCCGAGACGCGCCTGGCCGAGGAGCGGGTGCGCGCCGACAAGGCCGAGGCGCTCGGGGCGCGCTGCAAACCGAGTTGGACCGGTCCCAGGCCCGGGTGCGGGAGCTGGATGCGCTGCTCGCTGCGGTCGAGGCGACGACGCTCACCCTGCCGGCGGCGCAGGAGGCCCCGACCGTCCGGCCGACCCTGCCGCTGCCCGTAGAGCGCCGGGGTCGGCGCAAGAGGCGGCACTGACCGCCGAGCCCGTCGAGGACCACGCCATCACCGCCACCCGGAAGGAACCGAGATGACGACCATCACCGAGAACGGCCACACCACGAGCCCCGAACTGAAGAGCGCCGCCTGGGCCACGTTGCGCCGGCAGGCCGGGCGGCTGATCGAAGCCGGAGTCGGGATCGAGGAGACGGCCCGCAAGACCGGCCTGGCTGTCGCCGAGGTCACCGAACTCGCGGCCACCCACGCGACGCTCGACGGCGCACCCGAGCGGCCGGATGTCGCGACCGCTTCGGCGCCTCCCGTGCCGGCGGTCGACCGGGCCGCGATCGAGGTGCTGCTCGCCCGCGCCGACAGGTCCGAGGATAGGCGCATCCGCACGGTAGCGGCCCGCATCCGGCACGACGCGGACCTGCTGGGCAAGCTGCTGGACAACACCCGCGAGAAGGTGACGCTGCGTCGACGGGCCGAGAAGCTGCGGGCGCAACTCGCCGAGGTCGAGGCGGCACTCGGGGCGGTCGACACCGTCGCCGCAGTACCGGCCCCGCGAGCCTCGGCGCGGCCCCCGGTGGACGCCCTCGCGTACGACGAGACGGCGCGTTCGTGGCTGCGGTCGCACGGCTACCCCGTGGCGGTGAACGGGCGCCTGAAGAACGCGCACCTTGAGGCGTTCCGCGCGGCACACCCGGAGGCCGCGGCGTGACGCGTGTTGTCGCGGACATGACGGTGCTCGAGCTGCGCGCCGAGGTGATGTGGCTGCGGCGGCGCGAACGCGAGTTGGAGGCGCGGCTCGCGGTACTCCAGCGCGTGAACGAGACCGCGGGCAGGAAGTTCGCGCCGCTCGCCGTCGAGACGATCGTCGCCCACATCGACGCGGCGCTGCCCGCCGGTCCCGAGTCCATCCCGCGCTGCGCGTGCAGCGGCGATCTCGCGCCGCAGGCCCCGCTCGGCGGCCGGCCGGCCGAGGAGCCCAAGGCCGAGGACGCGCCGCCGCCGGTGGGCTGGTGGCGGGGCCTGAGGTGGCGTCGATGAGGCGCGCGGTCCTGCGTATCGCGCTGTGGCTGCTGCTCGCCGCCGGCGCGACCGCGGTGATGTTGGGCACGACGCTGCACCGCGCCGCGTGGTGGGAGGCGGGCGCCGTCGCGATCTTCCTCGGTGTGCTCGGTCTGCCGTCCGGCCCCCGCGATGACGACGACGACTCGACCCCGGAGGAACGATGACCGCCCCCGTCCTGCGCGCCCGTGACCGCCGAACCCTCGGCCCGGACGCCGTCAAAACCCGCGAGGTACTGCTTGACGCGCTCGCCGGGCACCTCGCGGTCACGCCGTGGCACCTGGCGGCGGTCCAGCGCGTGACCGCGCGCTGCGGGATGAGTGCGGGCACTTTCTACCAGTACTTCCGTGATCTCGTCGAAGCGGTCGAGGCGCTGGAGAAGGAGTTGCGGGGCCGGGGCGAGGAACCGGGCGAGCATCTTCGGCTGATCCTCGACCTGCTCGCGTACAAGCGCGCCGGGCTCGCCGTGAAGGCGGCGGCTTCGGATGACTGAACCTGGCGCCTACCTGCCGCCGGGCCGTTCACTGGAGTGGGTGCGGCCCGTTCCCGGCGGGATCGAGTTCCTGTGCGACTGCGCCACGATCACCGTGCTCGAGGTGGAGGCCGATCCCGGCGCGAAGACGCAGGAAATCGCGGTCACCTGCGACGGGTGCCTGACCGCGCACTGGTTCACCGTCATCCCACCCCCGCCGGCCGGGGGTTGCGACCATGCCTGAAACGCGCATGGTCTCGCTCAAAGGCCGTATCCACGAGTTCGGGCCGCGCCTCGACCTGCCCGCCGCCGCAGACGTGGTGTACGTGGGCCGCCGCTGCACCATGGGCGGCTGGCGGTTGGCGTGCTCGCCGTACGCGAACAAGTTCACCGCCCAGGAGTACGGCGGCGCGCTGGCCGCGGTCGAGGAGTATCTCGGGTTCCTGCGTAAGGAGCCGGGCCTGGTGCGCCGGGCACGGATGGAACTGCCGGGCAAACGGCTCGGCTGCTTCTGCCGGGAGACGCAGGATCCGCGGGTGTGCCATGCCGCGCTTTGGGCGCGCATCGTGGGCGCGGATCTCGCCGACCTGCCGCGCCTGCTCGGTCTGACGCCCGGACGCCCCACCCTGACGCGGTTCGCCCCAGCCGGGGGTGCGCGGTGACCACCCGATGCGAGATCACCGAGCTGCCCGCCGACATGTGTGCGCACTGCTCCGACGCCGCCAAACCGAAGGCCCCGCGCCGGGCGCCCCGGCCGGCCGGCCCCACGGTCACCGCGCTTTACCGCGGTCAGTGCCGCGGCTGTGGCGAGCCCTTCTCGGTCGGCGCGCAGATCACGCACGACCCGGACACCGGCGGCTGGGTCGCGGAGTGCTGCGACGACACGGAGGCGGACTGGTGAGCGCCCGCACCGACGCCGCCAAGATCGGCGCGAACATCGCGGGCGCCCGCACCGCCGCCGGGATGTCTCAGGTCGGGCTCGCGGACCGGGTCGGGGTCAGTCGGATGAGCGTGAGCAACTGGGAGTGCGGGCGCTGCGACCTGAGCGCGGTGCACCTGCTCGCGGTGGCGCGGGCGCTGGCTGCGCCGGTGCCGGTGCTGCTCGCCGGGCTGTTGCCGGAGGGGGACTTGTTCGCGGCCGGGTGGGCGGCGTGCGAGGCGCGGGTGGCCGCTGCGGCGCGGTGGCCGGCGGCCACGGCGGCGCCGGAAGAGGTGCCGGTATGAGCGCCGTCGACCTGATCGTGCGCCTCGCGATCCGCGCGCGGCCGCTTTTCGAGTTCGCGCGCTGGTGGCTGCCATCCGCCTACGGACTGATCGCCGCGCTGTGCCTGCTGGGCGAGTGGTGGCCCGGGGCGCTGCTCTGCGCCGTGATCGGCACCACCGCGTGGCGCTTCGCGGACGTCGCGATCAAGCGGTGCAGGGAGATCGAGGAGATCGTGCGGCGCGAGGCGCGGCGCGAAGCCTGGGCCGCCAAGTGGGAGCAGGGCGCTGACGGTTCGGGGGTCGAGCCGTGACCGACCCCCGCTGCATCCACGATCTCCCGGCCGAGTCCTGCGCCGACTGCCGGCCCGCACCCGCGCGCCTGCTGACCGTCCTGCCGCCGGGCCTCCCGCCGTCCGCCGCGCGAACCCGGCCGCTACCGCCTGCCCGACGGCGTGCACGCGGCCGGTCCGGAACGCGCCAGACGCGCCGGGGTGTGCTCGCGCTGCGGCGTCGGGTACGCCCGCGACGCCCTCATCCGGTTCGACCCGCAGACCGGCAGCCCCGTCGCCGAATGCTGCACGCCCACTCCCCCCACCGTGCACAGCCAGAAGGAGACGCCATGACCGAGACCCAGGTTCAGCCGTTCATCTTCCCCACCACAGGTCAGCCGGTGCGGATGCTCTCCCTTGATGGCGAGCCCTGGTTCGTCGCGAAGGACGCGTGCGAGGCCGTCGGCGTCAGCAAGTACCGCGACGCGGTCGCGCAGCTCGACGAGGACGAAAGGGTGTCCATGGCCGTGGACACCCCTGGCGGCCCGCAGGTCATGGCGCTGGTGAGCGAGGCCGGTGTCTACGCCCTGATGATGATCAGCCGGTCGCCTCAGGTGAAGCCGTTCCGGCGGTGGCTCGCGCACGAGGTTCTCCCGTCGATCCGACGCACGGGCTCCTACTCGCTGCCCGCGCCGATCGAGTCCGTCGCGGCCCCGGCTGCGGTGCACGCGCTCGCGGCGTTGGCGCACCGGGAGCACGTGGTGCCGATGGCCGGGCGGGTCCTCGCATTCGAGCGCTGGCACAAGACGCCCAAGGGTATGGCGGCGTTCGTCCAGCTCGCGATCGACCTGGGGCTGACCGGCATAGACGGCGCGGCCGAGGTCAAGGCGCTGCCCGCGAAGGACGGCGCCCGGTGAACGCCCCGGTGATTTTTCGCCGACTGCGGGCGGCCGTGCTCGTGGTCGCCGCCGGCTGGGTTGCGCTGGCCGTGACGGCACTGTTCGTCGCTCCGCGCCAGTGGCGTGCCGTAGACGCGGCGTCGGCGCTGCTGATGTCAGCGGCGTGCGCCTATGCGGCGCGGCGGGCTCGGCAGGCGGCGGAACTCACGCAGCAGGCGCGGGGTGATGCGTCATGAACCAGGCGCTGCGCAACCACGTCACCAGCACCTCGTTCAGCCTGTCGCTGCGCGCTGCGCACATCGAGGCCCTCGTGTGGTTCGACCAGCGCCTTGCGCGCGACCTTGCCGTGCGAGACGCCTGGCGTGCGGCGAGGGAGAAGGCTGCCGAGGAAATCGCGGAGTTCGGGATCACGAACGCCGAAGCGTGCCGCCTGAGCCTCATCGATTTGCACTATCGCGCTCCGTGGGTTGCGGACCCGGGCCAGTTCCCGCGCGCCTGGTCGGCGTCGAGCGGAGCGCTTATGCGCCGCGGGCTCGTCGCGTTCGACGAGCGCAAGATGCTCAATGGCAACGCCTCATTCGCCGACTCCTGGCGGTTCACCGAAGCCGGGCGCCTCGTCATCGGCCTGCTGAAGGAAGCGGGGATCTGGCAGGAGTACGCGGCCAAGGATGTGCCGCCCCCACCCCCGGGGCCCGGGCCGTTCCGGATTGAGATGGGCGCGGCCACATGACCGCCTCAGGCTGCCGGCCTATGCGCGTCGGGGTTGCCCTGGTGCGCCCGCGCCCAGCCCTGGAAGTCGGCGATGTGCCGGTCGATGAACCCGGTGTCGACCTTGACGGCCATGACGTCGTCGGCGAGCCGGTCGACCTTGGTCTCGACGTCGTCGAGTTTGCCCGCGACGGCGGTGAGGGCGGCGCCCTGCTCGGCCTGTGTCGCGGCGAGGGCGTCGACCTTCCCGGTCAGCGCGGTGAGTGCGGCCCCCTGCTCGCTCTGGGCCGTGGCGATGGCCGTGATCGCGGCGAGCAGGTCCGCGTTGCTCGGCTCCGGGGGCGGCTCGGCGGGCTGCGTCATGCGACCACCGTAGCGAGCGAAGGACGTGATCGGCACGGGTTGGCCGGATCGCGCCTCGCCGAGCTGCTCGCCGAACCCGGTGCGGACGGGGGCGAGGAGGGGTGACCACAACCACGACGCAGCGCTGCCCGCAGTGCTCCGAGCCCGTCATCCGCACCCCCGACGGCCGCCGGCTCGAACCGCAGCCGCACCGGCTCGGGGTGCACCGCCCCGACGGGTCGACGCTCACCGTCACTTTGATCTGCGCTACCCAATCCGTCGAATCAGGAGACGAATCATGCCCGACGAACTGATCGCCATATGCGACGCGTGCAAGAAGCCCATCCCGGCCGGCCAGGGGTCGCTGTACGTCCCCTACCGGGAGATCAACGCGCTCGAGTCGGCGCAGTCCGCGATCCCGGACACGCCCTCGCTGGATTGGGAGGCGCTGTTCGCGCTTCCGTCGGTGCCGCATTGGCGGATGCTGCACGACGCGTGCCAGACGGACCGGGATGAGGGGTCGTACGAGATCGCGGTCGAGCAGATCTCGTCGTGGCCGAAGTTGGTGGAGTGGACGGCGCACCTGCTGGACAAGCGGTGGTTGCCGGCGACGGACTGGGGTGCGCTGCTGCGGGCGGTCGGGTCGGGTGGCGGGTGCCTGCGGCCCGCGCGTGAACCCGCCGGGAGTCCACGGTGACGCGCCCAACGGTCACGGGGGGGATTCACCGGTCAATCCTCGACCGCGCCGCCAGCTTCCTGGACCTCGGGCAGCGGCTTCGGCGGCACCGGTCAGTCCTCGGCGGACGCGGCGTGCTTGGCAGCGGACTTCGCGGCGCCTCGTGGGTCCCGCAGGGGATCGACACCGTTTGCGCGAGCCCACGTGCGGATGGTCTCTGCGGACTTCTTCGTCTTCCGCACCAGGACGGCGGGCTTCACTCCGTTGCGGATGGCCTCGGCCACCGCCTTGCCGAGCTCAGCACGACGCGACTCAACCGCCTTTTCGGCATCCGTCAGCGCCGCGACGGCTGCCATCACGGGGGCGAGTGCCGGGTCGTTGTCGTCGGGGTCGATGCGCGCCACGGGGACATGGTCGCACACGGACTTGGCCAAGTGGAGATGGCCTATCGGGCTGGGGTTGCGTGGCGGCCGGGGCGCTCCGGTTGGGTGCAGCAAGCGGACTCGGTTCATGTGTCACAGCTTACTTGTGCAGATACGGTTGCACAACCTAGACTCGGAGCGTCAGGGCGGCCCCGACCGGCGGGTGAGATCACTGGTCGAGGCCTAGGCCCATCACCCGATGCAACCGGGAGTAGTGAGCCACATGGCAGAGGTTACCGGTCCCGCCCCCAACGGCATCTTCGACAGGCTCTCGACCTGTCCGCCGTTCTGCGAGGGGCACGCCGACCCCACCAGCTACAGCCAGCACGGCACCGCGCTCGAATTCTTCGGCACCGACGGCCCCGTGATCGTGAGCCAGTGCGACGGCGAGCCGCCCACCGTGCGCCTGATCGAGCTCGAGTCGCCGTCGCACGACTTCACCCCGCAGCAGGCCCGCCTCGTCGCGCTCCAGATGCTCCAGGCCGCGGACCTCGCCGAGCGGTACGCCGAGCCGTCACTCACCGCCGACACCATCCGCCGTCTGGCCGAACTCGTCGCCGCCTGACTGCGCGCCGCAGCGCCGGGCGGCTGATCCCGCGAGATACCAGCCGCCCGGCGCGAGCGCCGGAACGCAGCCCTCCGCCCCATCGACCCATAGCAAGGAGGCGCCGGTCCTATGGCCGACCGCCGTACGTACGTCCGGCTGCATGACGGCCTGCCCGACCACCCGAAGATCGCCGAGGTGGGCGGTGAGGCTGCGTGGCTGTACGTCTCGGGGCTCTGCTACTGCTCGCGGCAGTTGACGGACGGCATGATCCCGGCGCGCATGGTGGCGCGCCTGACGGACCTAAGCAAAAGCGAAGCACTTGCTTCGCGGTTGCTCGAAGCAAATCTGTGGCATCCCGCTTCACACGACTGCAAGGACTGCCCTCAAGGCATCGGCGACGTGTACGTGGTCCACGACTACCTCGACCACCAGCGCAGCGCAGCCGAGGTCCGCGAGTTGTCCGAGAAGCGCGCAGCCGCAGGTCAGCGGGGAGGTAAGGCCTCCGGGGCAACCCGGCGCAGTGAAGCAAAACACGAAGCAAGTGCTTCGGGTTCGCTTGAAGCAAACGGCAAGCAAAACGAAGCAGAGACAGAGACAGAGACAGATATAGATAAGAAGAAGACTTCGTCTTCTTCTTCCGGCGCACAGTCCGCCACGAAGCGCCGCACACGATCGCGAGCCAACCGCCCCGTAGCGCCCCGGTTCGACGAGTTCTACCGCGCATACCCCAGACGCGAGGCCCCCGGCGAAGCCGAAGCCGCCTGGACCAAGGCGATCGAAGACGTCGGCGCCGACCCCCAACTGGTCATCGACGCCGCAGCGCTGTACGCGATCAGCCGCAAGGGCCAGGACGCCACCTACACCAAACTCCCCGCGACCTGGCTGAACAAGCGCTGCTGGGAGGACGAGCCCAAGCAGCCGCACGACGCCCGCGCGTCCGGCGGCTATCAGGCGTACCTCGAAGACCCCGACGACGAGCGCCCCTACGCGGGCAACCTGTGAAAGGCCCCACGATGCCCGCCGACGACCCCCGCCCGCGCCGCGGCCTGGCCGACACCGCAACCCTGCTCGACCGGTTCGCCCGAGCCCGCGACACCACACCCGACCCCGACCACAACCCCGACGCGCCACCCACCCCCGACGAAACCATCGCCCAGAACCGCGCCACCGCCCAGCGCTGCCTGCACCTGTGGACCCCGCCCCTGTTCCGCAACGCCCACGCCGACCACCCCGAGGTGATCCGCTGGGCCCGCGCCTACATCGCCGACCGCGCCGCCTGCGGCTCGCTGCTACTGCTCGGCAACGCCGGCACCGGAAAAACACACCAGGCATACGGCGCACTACGCCTCATCGCCGAATCCGGCCGGCCACCGATCGGCTGGCGCGGCACCTCCGCCGTCGACCTCTACGCCGAACTGCGCCCCCGCGACGGCATCGACAGCCACGAGGTGTTCACCCGCTACGCCGACCTCGACCTGCTCCTGCTCGACGACGTCGGCGCCGCCAAAGACACCCAGTTCACCGAGGACGTCACCTACCGGCTGGTCAACCACCGCTACGAACAGAACCTCCCGATGATCCTCACCACCAACCTGAGGGTCGACGACCTGCGCAAAGCCATCGGAGACCGCACCGCGTCCCGCCTCGCCGCGATGTGCACCCAGGTCGAACTGCGCGGCACCGACCGCCGGAGGGCCAAGTGACCACCACCGACGTCGACTGGGGCGGCGGCTACGACAACGTCCAGATCGCCCCCATGGAGAACGACCCCTGGGCGCACCTCGACGGCGGCGCCACCGGAGCCCGCGACCAGGACGCCGAGCGCATCGTCGTCGGCTCCATGCTCACCGCACCCCGGATCATCGACGACGTCTTCCAGCAGGTGCGCCCCGAGCACTTCGCCGACGCGAAGCTCGAAGAGGTCGCCCAGATCATCCTCGAACTGCGCCGCGACAGCCGGTTCACCGACCCGCTCAGCGTGATCAGCGAACTGCGCGAGCGCGGACGGCTCGGCGCCATCCCCGCGGCCTACGTGTACGGGCTCTGCGAGAACATCCCGATCCCCGACGCCGCACCCTCGCACGCGGCCGTCATCCGCCAGTGCGCCAAGCTGCGCGCCGTCGGCCGCATCGGCCACAACCTCGTCGGCCTCGCCCGCACCATCACCCGCGACGACATCCCCGCCGCGCTCGCCCGCGCCCGCGTGCTGCTCGACGAGGCCGAGGCCGACAACCCCAGCGACATGCCGCCGTCCGCCGGCGACCGCCTGCCGCGCACCCTCGACCGGTTCGAGAAGCCCCGCGAGGTCAAGCCCTCCATGGGCTGCTTCGGGCTGCGCGACCTCGACGACCGGTTCCGCGGCTTCAAGCCCGGCCAGGTCACCCTCATCGCGGGGCGCCCCGGAACCGGCAAAAGCGTCCTGGGCCTGTGCATCGCCCGCGCCACCGCCATGCGCATGGGCCACCCGGTCCTGCTCGCGTCGCTCGAGATGACCGGCGACGAGGTCATGGACCGGCTCGTGTGCTCCGAGGCCCGCGTCGACATGGGCCGCATCGACGACGACCGGCTCGACGAAGGCGACTGGGCGCGCATCGCCTCCGTCGTGGACCGGATCACCGAGGCGCCGCTGCGCATCGACGACACGCGCCAACTCGACCTGAGCTACCTGCGCAACCTCGTGCGCACCCTGCGCCGCGGACCCGGCTGCGACCTGCTGATCGTGGACTACCTGCAACTGGTCACCCCGCCCCGGGAGCAGAACCGCGAGCAGTCCGTCGCCGCGCTCTCCCGCGGACTGAAGATCATGGCGGGCGAGTTCGACATCCCGATCGTCGCCCTCGCCCAGCTCAACCGGGAGTCCGAGAAGCGCTCCGACAAGCGGCCCACCAAGTCCGACCTGCGCGAGTCCGGCTCACTGGAGCAGGACGCCGACAACGTGCTCCTGCTGCACCGGCCCGAGCTGTACGGCGAGGAGAACAAGGCCGGGCTGATCGAGGTCATCGTCGAGAAGCAGCGCAGCGGCGCCCCGTTCACCGCCGAAGCCCTGTTCCAGGGCCACTACGGACGCATGGTCGACAAGGCCCCCAACTCATGGACCCCGTCGAGCGCCGCGGGGGATGCCCGGTGATCTCCAGCACGCCGCACTCGCTGACGGCGCAAGCCATCCGGAACCACCCCGAACCCCGCAACCCCTCCGGCCCCGGAAGGAGCCACACCATGACCGCCACCCAGACCGCGAACCCGACCCGGGGCCGCTGCCCCACCTGCACCCAGCCCCTGGTCTGCACACCGCACGGACACCACTGCCCCGACTGCGGTTTCCACGACGACGCCGTGTGCGAGCGGGAGTTCCCCGGCGACCCCGCGCTCCGGATCGCGGCGCGCCCGTTCACCTCCCCCTGCGCCACCTGCCACCAGCCCATCCCCGAGGAACTGAACACCCTCGTGTTCGCCCTCGCCGCCGACCACGTCGCCACCGTCTGCGACACCTGCGCCCAACGCATCGACCCGGCAGCGTTCACGGCGCTGGCCGACCTGCGGCGCCTCGACACCGCGTACTGGGCCATCGTCGGACGCAGTGGCCGGTGGCCGCAGCGCGACCGCGGCGCGGAGGCCGACGCCAACGCATACCTGCGCACCCTCACCGACGGACTCGCCGCGATCAGCGCCATGTACCTGCCCGACCCGGACCCGACCGACGGCGCCGCCCCGTGACCGCGCCGCGCAGCCGTCCGGCACCACCCGCCGCCTGCGAGCCCTCCGGAACGCCCGCAGCGCGCCGCACGACCGCCTTTGAGCCACCCGAGCCGTGGAGGAACCGCCACATGACCACCCAGAACATGAAGGACACGACAACGGGCGGCGCGGACACCGCCGCCCACCGGATCCAGGACCTGATCGACCAGGCCGCGCAGGACGGCGAGATCGGCGACGACACACCGATCTTCGACATCGCCGGGTACAGCGCCACCTTCGGCGACCTGCGTCAGGTCCTGGCCGCGTCGCTGCTCGCGGACCGGCTGATGGTCGGCGTCGAGCAGATCCAGGGCAAGGTCTCGGGGCTGCTGCACTTCGACGCGAACGAGGCGCCGCCCCCGGACGACGAACGCTGGGCGCAGGACCTCTGCGAACTCAACGAGGACGTCACCGGGATCTACGTCGAGCTGGAGAACGCCTACGCCGCCGCGCAGGGCGACCCGCACGCCGGTTCGGCCGGGAACGCGGGCGACGCGGCGGGGAGCGCGACGTGAAGCCGTACTTCGACGACGGCGACGGCTGCGTGCTGCACCTCGGCGACAGCCTCGACGTGCTGCCCACACTCGCGGACGAGTCGATCGACGCGGTGATCTGCGACCCGCCGTACGGCCTGGCCGAGCTGTCCACCGCCACCGTGCTGCAGGCCATCGCCGCGTGGATGGCCGGGGACCGCACCCACGTCCCCGACGGTAAGGGGTTCATGTCGAAATCGTGGGACAGCTTCGTGCCCCCACCCGGCGTGTGGGACGAGTGCCACCGGGTGCTCAAGCCCGGCGGCCACCTGCTGTGCTTCGCCGCGCCGCGCACCTACGACCTGATGGGCCTGTCGATCCGGATCGCCGGGTTCGAGATCCGAGACGAGATCTCCTCCATCGGCCCTGCGCTCGTGTGGGCGTACGGCCAGGGGATGCCGAAAGGCCAGGACATCGGCAAGGCGATCGACCGCCACCGCGACGACCGCGAGGGCGTACTGCGGGTCACGGCGTGGCTGCGGGATGCCCGCGACACTGGCGGTTGGACCACGGCCCGCATCGACGCGCTGTTCGGGTTCAACGGGATGGCCAGCCACTGGTGCGCGATCGCCGGCAAGGCCGCGGTCGTGCCGACGCTGGAGCAGTGGGCGGTGCTGCGCGACGCGCTCGGGTTCGACGACGCGGAGGTCCTGCCGCTCGTCGAGGAGCTCAACGGGCGCAAGGGCGAGATCGGCGAGGACTTCGCCCGCCGCGAGGTCGTCGGCCAAGGCTTCCGGGTGCGGCGCGAGTCGCCGGTGCAGATCGCGGGGCTCAGCGCCGGCGAGTACCCGATCACCACCCCGGCGACGGACGAGGCGAAGTCCTGGACCGGCTGGAACACCCAGCTGAAGCCGGCGCACGAGCCGATCATCGTGGCGCGCAAGCGGACCGGGTTCAACGCCACCGTCGCGAACGTCCTCGAGCACGGCACGGGCGCCCTGAACGTGGATGCCTGCCGGACCCGCGCCGGGTCGGAGTACCGCGACAAGTGCGCGTCCGTGGTCGGGATCGATTCGCCGCGCAACGGCGACACCCTCGGCGAGTGGACCGGGATCCGTGAGGACTCTGCGCACGACCTGGGCCGCTGGCCGACGAACCTGCTGCTGACGCACTCCCCGGAGTGCGAGCAGGTGGGTGCGCGCGCGCTGCGGGGCGACTCGCGCAGCGGGCAGGAGCGCGGCAGTCGGCCGGGCGGTTTCGCCGATGTGGGCGCGGACTCGGGCGATCAGCGACCGAACGGGCCGCTGCACGGACCGGAGGTCGTGCCCGTGTTCCGGTGCACCCCGGGCTGTCCGGTCGCGGAGATGGACCGGCAGTCGGGGGTAACGACCAGTGCGGCATCGCGGCGCGGGGAACGGCGCGGGGCGGTCTACAACGGCCCGACCGGCCCGAACACGATTCGCGGCCACGACGATGAGGGCGGCGCTTCGAGGTTCTACCCGGTCTTCAAGTTCGAGCCGAAGGCCGCGGCGTCCGAGCGTCCCCGGCTCGCGGACGGCACGGCATGGCCGACGGTCAAGCCCGTGGATCTCATGAGATGGCTGGTCAGGCTCGTGACCCCACCGGGCGGGGTGATCTTGGACCCCTTCTGCGGGACGGGCGCCACGGGCGAGGCGGCGATCGTGGAGGGGTTCCGGTGCGTCCTGATCGACCGGGACCCGGTTGCGGCGGAACTCGCCAAGCTGAGGCTGAGCAAGCCGATCCAGCCGTCGCTGTTCGGCTTAGGCGGTGCCGCGTGACCGCCACGTCGCCCCGTTGCGCCTTGTCGCGTTGCGGCAGCACGGACGAGGTGCGCCTGTTCCTGGTCGGCCTGCGGTGCCGCTCCTGTACCCCGTCCGCGCTCGCGGGCCTGCCCGAGCCCGTGGTGCCGCCGCGCATCCCCCGCCCGGTCCGGACCCAGGCCCCGTCCGATGCCGCGATGAAGGGCGCCGAGTGGGGTCCGTGCGCCTCCTGCTCGACGAGGTGCCGCAGGTACGGCGTCGGCGGCAACCCGCTGTGCCCGGGCTGTCGCGGCGGGCGCGAGCAGGTGGCGGCATGAAGTCCGCGATCCCGTACTTCGGCGGAAAGACCACCACGGCGCCGTGGATTGTGAGCATGCTCCCCGCGCACCAGCACTACGTGGAGCCGTTCTGTGGCTCACTTGCGGTGCTTCTCGCGAAACCGCCGTCCCCGCAGGAGACCGTCAACGACCTCGACGGCCGGCTGGTGAACTTCTGGCGGGTGCTGCGCGATGCCACCGGAGACCTGGTCCGCGCCTGCGAGATGACGCCGCACTCCCGCGCCGAATACAGCGACGCGCTCGCCAGAATCGGTGACGAATCGCTGCCCGGCCTGGAGCGCGCACGCCTGGCCTGGGTGATCCTGCACCAGGGCCGCGGGCGGCGTTTCGACGGACACGAGGGCTGGCGGCATGCGATCGGGCGCGCCTCAACCGGAGGGGGCCAGCACCCCGTCGCCACAACCATCGACCGCGCCGTCGACCTGATCGCGCCCTGCGCCGAGCGGCTGCGGACCGTCACGCTCGAGTGCCTGCCTGCGCTGGACCTGATCGCGAAGTACGGCGCGCACCGTGACGTGCTGCTGTACGTCGATCCGCCGTATCTCGGCACCACGCGGTCCGGCCCGAATCGCTACGGCCTGGAGATGGCGAGCGAAGCGGGTCACCGCGAGTTGGCCGGGGCGTTGGGCGCCTGCAAGGCCGCGGTGGTGCTGTCCGGCTACACGTCGCCGCTCTACGACGAGCTGTACGGGGGCTGGCACTGCGAGCGGTTGTCCACGACCACGGGCAACGGCGCCGACGGCAAACGGTCCCGGGTCGAGGTGCTGTGGTCGAACCGTCCGTTGGGTGCGCAGGGTGTCCTCGACCTGGGCCTGGGTTACGCCGCATGACCGCCGCGACCATCCGCACCCACCCGGAGCGGGCCGTGCCGCTGAACGACCCCGCCCGGCGCACCCCCGCGCGCCTCGCCGACCCGCTCGCGGACCTGACCCCCGCGCAGCGCACCGCGTGCTTGCAGGCGCTCGCCGACGAGTACGCCGCCCGCTACGGCGACACCCCCACGGTGACCGCCGAGCGGTACCAGCGCCTCGAACTGGCGCTCAAAGCCACCGACAAACGCGGCTACCGGCCGCGGCACGCATCCACCCGACCCGAAGGGAAACGACCTTGACCAGCACCGGCCAGCCTGACACCGCCCTGACCCGCACCTTCACCGCGGATCAGCTTGACGCCATGCTGCTGCCCCACCCGAGCCACGGCCCCGACGGCGCGTACATCGACGAGGAGGAGTACTCCCACCACCGCTGGTGCACCGTCTACCGCGTGATCTTCCGCGATCCGGCGGACGGCACGACCTGGTCGCTGCTGCGCGCCGACCCGGCGACCGAGCACCAGGAGAACGACTGGTGGGAGCGGTACGCCGACGCGCAGCACATCGTCTGCGTGCGGGTGGTGCCGCGCGAGGTGTCGGTCACGAAGTGGTTCGACGCCACCGAGGCGGACCTTCAGGCACGGCCCGAGCCGGCAGGGGGCGCCCGGTGAATGCCACCGACCCGACGCCCGACCCGATGGATCCGCTGGAGGCCGCCGAGCAGATCGCTGCTTTCCTCGCGGCGTGGCCGCCGGTCGACCTGATCGAGCGGGTATGGGCGGACAAGGCGTACCCGCTCACCGCCCAGGCTCTTCACGCGCTGCTCGTCGAGCGGCTGCGGTGGCATGACCGGCTGGCCGAGTCCGACCAGGAGCGCGACCGGATCACCGCGGAACTCGCCGCGCTCAAGGAGATCTCGCGCGGCTACTGCCCCGAGTGCGGTCGCGGTGACGCGGCGCCGAGCGTGGAGGACTGGGAACGCGAACGGCACCGCGCCGAGCGGCTCGCGGCGGTCGTCGAGCGCGTCGAGTTCGCGCAGGGCGAGATCCGCTCGCTCGCCACCGTCGCCGAGATGAGCCGGGCGGGCGCGCTCTCGGCCGCCGCCGACATGCTCGCCCACGCCCTGGCCGGGGTGGCGGACGCCGACATCGACGCCCCGAAGGAGACCTGAGATGCGCTCACGTACGACCGCCCGCCCGGTCGGGCACATGGAGTCCGCCGGGCCGGGCCGCCGGCAGGCGAAACCGCCCACGGGCACACCCCCGGCCACAGCGCCCGGCCCGCAGTCGTGGCGAGGCGACGGGGCCTGCCGCGGCGCCGACCCTGAGCTGTTCTTCGCCCCGCCCTCGCAGCCCGATCTCACCGCGCAGGCCAAGGCGATCTGCGCCCGCTGCGCCGTGATCGGCCCCTGCCGGGCGTGGGCCCTGGAATCCGGCCCCGCGGACGGCGTCGTCGGGGGCCTGGACTCCAAGGAGCGCCGCACGCTGCGGCGCCGGGCGCTCAAAGCCAAGGCGAAAGCCCGCGCCGACTCCGCGGCAGCGTGACCACCGACCACCGAAGGAGAACCGATGAACCTGCGCAACAAGATCCTCATCGCCGGTTTCGACGCCCTGTCCGACTTCGCCGCCGAGGTGCGCGACGCCCTCGCCGCCAACGGACGCGAACCGGCCGGCGACGGGCAGGGCGTTCCCTGCGCGTGCGGCGACGTCCACGACCGGCGGGCCGCCCCCGACGCGCCCGCTGTCGAGTCCCGCACCTGGCAGGCCGCGTTCGCGTCCGACGTGAACAACGGCGCCCTGATCGCGGTCGACGGCCGGTACCTCAGCGGCGAACCCGGGCGACGGGCACTGCGGGTGACCGACAAGCGCGAAGGGGACTTGCCCGGCATGTTCGGCCGTGCCACCGACACGATCACGTTCCTGGTCGTGGACCTGGACACGGACCGCTCGGACTCGCTGACCGTCTCGCCGAGTGCGGCGCTGGACGTGGCGGTCGAGGTCCCGGACACCGTGCCGAGCGACATGACGGGAGGCGAGGCGTGAACCCCCGCGGCCTCACAGCGCCCCTGAGCGTCCGGCAGGCACCCGCGGGGGTCCCGGAACCCCCGGCGCCCGTTCGCGACCCTGGCGCCTCCTACCGAACCGCCACGGGGCATCCCCGGCCCGTCGCCGAGCCGCGCACAGCCCCGCAGGGGGGCGCTGGGGCGCCGCAGCGTCTCCGATTGCGCGAAACCACCCCGCAAGCCGTCAGCGTGGCTCCTGGCGCCTCCACGGACCTCCGTAGCCTCCCCGCGTCGGAACTGCCGGACCCCACCGCCCCGATCGCGGTCCCCGAGGTCGTGATGGCCGCGGTGCGCCAGGGCTGGATCCGCCCGCGCGACGACGCCCCGCCGGATTTCGCGCACCTGCCCCGCGGCCCGCTGACCGAACGCCAGCACCGGATCCTGCTCGGGATGCTCGCCGGCGACACCCAGCGGCAGGTCGGGCGCGCCCTGGGCCTGACCGTGGCCACCGTGCGCCACGACGCCGGCGCCGCGTACAAGCTGCTCGGCGTGCACGACCACTGGGCCGCCGCCCGGGAACTCGCCCGCATCGGGGGTGCACGGTGAGCGAACCCGCGCAGCCCGGCAGCGCCCTGACCGGGCGCGAACTCGAGGTGCTCGCGCTGGCCGCGCAGGGCCTGAGCAACGCCGCGATCGGCGAGAAACTGTTCCTGTCCAGCCACACCGTGCGCTCGCACATGCGGCGCATCCTGGACCGGCTCGGCGCGACCAGCCGGGCGCACGCGGTGGCGCTCGGCTACGAGAAGCTGGGCCCCGCCTGGGACGACGCCCCTGCACGCGCGCAGGTGGACGCGGTGCGGGCCCTCGCATCCCGGTGGGCCGCGCTTCGGGCCCCATCCGGGCGGGACGCAGCCCTGCGCGACGCGGGCCGGGCCGTGCTCAAAACCCTCGGCGACACCGCCCGGGAGCGCCGATGATCAAGACGAAGGCGCGCGCCTGCACCGGCAAGATCAAGCACGCCACCCGGAAGGCCGCCCTCGGACACCTCGCCGCCCTGGTCGCCGCGGGAGCGTCGCCCGTCGTGCTCGTCGCGTATCGCTGCCCCGCGGATCCGTCGCACCACCATGTCGGCCACCGCATCCCGGCGAGGCGCAAATGACCGAGCTCCAGGCGCCCCCGGCGCACCGCACCCTAGCCGCGGAACTGCGCTGGGTGCGCGCGAACCTGCCCGCCGACACCCCCAGGCGCTCGCCCGGGCGCTGGACGCCGCGGTCGCACGCGCGCAGACCGAGACCGACCAGGCCCGCATCTGGCGCGGGGAGGCCGAGCAGCGCGAGAACGCCGAGGCACTGCTTGAGCGGGTCCGGGCCGCCGTCGCCGCCCTTCACGCGCAGCTCGCCGACGAGGACACCGGCGAGCGCCGCGTCCTGAGTCAGATCGTCCACGCCCTCGAGGTGTCCGATGGCTGACTCCGTCGCACCCACGTGCCTCAAGGTGCTCGGCCGCCTGGTCCGGCAGGAGCGGCGCCGCCGCGGACTGACCCTGCGCGATGCCGCCGCCCTGGCCGGTGTCCCGTTCACGACCCTGGCCCGGGTCGAGTGCGGGCACAACACCCCGGACGCGCTGAATTTCCTGCTGATCTGCGCGTGGCTCGACATCCCGCCCGGCTGGTTCGCCGGGGACCCGGACGACGGGCGCGCCGCGTGCCGCTGCGGCCGGGCCGAGATGGGTGATCCCCGGTGACCGGGTGGGCGCTGATACGCGTCGCCTGCTCGCTCACGTGCGGCGCCGGGATCGCGTGGCTGGTCAACCTGTTCATCGACGCTGGGAAGGGTGGCCGGTGACCACTCGACGCAGGCGCCGCCGTGTCCCGCCGGTCGTGACCGTGGTCGCGCTGCCCGCGACGCTCGCCACAGTCGGGTGGCTGATCGCCGAGGTGGCGCGGCTGGTGGGGGTGCGGTGAACGGGTCAGTCCCCGATGCCTCGGCGCTTCTTCTCGGCGGCGATGACCTTGGACACCCATTCGCGCGTAAAGCCGCTGGCCCGAGCGATCTCGGACGGTCCACAGTCCTCCTCGTCCGCGTCGAAGATCAGCGAGTACAGGTCGGCGCGCGCGGTCTCGTAGGCGCTCTTGGTGCGCCTGAATCGGGCGGCGCTCTGCTTCATGCGGGCGGCGAGGTCTTCTTCCATGGGCGCCATTGTGTCACCTCTGTTCGCGAACGGTATGCGGGCCACTGTTCACACAGTAACCGTGAATGCCATCCGCGAACAGCCTTGACGCGACTAGGGTTCGCGAATAGTGTTCTCAGTGCAGGGAGCGCCCGAGAGGCGGACGCTGAACCGGAGGGGAACCCGCAATGACCGCCACGACCACCGCCCAGTACCAGCCCGGCGACCGCGTCGCCTTCACCTCGCGCTGGACCCGCAAGAGCTACACCGGCACCGTCGAGCGCCAGGACGGCGCCGACACGTTCCTGGTCGAGCAGGACCCGCAGCCCGGCGACACCCACCGCGGCCACTGGAGCGTCCCGGCCGGGCAGCTACGCCCGATCGGCGAGACGGTCACGGTCACACTGCCGAAGCCGATGGACCACCTGCGCAAGACCCCGCGCACCCGCAGCGCCAAGCCTGGCCGGTTCGACTCCGTCACCCGGCGCCTGCACAACCTGCGCAAGGTCGCCGCCCGCGTGAACACCGACCAGCACACCGCCGCCGGCTACCTGGCGGCCGTGCTGCATACCGACGCGGCGTTCGTGAAGTCGTACAGCTCCCCGTTCGGGCGCGCCGAGGCCAAGGCGTACCGCGAGCAGTACGGGACCGACCCGGCCAAGAGCGGCCTGGACGTGCGCGGCCACCGACTCGTGCGGGTCTACGCGTACACCGTCGCGGTCCTGCAGAAGGCAGCCGCTACGTACGCCCGCACCGCCGCGCTGACGGAGGTCGCCTAGACCAACTCGGCCGCCCCGACGATCCACCTGGTCCGCTACTCGGCCAGCACGCCGCGCGGCACCGAGACCGGGATCGCCCGCGTCCCGTCCGTCAGCAGCCGCCCGTCATGGGCCGAGTGCCACGCCGCGATCCCCGGCTACATCACCGGCGAGTACCTGGGCGCCGAAACCACCGAGACCGGAGCCTGACGATGACCGCCGCCCTGGCGTTGTTCGACATCGCCCGCACCACGCCCGACCTGGGCGACTACGACGTGGTCCTCGTCAACTCCAGCGCGGGCAAGGATTCCCAGGCGATGCTTACGCACCTGGTCGAGCGCGCCGACGCCGAGAGCATCTCCCGCGACCGGATCGTCGTCGTTCACGCCGACCTTGGCCGCGTCGAGTGGGAGGGCACCCGTGAACTCGCCGAAACGCAGGCTGCTGCGTACGGGCTTCGATTCGTGACCGTCCGCCGCCTCGAGGACCTGCTCGACCAGGTTGTCTCGCGCCACCTCACGCTGCGGGCGAAGGGCGACACCACCACGCCAGCATGGCCGTCCAGCCAGGCCAGGTACTGCACGTCCGACCAGAAGACGGCCCAGGTCGCCAAGTTCATGACGCAACTGGCCGCGGATCATCGTGCCGCGCACCCAGACCGCCCGATCAGGATCCTGAACTGCCTGGGCATCAGGGCCGAGGAGTCACCGGCGCGCGCCAAGAAGGTGCCATTCGGCCCTGATGGGGCCGCAAGCAACAGTCGACGCACTGTCGACCGGTGGCTACCCATCTTCGACTGGACAACTGAGCAGGTGTGGGACACGATCCGCCGCTCAGGTCTTCCGCACCACCCGGCTTACGACGCAGGGATGCCGCGGCTGTCGTGCATGTTCTGCGTCCTCGCGGGCCGCAAGGAACTCGTCCTGTCCGCCCGCCTGAATCCGGCCATGGCCCAGGAGTACCTCGCCGTCGAGGAGCTGGTGGGCCACACGTTCAAGGCCGACCTGTCGATGGCGGAGATAGTCGCCGCCGCTGAGATCCCGATCGGAGCCTGACATGCCCGCGATGACGCACCCCAGGCACCCCCGGAAGCTGACGTACGCGAAGGCGGACCGGGCGCTGACCGCGATCGTCGAGCTGATCGAGTGCGCCGACACCACTGCCGCCGACGTGCAGAACCTGGACCGGGCCGCGGACATCGTGCGCGCCATCCGCGACCGCCTCACCGACCCGAACGGAGCCTGACCGTGGCCGTCTATCCGCCCGAGCCGCGCCTGTCGCGCCGCGAGGTCCTCTCCCGGGTCGCGCGCGGCGAGGTGTACCGGTACGCCGACCCGCTCTCGCACTGGTCCGCTCCTGGCCGGCGCGGCTACCGGGCGACGGTCACCGCGCAGATGCGCGCCCTGATCAGGGACGGGCTGGCCGTGGAGGGCGAGGCGCGCGGACAGGTCGTGTACGCCGCGATCACCGACACGGGCAGGGCACTGCTCGGCACTCCGACGGAAGGCGCCTCGGCATGAACCTCACCGACACCCAGCGCGCCGAGCTGTGCCGCATCGCGGACGGCAGCAGCGACACCAATCAGGGCGCCTGGACCTCCGCGTTCCGTGGCGGCCGGGCTGATGCGCGCGGCCGGCTGAGTGCCGTTCTCGACGCTGGCGACGGTGACGCGTTCGAGGATGCCGCGATCGAGATGGACGCCGACGCGTGCTGGCACGAGTACACGAGCGAGTACGGCTCGGGCTGGCTATCGGTGCTCGCCGACGTGCGCCGCGTGCTGCCCTCGTGGCCATGGCTGCCCGACACCCCCCAACCATGAACCGGAAGACCACTGACATGGGTTCCCGCCTGTCGCCCGCGCACCTCGCGATCCTGCGCCTGGCCGCGTGGGGGCGGGTGTGGCGCACGGGCCCGGCGCCCCCTGGCAGGTCGGTCCGCCGAACGCCGCGCTCGACCGAACCGCCGACGTCAAGAAGCTTTTCGAGTGCGGCCTCCTCGAACGGACCCCTGCCGCCTACGGGACGTACACAGTCGCCGTCGTGACCGGCGCGGGCCGCGCGGAACTCGCCAAGCACGCAACCCCGGAAGGGAACTGACCGTGGCCACCGAAGTCGAAGTCGTCGAGGCGCTATTCGCGGAGCTGGCGCGGACGATCCGGCAGGACGCCGCCCGTAAGCCGCGCCGACCGAGAGGCCCGAGCGCCACCCGGTACCAGGTCCTCGACGCAGCCGAAGAGGCCAGCCGTGGGGGCTGCGTGAAAACGCCCCTGCCGGACGGCAGCGGCTACCTGATCGCACCGCGTAACCCGGCGAAGTCCTTCGCGTTCGACTACCCCGGACGACCCCTGCGCGTCTCGGTGCCGTACGGCCGCCGCCAGCGGGTGCGCGTGTTCGAGTCCGGCGGCCGGGGTGAGCCCGAGACCTCGCGGCCGGTGTCGAACGCCGCCGCGATCGAGGCGCTGCGGCGCATCGTCGAGGGCATCCGGGAGCACCACGAGTGGACCGCTGCGCCTGCGGAGTCCTGCCAGTGTGCGGTGACCGCGCATCCGCCGTGCTCGTTCTGCGAGAACTGCTCCGAGTGCGAGGCGTGCGGTGATCTCGTGCTCGACCTGGCCGAACACGCGGAAGTCAAGCACCCCGAAGCCGCCGAGGCGGCAACCCCATAAGCCGCCGGGTGCGCCCCGGACCCCCTCCGCCGGGGTGCGCCCGGCTCCAACCCGACCGAACGACAGGAGCAGCACATGCCCAACAGGATCGTGATCGACGTCGACCGGGACGAATGGACCGGCAAACTCCAACTCTCCATCAATCAACTCAACGAGACGGGTGTGGGCCACGGCTACCGGCTGGCCGGCCCGAAGTTCAACGGCTCCGGCAAGAACCTGCTCACCCGCGAACTCGACGAGCGCGATGTCAGCGAGATTCGCGGTTACCTGGACGCGGTGTTCCCGCTCCCGCCGGCGCCGGTGTGGAACTTCACCGACGGTGAGGACTGGCGCCCGGACGGCGACCCGTTCGCCACCCGCGTACTCGCGCAACTCGCCGCCGAGATCGACTACACGAACCGCACCGGCGAAACCGGCACGTTCACCTGGGCCGACTCCACCGAGGAGCAGGGCGCGGTGGACATGTACCTCGACGGCATCCCAACGGAGTGGCGGGTGTGGCGCATCAAGGTCACCACCGAGGTCGACGTGCCGATGGAAGACCTCACGGACGCACAGCGGGCACTGCTCGCCGCAGCGTCGACGGGTGGCGAGTGATGGGCGCCGATACTGCGCTGTCCGACGACCGCCTCGCCGAGATCGAGGCGCGCATCCCGGCCACCGAGCACCCGTGGGCCGCCGAACCGCACCTCGACTACGACGACGACGACGGGGTCAACGGCTGGACGATCGAAACGGACGAGATCGTCCTCGCCACCGCGGGTGAGTACATCGTCGGCGAGATCGAGGGCGCGTACCGCACCTGCGTCGAGACCGAGCGCCGGTACGACGCCGAGCTGATCGCCAAGTTCGTGGCCGCGGCGCCGACGGACATGCGGGACCTGATCGCCGAGGTGATCCGGCTGCGCGTGGAGCTGGCGAAGTACGTGGGCTGGGAGCCCACCGTCAAGCAGGAGTACGACCACGCCTGCGGGCAACTCGACGCGGCCAGATCGGTTGTCAAGCGGGCCGAGGAACTCGACCAGAACTTAATGCTCAACGTTGTGCGGTTCTTCGACGACCTCAAGACCGCGTTGGAGATGCGATGAAGATCCCGCCGCTCGCCCCCGACATGACCAACCCGGAGCGCTGCATCTCGGTCCACTGGTCGCTGCCCGTGCAGTGCGTGCTGCCCTGCACGCACCGGGCGAACTGGCACGAGGGCTGGCACCCGGAGACGGGCAACAGGCTGCGCTACCGGCGCACCGTGGGTGTGACCAAGGAGTTGCGCGACGGCGCCTGGGTCGACCTGGGCATCCCGGGGCCAGGCCACCGCAGCCGCGAGGAGCTAGCCGCGGAGGTGGATCGGCTGCGTGCCGCGTCCAGCGCCGGCGACCTGTTCGCGGACATCGGCGCGATCACGCGGTGGCTCGACGAGTCCAACCCGGTCGGGCCGCACGAGGACTCGATGCGGGTGATGAAGCTCGCCGAGGAGTGCGGCGAGGCCGTCGCCGCGTATATCGGGATGGTGGGGCAGAACCCACGCAAGGGTGTGACCCACTCACTGGACGACCTGTTGAACGAGTTGGCGGACGTGGCGGTGACGGCGCTGTGCGCGATGCAGCACTTCACCCAGGACACGGACGTGACGGAGGGTGTGTTCGCGGCGAAGGTCGAGCGGATCATCAGCCGGTCCGGGATCCGGGCCGTCGTCGCGACGGGAGGCAACTGATGGCCGCCCGTTGGGACGTACAGCCCGCGTACCGCGCGTCGTTCGAGCGCAACGCCTCCCCCGAGGCCATCGCCGCGCACCTGAAGGACGCCAACACCGAGCTGCGCCGGGTCGCCCGGGTCGTGGAGTGGCTCGAGGAATTGCGGGACCGGCGTATCGAGGAGCGGGACACCGGAGCGTGGCCGTACCCGGCGGACCCGCAGGCGGCCAGGTTTCCGTGCGGGCGCTCGCATGTGTGCCTGTCCTGCTCGCCGCGGCCCGACGTGCCCGGCAAGGGCTGCCACAACTGTCGGCAGACCGGGTTCGACCAGACACCGTGCATTCCCTGCGCTGAAGAGGCGCGCGTGGGCGGCAAGAGTGAAGGAGGCAACTGATGCCCGAAACCGACGAGACACCTGCGGATCTGGCCGCTGAGCGACTGGGGAGACTGTTCACGGCCGAATCCCAGCAGCCGGCCATCGACGCGGCCGTTGATGATGACCTGCGTCTGGTGTTGTCCGACCGCAAGCGCCTGACGCGGCGCCTACGACAGCGGCGACTCGGGCTCGGCGGGGATGAGCCTGTCCGGCTGCGGCGGGAGAACACGGACCTGCGCGGGGTGATTGAACGCGTAGAGCGGTGCCGGGAGGCGATGAGACAGGTCGTCGAGATGTCCACCGATCACGTCCAACGCGTTGCATGGATGAACGCGGAGAGCCTGCTGGGTGACGCACTCGCTGGCACCGGATCGTTCAGCCGACAGGACATCACCACCGAACTTTTCAAGGAGCACTGACATGGGCTGGGCTGGTGGCGACGAGGTATTCGACCCCGTCGCGCGCAAACTGATCGAGCACGGCGCCAGCGACGACCTCAAGCGGGACGTCTGCAACGTCTTAATCGCCGCGCTCCAGAACCGCGGCTGGGACACGGAAGGCGAGAGCCTTAGCGAGTTCGAGGACGACGAGGCGATCGTGGACGCGTTTCGCAAGCACGGGATCGTGCGGCAGTGTTTCGCCGAGGGTGACGTCCAGGACGTGCCCGTGCAGTGCGAGAAGGAACGCGACCACAACGGCGCGCATTGCGATTACAACGGCCGGGAGTGGTCGTGAGTATCGACCTTGCCCGGGTGCGCGCCCTGGTCGAGCGGGCGCAGCAGCCGACCACGGACGGGCTCGACGCGCGCGAAGCGCTGGTTCCGCTCGCCGCGGCGATGGCGGACGAGCTCGAGGCGTTCGGGTCGCCGTACACCGAGTGGGGCGTTCGCTGCCGGGCGTGGCGCGATCCGGCTCGAGTCGACCTGCGCGACGACGAGCAGGACGCGCGCGAGTTCATCGCGCTGATGCCGGCGGGTGCGTGGACGCTGGTGCGGCGTCAGCGCTGGCATCGCGCCGGGGAGTGGGTCGAGGTGCCCGTGGACGCGCAGACGCCGACCGGCTGACCCGCACCGCTCTTCGGCGCACAACCCTGGCCTCATCAGACATCTGATCATCTAACGTTTAACCAACCGAGAGAAGGACCCGATGAAGATCCCCCGCCGCGTCGCGGTGCTCATGGCCGGCGCCGTGTTCGCCGGGACGCTCGCCGCCTGCGGCTCGTCCGACGACAGTGCCGCAGCGACGTACACCCCGGCCGCGTACTGGCAGAGCGTGAACAACGTGCGCGAGTGCTACTACGTCCAGGACGCGCAGGAGGCGTACAACCTCATGGCGGCCGGGCTGTGCCCCGTCGGGTCGATCCCCACCCCGATGGCGCTCAGCTGGGAAGAGGCGTACTGGGACTACTACTCCTCGCCCGCGTACTACAACACCTACGTCCCGGTCAGCTACCGGACCCGGTACCGCAGCGTCACCGTCGTGCACTTCTCCACGACGTACCGCACCCAGATCAAGACAGCCTCGGCGAAGGCGGTGTACAAGTCGTCGGCGGGGGGCACGGTCACCGGGTCGAAGGTGAACACGAAGCAGTTCGGGTCCGGGTCGCGCAGCACGACCTCGTACGGCGGCGGGTCGCGCGGCGGCTCGGGTTCCGGGTCGAGTTCGTCGCGCAGTAGCGGCTACAGCGGTTCGCGCAGCGCGGGACGGCACTGATGGCGTCCCGGGACGCGGCGGAGATCCTCGCCGAGGAACTGCAGGAAGAGATGGGGTGGTGCACCGTCGTCGGATTCTTCCCCGAGACGATGGAGCGCTGGCTCGAGTACTACCCGGCCGGGGATGCGCGCACCGCGGAGGACATGGCGCAGGCGGAGGCGCGGGCGAAGGGCGCGGTGTTGCAGGTGTGCGGGGTGTTCGCGGGCCGGCAGGCGAGCATCGACACCTACGCCATCTTCGTCGACCCGGACGCTCGGGCGAGGTGACCATGCCGCACATCCACCGCAACGACCTCGCCGAGCAGGTGCGTGAGCAGGGCTGGGTCGAGGGCGGCCGCGTCGTGGTCATGTCGCCGGGCGACGACGACTACATGACGCCGGATGAGGCGCGCGAGTTCGGGTGGAAGTACCTGCTCGCCGCGTCCGTCGCTGAAGGCAGTGAACCCGAGGCGCACGGGGGTCCGCACATCTGCACATGGGCGATCAACACGACCCGTGACGCGTATCTGCTGACGGGCCCGCCGATCGGGCGCACGCGGGTACGGCTCGAGGTGGAGTACGACGATCCGGTGTGCGCGGACGAGGCCGTGGAGGCGATCACGGCACTGCTGCGGCTGAGGGACTGGTGGGCGAAGCTGTGAGTTACGACGTGACCCTGCGGATCGACACTGGGGGCGAGTGCATGGCCTGCGTTGCCGACGTCGGGAACATCACCTACAACGTGGGGCCGATGTTCCGTGAGGCGTTGGGCTGCGGTCTGCGCGACTTGGACGGCGAGAACGCGGGCGAGGTGCTGCCCCGATTGCGCAGGGCGGTCGCCGACATGCAGGACCGGCCCAAGGCGTACAGCGCGATGAACCCGGAGAACGGCTGGGGCAACTCGGAAATCACGCTGGAGTTCCTGGAGCGGTTCGTGGCAGAGTGCGCGAGCCATCCGAAGGCCACGGTGAGCGTGACGTGACCGACGGGATCCGCGCGGGTTCGCTGTCCGCCTCGTTCTCGGCGCCGTTCGAGGCCGAGGACGCGGGCCTGCTCGCCCGGTACGCGACGGGGCGCCAGTCGGCGACGCGGACCGTGACGCTCACACCGGCGTCGTCGGGGCTCGTATGCCCGCAGTGCGGCGAGCCGGCTGAGGATGTGGCGGTGGAGGGCTGCGAACTGCGTTCCCCGCCGCCGCCGGAGCACCCGGACAGCGTGGATCACGGCGCGTTCCGGGTGAACATGGCCGGCGCTGTGGTGCGTGCGCTGCCGTGCGGGTGCGTGCTCGCGGCGGACCCGGTGCAGGCGCTGCGGGCCATGGGCGCGACCGTGGAGGAGTCGCTGCTTGAAGCGGAGGAAAGTGATGAGTGACCAGGCCACGCCTGGAACGCGCGTTTGGGGTGGGCAATGAACCTCGCGATCGCCGCCCTCGTCGCGTTGGAGGCCGTGGTGTCGCTGTGGCTGATCGCCACGGGGCGGATGGCCGCGATCTGGGAGTGGCTGCGGTCGGCGGCCGGCGGACTGTTCGCAAGGCGGCCGTGGAGTGTTGAGCCCTCGCCAACGCCGCAGTGGTCGCCGCCGGGCTGGGAGCTGAAGGCCCCAGACCCGGCGCCCGGCCAGTGTCCTGTGTGCGGGCTCGAAGACCTCGACGAGTTGGCCGCGCTCGACGCTGACGGCCTGTCCGGCGAGATCGATCCGGCGCTGGTGCGGGTCGTCGCCTATGGGCCGCACCGGGCGCATTACGGGTGCGCGCAGGTCGTGCCGTACCGGCCGAGTGCGGATGAGCGGGAGGCTTTGGCGCACGAGTCGCACCACATCAACGGCGTGCACGTCGCTCAGTTCGGGTGCTCGCGCTGCGCCGGGGAACTGGCGGCGGCCAGCACGAAGCCGGCGACCGCGCGGGCGCACCACTGTTTCGGGTTCTCGGCTCACGGCCGGTGGACGTCGTGCGGCTGCGAGCCGATGCGGCAGCCGTGCGCCAAGGTCCCGGCCAGTGGCGAGCGGGGCGTGTTCTGCCTGGTGCACAACGAGGGCGACCCGCAGTGCACCGTGTATCCGCGCGGGACGCTCGCCTCGGACGTGGAGGCGCTGCACGAGGCGGTGACCGGCATGGCGAAGCGGATCTCCGACGCCCTCACGAACGCCTCCACGGCAACTGGCGCTTACCACGCCCGATGCTCGCACTGCTCGTGGCGCCGGGTACTCAAGACGGACGGCGCGGCCGAGACGTTGCTGCGCGAGCACTCCCGCAGCTGCCTGGCGCGCGCCGGGGTGACGGTCGGCAAGAAGCCGCCGGAGGGCTTCAAGCAGGTCGGGTCGCTGCTGGCGGTGCACATCCCGAGGCCCGTCTCGGAGCCGATGCTCCAGGTCGCGGCGGACATCCTCTCGCGGGAGCCGGACTTCAATCCCGGCGGATTCCTGCTGCTCACGGACGACAAGGGCCGGGTGGTGGAGGGCGGCGAGATCCGGCACTCACTACACCCGCTCAACGGTCCGCTGGCGGTGAATGTGCGGGTGGCCGGGCCGCTGGAGAAGGCGCACCCGCGGGGCGCGGGCGTGTGGGTGCGGCGGTGACGACCGCACCCGGCGCCGTCACACACGAGGCGCTGATAGTTATGAGAGTTATGGTTCTGACCTGCTCTTCTTCGTTGATAGTTATGGTGAGAGTTATGGATGGAGACTGAGAGTTATGAAGATGACCATGATCAAGTCGGGCTCCATAGCTCTCACCGGGATCGCCCGTAACTATCAAGACCCCTCCCGCTAACCCGCAGGTCAAGCGCATAACTCTCATAACTCTCATCGCTATCAACGCGCAGGCGAGTGATAGTTGATCAAGCCTCTTCCTCGGTCGGCCACGCCTCCCGCAGGTACCAGGTCGACGTCCGCTCCTTGCCGAACCCGACGACCTTCGAGCGGACGCCGAGTTTCTTGGATGCCCGGTAGAGCGTCGCCTCGGCGATGCCCTCCTTCTTCGCCAGCTTCTTGATCTCGGAGAGCTTTTCCGAGCCGCCGTTGTCCGCGAGAATCCCGCGCAGCCACTCCATCGCCTCGCCCGTGGCGCCGTTGTCCTCGGAGCCCTGCAACTCCGCCCGCATCACCTGCGTGACCGACGTCGTGGTCTCCTCGCCGAGCACGAACTTGGACAGGTACGCGTCGCCCTCTTCCGTCGCGACGGTCACCGGTTCGATCGAGTAGCTGAACGACGGCAGGTCCAGCCGGCCCAGGTTGTTCTTGACCTGCGACATCACGAACTTCGGGCCGCCGTCCTCCGACTCGTTGCGCACGAACGCGACCACGGACCGCACGACCTGGCCGAAGGCGCCCGAACCCGAGACGCGGTTGAGCGGGTCGGCCGCGCCGGACTTGGTGAAGTGGACCAGCCCGAGGACCGTGAAGCCGTGCCTGCCCGCGCAGGCGGCCAGCGGTTCGAGCGCGTTGCGCACTTCCTTCTGCCGATAGTCGTTGATCTTGTCGTCGATCAGTGACAGCAGCGGGTCGGCGATGACGAGCGCCACGTTGTACTGCTCGGACGCCTTGCCGAGAAGCGAGATGTCCGACGGCAGGGTGAGCCGGGCGTGCAGGTCCTCGTCGTCGCGGACGTCGATGCGGTAGATCCGGTCGAGGTCGGCTCCGGCCGCGACGAGACGGGGCGCGATGGTGCGCTCCCAGTCGTCTTCCGTGGCGGCGTAGATGACGGAGCGGGGCCTGCCGAACAGCGCGCCGGGCAGTGTCCCGCGCGTGATGCGGGCGGCGAACCAGGCGCAGAACTGCGACTTGCCGATCCCGGCGCCGCCGGAGCCGAGGGCGAGCGTGTTCGCGGGGATGCGCCCGTGCGAGGTGGGGAACTCGCCCTCCGGGGTGGTGTCCCAGAGCCACTCGACCTTGCGAAGCTTGATCTTCGACGCCGGGGTCAGGACGATCCGCCGCGACTGCGCCCGTTCATCGTCCGGCGCGGGTTCGTCGTCAGGGGGTCCGGGGTCGTGCTCGGCGCGGTCCTGCTCGTCCATGAAGTCCCGAAAGCCCGCGTAGGCGACGTTGTCCTCGATCACGCTTCACCCGCCCATATGGCCCGCTCGGCGGGCGTGAACCAGATGCTGTCGTCGTGCTGCTCGCGCCGCTGGGGTTCCGGTACGGGTCCGCGTAGCCGTTCGGCGTCGCGCCGGATGCTGCGGGCGAGTTCGGCCCAGGACTGTGCGATCTCCGCCTCGGCCCGTCGGCGCCCTTCCTCGACGCCATCGGCGTAGCCGCAGTCGTAGTCGTCAAGCGCGGTCACCGGCGGCCTGCCGTGGCACCGAACCGATACAGTGCGACACTGAGATCAGTGCTACACGCACTGTGCTGCCGTGCTACGACGGAAGGACGGCCGTGGCGGAGCTGACCATGGGTGCGCAGCGCATCGCGAGCGAGTTGCAGGCCAGGATCACGGACGGGGAATGGCCCCCCGGCGGCCGGCTGCCGTCGGTGCGCGACCTGATGGACCAGTACGACGTCTCGACGCAGACCGTGCAGCGGGCACTGTCGGCCCTGCGAGCGGACGGCGCGGTCGAGGTGCGCCAGGGCGTCGGAGTTTTCGTGCGCGTGCCGACCGAGGTCACGGAGGTGCCCCTCACTCTCGACCGGGCGCTGCGAGACGGGGAGAGCGAGAGGATCGCGGCAGTCGGCCCGGTCGGTGCGCCCCGCTTTGCCGCCGACCTGCTCGGCATCGAGACTGGGGCGGTGGTGATCGAACGCCGGTCGGCGATCGTGCGCGAGCGGCTCGGACCGGTCGAGCTGGTCACGGCCTACTACCCGATGGACGTGGCCGACGGCACCGCGCTGGCGCGCCGCGAGGTCATCCCGGACGGGACGGTCGCGGAGCTGGCGCGGCTGGGCTTCCCGGCCGGGTCGGCGTCGGTGTGGGTCGGCGCACCCGTGGGTCGGCGCGAGGAGCGCAGCGAGCTGGGTGTGCGCACCGGTATCTCGCTGTTGCGCGCGGTGCGTCAGGCGCGCACGGCGGCGGGGCGTGCGGTGGAGGTGGCGCAGTTCGTCATGAGTGCGGAGCGGTACGTGGTGCAGTTCGAGTTGTGACGCCACCCGTGCCTCCGTTGTGAAGCCCCGGCCGCCGATGGCCGGGGCTTTCGCCGTTCTCATGAGTTTCATCAGGATCAGTGTAGCAGTACAGTGCGTGTAGTGATACTCTGCCTCATGGGAGTCAACAACACAGAGGAGGCCCGATGGCAGCGCCGAAAAACCGGCCCGACCTCGGCGAGATGTACACACCAGAGGCGGTGGCGGAGGCGCTTCACATCGGGAAGGCCACCGTGTACCGCCTGATCCACAGCGGCGAACTCAAGGCCGTGAAAGTCGGCAACCAGTTCCGGATCCCGGACGCCGCATTGCACGAGTACCTCAACATCGACGCCGTCCTCGCGGCGTAACACAAGTGGCCCGGCAGCGCGCAAACGCTGCCGGGCCTTGATCCGTCCCGTGGAAGGAATCCGGATCAGATGCAGTCTCTCACCACCACACCCACGCCCTCCGCGGCCCCGAGCCTGCACGACGAGTTCAGCCTGCCGACCTGCCCGCCCTGGTGTCAGGCCGCGCATATCGAGCCGGGCGTCACCGACGACCACTGGACCGGGCAGGGCGACGCGTTCGGCGAGCACGTCATCGTCAACCAGGCCGAGGGGCAGGCGCCGGGCGTGCGCCTGTGCGACCTGCCGCGACCGGCCGCCGACTTCACCGCCGACGGGGCGCGGATGCTGGCGGTGCGCCTGTGGACGGCGGCGGACTTCGCCGACCGCGCCGCACTCCAGGCGACGATCGACACCCTGGCCCGGCGCCTCTACGCGGCGACAGGCGGTGGAGCATGATCCGTCGCCTGCGCAAACTCGTCCACAACCTGATGTGGAACAGCGTCGCCTACCGGCAGGGCTACGTCGCGGGCAAGACCGCCGCCGACTACCGCGCCATTGCCCGCCTCGACACCGTCACCCGCGAGGAACTCGCCGACCTGTTCCGCGCGTTCGAACTGATCACCCTCGGGCGGGAAGCCGCCGAGGCGGCCGAACGGCGCGGCGACGAGCCGGAGCGGCCCGTGCTCACTCTGCTGAGGCCCGTGCGATGACCCACGCGACGTTCTGTAGGCCCGCGCTGCACTCCGAAACGGTGTGCGTCGGGCGCGACGTGTCCGGCGGCGGCAAGTGGATCGTGGGTGTCGCGTCGGAGCCCGGCGAGGGCGCCACCGTGTTCCTCTGGCACCCCGACAAACTGTCCGCCGAGGAGCAGGGCGCCCTCAGTGTCGGCACCGCGTGGAGGCTCGGGTTCGCGCTCATCTACCAGGCCGCCCGCGCAACCTGGTCCGCGCTGTGCGCCATGATGCGCCACAGGCAGGCGCCTCAGCACTGACCTGCACGCGCGCCCCGGTTTCCGTGATCGGGGCGCGCATGTCAGCGGACTGGTGTACAACAATGGCCCGTGGGGACAGTCCCGGAAGCCGACGCCGAGTGGGATCTGCTCGAGCGCCTGGACGCAGCCTCGAGCGACAGCACGAACATCCATAACGATCTTTGCGCCCAGTTCGACGGCGCGGGAACCCCGTGCTCCTGTGGGATACCCCGGCTGCTGCGCGACGCCGCGGCGTTCGCGCGTGATCTCGCCGTCGAGGGCGTGATCCGCCAAGCCCGGCGCGCCGCCTGACCAGCGTTGCAGTGTCCGCAACACCGCGTCGAGTTGTTCAGTTCAATTCGACATCGGGCGCTGTGACAATCTCCCGGAACGTGCACCCACATGGTTCGAACCGCCACTCGAGCTCGGTCTGCGGCGCCAGCCAGTGGCCGTCCACGAAGTGCCGCAACGCTGTCGTCGCCTCCACCTGGTAGCTCGGCTCGATCCACCACCGCCGCCCCGGGAACGGCTCGAACCACCGGCCGCCATGCCCGTTCGGGCACGCAGTCCCCGTCTCGCGCGCCCGGATCGGGACCAGTCGCGCGTCGAGCGGGTGCAGGAGCGGCGGCGGCAGGTAATCCCCCACGAACGGCACATGCTCGCCGTCGTGGCGCCACCACAGTCCGCACGGGTGGGCGTCGGAGTCGATCCACACCAGACCCGGGCAGGCGTGCCGCTCGTCCACCGGGGCGCGGGTCACGCCGCCGCGTTCCCCTCGCTCATCCGCGCGCCCACCCCGGCAGCCCCTCGCGGATAACGTCGTCGCCCGGCTCGGTGCCGGAGGTCAGCCACCACCAGTCCGAGCCCGGCTCCCGGTACGCGGTCCCAGGCCAGTGCGTGTCGTCGTAATCGGTCGCGAGCGTCACCGGCATGCCGAGTCCGTCCCACGCCGGGTCGTAGTCGTCGTCCATCGCCCCGCCGAGATGCAGGGCCTCGTCGGCGTCGGCGCACAGGAACCGGGTCACGGTGTCGGTGACCGAGTCGTAGCGGGCGTGGCGGATCGCGCCGTCGGGGAAACGCACCCAGGTTCGGAAGCGCATCAGCCGCCCCCAACGATCTCGAACAGGCACCCGCACGGCCCGATCCGGAACCAGGCCGGCTCGCCGCGCCCGACCTCCACCGACGCGGCCACGGCGCGGCAGCGCGGGCAGAGCACCGGCCGCCCCACCGGGTCGTTCAGGGCGATGTCCAACCAGACGTGCAGGAACGCCGTCGCGGGCAGGGCGGGCATCGGGGTGGACGGTGCGCCCTGGTAGGCGGTCACCTGGTCGCTCACGGCAGGTCTTCCGGCCGCGCATAGCGGCAGTCAGGGTCGACGCAGGCGTGCACGGCCTGCGACGGGGCGTAGAACATCGGCTTGCCGTCCGCCGGGCAGGTGCAGCGCTCGTCGCAGCGGTGACGGCGGCGCTCAGGTTCAGCGATGCGCGGGGGCGTCGGGTCGAACTCGCCGAACACCCCGTTCCGGTCGCGCCGTAACTGGCCGACGTAGGCTGGCGCGGCCCACGCCTGGCCGTACGCGCTAGAGAACCTCAACTCGGCCAGCCCGTCCATCAGCGCCTGGTGTGCGGCCTCTCGTTCCGCCGCGGTGGTGACGCCGTCAAGCGCCGGATCGTAACGCCCCGGCGCCCTGAACGGTTTGAACCCGAACTCGCGCGCCGCAGCGTCCGCGATCTCCTGTTCGTCGGTGGGTGGCCATACCCGCCAGTCGAACGGCTCGCCCGGCTGGCCGCGCCCAAGGCTTGGGTGAGCTTGTCGCGCACCTGCCCGGCCCACAGGGCGCGGTCGAGGGTGCCCCTGTCGCGGCGCCTGCATGTCGCGCGCTCACGGCGCTGCTGCGGGGTCGATGCGTCCCACATGGCACGCTCTCGGCACGCTCTGTAAGCGGCCCAGGACGTGTGCCCGCTCACGGTTGCCGCCTCCAATCGGCGTTCCCGGTGAGCAGTTCCCGCGCCTTCGCGATCAGCGCCCCACCCGGCTCGTCCTCATGCTGGGCGAGCCACCGGTCCAGCAGCGCCACCGCACCCGGCCCCGACGAGCGGATCTCCGATTCGGTCGGCCCGTTCAGCGTCTCGATGCTGGTGTCGCGCACCAGCGTGAGCCGGTCGTTGCCGCCGAGCGGCAGGCGCAGCGTCACCTCCACGACGGGCTTGGGCAACGCACTGATGTGGGACGGGGGCGGGTCGGGGCGTGTGAAGTCCAGCGGCATGATGCGTTCGATCTTGCAGCCGACCAGCTCGCCAAACAGGGGGCTCACGCGGCCCTCCACGAGCAGCACGCCCCGGTCGCCGACGAGTTGGATCGTAAACTCGGTCATGCGGTGGCCTCCGGTCCGGCGAGCGCGAGTAGCCCCGCCTTGATCCGCTCCAGTTCGCCGGCGCTGACGCCTTGACTCCGGAGTAGGCGCGCGTACGGCCCTGCCGGCGCCACCGGCGCCGGGCCGGGCCGCGTCGGGATTTCGGCGGTCAGCGTCACGAGCACCGCATCACGGTCAGCCATCGGCGCCGTCCTCGTCCGGTTCCCAGATGCGCGCCAGGTGATGGATCACGCCTCGTGCCCACATGCGCGAATCCGGGTCCGGGCTGCGCGTCGCGATCCGCTCCAGATCCATCAGCGCGTCGGCGAGCGAACCGCACTGGTCCAGCACCCGCGCCGGGTCGTGCCGGGCGATGTGGTCGGCGTCCGCCTCGTCATACACGCCGCCACGGCCGCCCGCGCTGACGACCCAGCGGTACAGGGTGCGCGGGCGTCCCGGTGGACTCTGATCCGAGCGCACCTCGAACTCGTCGCACTCGTCGATGTCCGCGACCTTCTCCCACCGCCCGGGCGTTGCGGCCCTGGCGGCCTCCCCGTCCTCGACGAGATGTACGCGTATCCGCTCGGCCGCGCGCTCCGCTGCGGCCTGCAGGGGCGCTTCGATCGCGTTGAATCTGGTCACGCCGCCCTCCCGAGTGCCACCTCGGACACGACCTTGAGCAGGTCATCCACTCGGCCGCGTTCCTTGTCGTAGTCCGACCGCAGCATCCGCGCGTCGTCCACGCCCGAGTAGTGGGTGCGCAGCGCCTCCATCAGCGCGATCGCCTCGTCGTGGCCCAGAGTCAGCGTCGGCGGCACCGCGTCATAGGGGTCGAACTGATGCCACTCGGTGTGCATCCGGTACTCGTCGCCCTCACCGGACGAGACGACCCGCAGGATCCGGCGCGGGATGTCCGGCTCCGCGCCGTGCAACACCAGGGAGATCGCGACCGCGCCGCCGTACTGGGCGTGCGCCACATACGCGCGGATCATCGGCCACTCCCGTCCAGGTCCGCGTGCAGCAGCAGCGCCGCCTGGTCCGCGTGAAGGCGCAGCGACGCGAGCAGGTCCCGCCGCTCCTCGTCGCTCGCTTGCGGCCAGCGGTCCAATGCCGTCGCGGTCACGTCTTGGACGTACCGCAGCGCCTGGGTCTGGGCGGTGGTCAACGGCCGATCAGTTGCCATGGCCCCGATGGTGGCACTGTGGTGCGCAGCGATCCAATCGAACGCTTCTGGCCAGAGTCGCGCAACGAAGCGATGACGAAAGGCGACGCCACGCAACGAAACGCGCGATGTGGCGGGAAACGATTCGCGCCTAGGCGGGCGGGCGGCTATCGTCCCGTCCAGTACCTGGCGCACGCGCTCGACGGGTCGAACAGGGATCGGTTATCCATTGCTTGGGTTCCTTTCCGGTCCCAACGCCCACATCCGTTCCGCCTCGGCTACAACTGAACAGCGAAGGCTTGGGAGCGGGTCGAACGAGTGTCGCTTACCTCTTTCCCAGGAAGGACGTGGGTTCGAATCCCACCGGGGCGCGCAAGCGCCCTGTCGTCTAGCGGCCTAGGACATTAACGCGGTACTCACCCCCACATCCGCTCCACGCTTTCGAACCCCACATCCGCCCCCTGTGGCGGGTCGAACCCGGAGGCACCCGTGTCCCGTGACCCCCTCGCGGCCGTCACCACGCTGCGCACCCCGCAGACCCAGCCCATCCCCGGCGCCACCGGCCAGGTACAGAACAACGCCGGCGGCTACACCTACGCCAAGGACACCTTCACCCGCCTCGAGGATTTCTTGATCATCGGCACATCGGGCGGAACGTACTACGTCGGCGAGCAGAAGCTCACCCTCGACAACGTCCAGGTCGTGTACGACGCCATCGCGCAGGACGGGCCCCGCGCCGTCGCCCTGGCCGTGGACGTCTCCGCCGGACATCCGCCGCGTGCACCCAAGAACCACCCCGCGCTGTTCCTGCTCGCCGCCGCGATCACCCGCGGCGACCTGGACACCCGCCGCGCCGCCCGCGCGGCGCTGCCGAAGGTCGCACGCACCACCTTCCACCGGGCCGTGTTCTTCGGCTACTGGAAGAACGCCCACGGCAAGCCCTCCGGCGCAGGATCCTCCCCGAAGATCGGACGCCTCACCCGTGGCGCGTTCGCTGACCTGTTCCTGGGCGACGCCCCGGACCGGATCGCGTTCCAGGCGTGCAAGGCCATGGCCCGCAAGACCCCCACCGGGGAGCCCTTCAGCCTGCGCGACCTGCTGCGCATCGCTCACCCGAAGGCCGAGAGCGAGCAGCGGCGGGTGCTGCTGGGGTGGATCGCGGGCAACGTCACCGACGAGACCGCACGGGAGGTACTGCCGAGCGTGGACGCGTTCCTGACCGCGAAGGCCGTCACCACGCCGAAGGACGCGGTGCGGGTCGTCACAGAGCGCGGCGTGCCGTGGGAGTTCCTGCCCGACGCCGTGCTCACCTCGCCGCAGGTGTGGGAGGCGCTGGTCGACACGGTCGGGATGACCGCGCTGATCCGCAACCTGGCGCGGATGACCCGGATCGGGGCGCTGAAGCCCATGGGCGACGCGACCCGGCGCGCCGCAGCCCGGCTGACCGACCAGTCGGCGCTCGCGGCCGGGCGCATCCACCCGCTGGACGTGTTCCTCGCGCTGCGGGTCTACGGCTCCGGGCGCTCGCAGCCCAACCCGAAGGTGCCCGTACAGACGTGGGCGCCGGTCCCGGCGATCAGCGACGCACTGGAGGAGGCGTACGAGCTCTCCTTCGGGCACGTGCAGCCCTCCGGCCGGCGCCTGCTGGTCGCGGTGGACTCCAGCGGATCCATGTCCGGCGCCTGGGGCGCGGCGGTCACGGTCGGCGGTTCGCCGATCGGGTCGCCGTACGAGGTCGGGTGCGCGATGGCGGTCATCATGGCGCGGATCGAGCGCGGCAACGCGCACGTCATCGACGTGGACACCTCCGTGCACGCCTCGCGGGTCACTGCGCGCACGAACCTGCGGGAGATCGCGTCGTGGCGTCCGTCGGGCGGCGGCACGAACCTCGCGCTGCCGTTCTCGTGGGCGTGCCGGCAGGGGCTCGCGGTGGACGGGGTGCTGGCGCTCACGGACAACGAGACGTGGCAGGGCGGTTCGCATCCGGTGCAGGAGCTCGCGGCGTACCGCGCGGCGGTCAATCCGGCGGCGCGGCTGGTGGTCGCGTCGATGACGGCGGCCGGGCATTCGATCGGCGACCCGCGCGACCCGGGGGTGCTCGCGGTCGCGGGGTTCGACGCGTCGCTGCCGCAACTGGTGACGGGGTTCGTGCGCGGCTGACGGGCGCACAGGCAGGGCATACTCGGTGAAACAGATCACTGCACGAGAAGGCAGCGTCATGGCAACCGGCACGGTCAAGTGGTTCAACGCCGAGAAGGGCTACGGCTTCATCGCCGTGGACAACGGCTCGGATGTGTTCGCGCACTACTCAGCGATCCAGGCGGACGGGTTCCGCGAACTGGCGGAGGGGCAACGCGTCGAATTTGATGTGGAGAAGGGGCAGAAAGGTTTGCAGGCGGCGAACATCCGTCTCGCCTGACGCCATGCGCCGACGTCGGCGCCGGGAGCTGACCGCGACGGTCGTCTACGCCAGCGCGTACGTCACCGACGCCGGGGGCGCCCGCGTCTCGTTGTCGTGGCTGCCAGCGCCCCTGGAGACGGTCCACGCGATCGCGGACGAGGCACTGGTGAAGGTGTACGCGTACGCGTGGGACCGGGTCGGGCGCGAGGTGTCGTTCGCGGTCGACGTGGTGGCGCTGGTCGAGGCGGAGGCGCAGGACCTGCTGGACGCGGCGCTGGACCGGCTGTGGGCGGACGTCAGGGCCGGGCGGGTCGAGCGGGGTACGCACGCGGACCGGTGGGGCGAGGTGGCGACCTCGGCCGAGGCGCGCGAGCGGCTGCTGGCGGCGTTCTGGCGGGGCGAGTTCGCGGCACTGGAATCGAAGGCGCGGGCCAACTACTAGCTACCGACTAGTAGGTCCCGGATTGGGAGTTCACCCGGAAAAGCGACAGCGGCCCCGGGTCGCCACCGGGGCCGCTTCTGCGCCAGGCGTTGTTGCGCCGTCAGCCTACCGCACCTCCCGGGGCGTCCGCGCAGGTCGGCGAGTTGTTTCCAGTTGTTGCGCGCGCCGCCCGAGACTGTCCGAACCTGTCCGACGGGCCACTTGGGCTGTCCGCCCGGACACTTCGGGGGTTCGCTCGCGCACGCCACCGTTCGGCGACGGCCACTCGGCGCTACCGTGGGCCGCGTAGGGCGCTCGACCGGGGTTGAGCAGGTGCCGCCCCTCGCTGATTGGGGGGCGGCGCTGCCGTCTTCGGGGGAACGCGAACGGCGCCCTACGGGGGTAGGGCGCCGTTCTGCGCGGACCCAGAGGGCCTTGGCCGGCACCGCGCCCGGGTCGGGATGTCGAACGTGGGCGTCGCGCGACGCCACATACGACGATACCGAAGGGAAGTTGAACTGAAGGCCTTCGACTTCAAGCCTGAGGGCCGAAAGTTGGATCCGATACCCGCGCGCACGCCTTGAGCGCCTGATCCGCCTGATGCCTGCGCCCCGCCGCCATGTGGTCGATCAGCCATGGGTGGCGGTGCAGGTAGAGCGTGATCCCGAGTCTGCGGGTCCGCATCCGCTCGTACTGCGCCCGGTCGCCGCCGTCGGCGAGACGGGTGCACGCGGCGTGGGCGCGGTCCCACTCGACCTGCGCGTCGATGAGGTCTCGCGGGATCGCCCAGTCAAGGCCGTCGTGCTCGAAGGGGACGGTGCCAGCGGTCGCGGTCTCCATGCGCTCATCCTGCCAGCGGGTGGCGACAACTCACCGCTCCGGCACGTACGTCGCGGCCGGCGGAGTCTCCTGCTGCTCCGTGACCAGCGGCGGCCTGGCGACGCCCTTCGGCGAACGCTGACCCGTCCCAGTGCGCGACCCGAGTCCGGGCCGCATCAGCACCTCGGGAAGCGGCCCCATCTCGCTCACGGACACGTTCCCGGCGGTGTAGCCGCCCTTCTCCGGCCACACGTACCGCTCCCGCTGCTTGCGTGCGCGCCGGCCGTGACCCCAGTCGATCAGGTCCGGGTCCGCGTGCAGCTCGACGAAGTCCGGCTCGATCAGGCCCAGCGCGACCTCAAGCGCCCGGACCCGGCCCGCTGCCTCCCGGTGGCGTCGTCGGCGCAGCGCACGCACCAGCAGGCGCAGCGGCCAGGTCACCGCCGCCTCTTGGGGCAGCGGCAGTCGGGCTTGACGTGCACGAGCGACTCGCCAACCGTGTAGCACTTGCCGGCCGGGCTGCCGATCCGCAGGGACGGCGCCGACAACATCTGTGCGGCGAGCAGCGATATCTCGCCCAGTCCGGGCCAGTACACGGGCTGTTGCAGGGCGGCGTACTCGGCCGCTGCGGCTTCGACCTCGTCGCGCAGTCCGAGGTCGTCGATCTCCCGCTCGATCTCTTCCAGGCTCACGCCAGCCTCCACTCGTCCTCGACTAGCTCGCTCATGCCGTCAGCTCCCTGCGTACGACCTCGCCCGCGACGACCACGTCCGGGCGCTCAGTGAACTCCGCCGGCGCCCACGCCGCGCACCACCCGTCCTCGCCCGCGTACTCGGCCGCGTCGAGCAGCAGCGTCTCGCACGGCCACACGGTCGCGCACACCCGGCACGTGTCCCCGGCGGTCGAGTGCAACTCCAGGCGCCGCTGCTTGGCGGCGACCGTGCGCAGCACTCGCGCGGGCTGCCAGTCGAGGATGTGCTGCGCGGCCCCGGGGTCCGAGTCGGTGGCGAACGTGCCGCCCCAGGCGTCGCCGTCGTCGTCGACCCGCACGCCCATGTCGATGGTGCAGCTCGCCATCAGGCGCCAGGTCCCGGAGTTGTACTGCGTCGCGAACCGCGCGGTGCCCGCCTCCTGCTCGTAGCGTTGGCGCAGGAACACGGCGAGGCCGTCAGCCACCGTCCGTCTCCTTCGGCCCGAACAGCCGCAGGCCTGCCGCGTCCATCGCCTTGAATCCGGCGGCCATGTCCGCGGACGTGACCGGGTGCGGCGCGTCGGGGCCGGCCACCTCCACGCCGAGTTCCTTCGCGATCGACTCGACCGTTTCGCATGGCCAGTCCACGTTGTCGCCGCCCATGGGGTAGACGCAGTGCCAGCAGATTCGTTTGCCGCCGTTCCACTGCGGCTGGTGCAGGTCGAGCACGGCGATCAGCGCGGCGTGGCTGCGGCGCATCCACTCGCCCCACGGCTCGACCGTCGGCACCGGGGTAAGCCACGCACGGACCGCCGCGTCCAGATCGTCAGCCATCGACGTCCCCGCCCTCTTCCCGCACGATCCTGGCCGACTCCCGATAGGCCAGGGCCGCCGCGTCGCACCGTTCCCGGTCCTTGTCCGTGTCCGGCATTGACAGGATCACCCGCTCCAGATCCTCGGCCAGCTTCTCCATCCGCCGCGCCGCATCCTCGGCAGTCCGCGCTGACGCCCATCGCCGTGCCGCAGTCAGCTCGTCCGCGTCAGTCATCATCAGCTGCCTCGCGCCGGGCGTCGTCCGGCTGCCGGATCGGCCAGTCGCCGGATGCGATGGCCGCGAGTTGTTCGGGTGTCGGGTCGTGCGGCAGTCCGCCGACTACGTACTGGTGGGCTCGCGGCTCGGGGCGTGGGTCGCTGTCGAGCGTGATCTGCTGGTAGGTGCCGGGCAGTGCCGTGAACGGGCCGCCGACCGTCTGGCAGGTGTCGGTGCACTCCGAGGCCAGGTGCGGGGTGTCGGATATCGGCAGGTGGTACAGGCCGGATATGGGGGCCGTGAACCGTTCAGTCATCGCTCGCCGCCTGCTGTTCGCGCAGTACCGCGGTCGCGGATTCGAGCACGGCCTGCCGCGCCCGCTCAAGTTCCTCTTCGCTGACGCCCGCTAAGTACGTGACCCGCACCGGCTCCGAGGGCACCTGCACACCCGTGAACGGTCGCTGGTCGCCTTCACGCTTGAGCTGAAGCGGCCCACCGCCGGCTTCGGTCCACGCGACCCGGAACCGGATTATCTCCTCGTCGGTGGTGTCCGGCGGGAACTCGACCGAGGCCATCGGCCGTGGCGCGGCGAGCAGGCCGTCAAGGTCCGGGGCGTTGATCGGCGTGACCCGCCAGCCTTCCGCCGCGAGCAGGTCGAGGAACAGGCCGGCGCCGTGGCTGCTGGACGTCAGCCCGTGCAGCCGGTGGTTCCACTCGTCGAGCACGGTCGCGACGGTGGATGCGGGGCCGTCGAGTTCGGCGAGTTCCGCGCGGGTGAGGGCGTCCAGGTCTTCGTGGTCGTCGTCACTCATCACCAGCCTCCGCGTGCTCCCGGTTCCACCAGTCCACGGCCGCGTTCACCATCGCGTCGCTCAGTGTCTCGCCGGTCCAGGGCATCCCGGCCGCTCCCCGGTGCGCCTCACGGTACGCGTCCAGCACCTGCCGGTGTTCGTCGTCGAGGGGCAGTCCGGCGCAGACCGTGGACACGCGGCCGGGCGGCACAACCGGCTGGGCCGCGTCCGCGGGGACGAGGAAGTCCGAGGCCGGGCGCAGTCGCGAGAAGTGCTCGAGCATCTCGTCGAGATCCATCGAGCGCTCAGCGACCGCGATCGGGGGCGGTTCCGTTGGCGCCGGGTCGCTGTCCGCAGCCTCGGCCTGCGCGCACGGCGAGCACAGCGGCAGGTCCCGCACCCCGCCCGAGGGCAGCGGATGCTTCAGGGTCGTGGTCGCACGGGCGTCGCACGCGTGCCCCGGATCAGCGCCGCACACGTGGGCGCAGGTGTTGCCGTAGGACTTCCAGTCCCGGTCGGCGTCGGTGAGCGGGACCGCGGCGGACATGTCGCGGTCGTCGTCGAACCGGGTCGGGCCGCGTGAGGCCGCGGGCGCCGGCGCCAGTCGCCGCGACGCGCCCATCTGCATCAGCGCTTCGGCGAACTGCGTGGTGTCCGCCGTGAGTTCGATCACCAAGTCCCGCGGCTCGGGCCGCGCGTTCATCACGGACGCGATCAGCCGCTCGGTCAGGCTCCCCATCGTCTCGGTGGCGGCCGCGATGGGCTCCATGGCCCGACTCAGCGCCTCGGCGGCTTCGCGCACCGGCCCGTGTAGGCGCCCGACCAGTTCGGCGTAGGTGGCCCGGTCGATCTGGAACTCGCCGCCGACCGGGTTGCCCGCAGCGTCGAACACCGTGCACGAGATCCCCAGGCCGCTTCTGGCCTCTTGGTCGAGGCGGAACGTGCCGTCCGGTTCCCGCACACCGGAGATCAGCGGGCTGTCGAGGCCGCTGGCAGGGTCCATCGCCACGATCGGGAACGCGGCGCCCCGGGCTGTTCGGTTGTCACCCGCTCATTGTGACGCGCGCCAGGCGCATCAAGTCGTCAAGTAGCGACCTGCGGCGATGGGCGCAAGGGATCGTTTTTCGCACTTCCCCGTCAAGGAAGTTCGTCGTCCGGCACGGCCGGTTTCGGCGTCAGCGCCGCAGCGCGCAGGTACTCCGGCAGCAGCGCGGCCGCCTGCCGTACCGCCTCGGCGATTTGGCTGCTCTGCGCCCACCCGTGCCATTCGAAGCCCTCACGGGCGACCAGGCCCGGCGGCGGGGTCGCGGGCGTGACCCGGTCTTCGAGCAGCCGCACCCACCCGAAGCGCGCCTTGCCCGTGGTTCGCCCGCCCGGTTGCCGCCACGCCCCCTGCCACGCCGCGAGGACCGCCCAGGACCCGTCGGGTAGCGGCGCCCGGGCGAGGACCACGAACTCGGTGTGGCCGCCACGGCTGGCCTTGTTGTGCGCCTCGACGTTCAGGCGCCGCCAGAGTTGCGCGCCCGGCACTTGGATCAGGTCCGGGGCCGGCGCGTCGACCTCGGGCAGGATCGGCGGCTCGACCCAGCGGCCGACCCGGTCAGGCATCGTCTTCCTCGACGCGCAGCCGCACGACGTCGTACGGCCACGACGGAAACCACGACCTCGCGATGGACTCCGTTAGGCAGTAGTACGCGGGCGGCAGGTTGTACGGGGTGCCGTCCTCCCGGCGCGGACCGAGGTCAGCGCGGTAGTAGGCGGGTGTGAACGGGCGCTGCATGCGGCGCAGCTCCGCGTCGGGGTCAGGCATCGGCCGCCGGCTCGTCGAGGAACTGCGCGAACGACCCGAGGTAGACGGTGTCGCCCCGCTCGGCGTCCGCGACACCCTCCCGGATCTGCTGCGCCAGCTGCGGGTCGTCGTGAACGAGGCGCTCGCGTTCGCCGATGTACGCGCGGATCAGCGGGTACGCGATGTCAACGCAGGCCATGGCGTCGCGGTGCTTCGTTTCCGTGTTCATGGTCTGCGGTTCGATCCAGTTCCCGATCTGCTTGCGCAGCTCGGCGGGGATCGGGTTGTCGGCGGCGAGCGCTTCGGCCTGCTCGAGGCCGGTCGGCTCGGCGGGGTAGGTGGTCACGCGCCTATCGTGCCACCGCGCGGACCGACCAGCCCGAGGCGGATCGCAGCGTTCACCGCGCGGGCGTAGCGCTGCAGCGTGGACAAGCGCGGGTCGCTGCCGCCGGACTCCAGATCCGACACCGCGGACTGGGTCGTGCCCATTCGCTCGGCGACCTGCGACTGACTGAGCCCGCGCGCCTTGCGCTGCTCGACGAGGCTGCGCAGCAGAGCGGCGCGCGCCTCGGCGTCTTCGTAGGCATCGGCGAAAACCGGATCATGCTGCTGCTCGGCGATGAACACGTCCAAGGCGTCACTCATCCACGCGTCGCCCCCTGAATCCCGGGGATGTGTGTCAACGTCATCTGCTGCCCGGTGACCGGGTTCGAGTTCTCGGTGCACATCGGCCACACGGGCGTGCGGATCCGGATGCGGGCGCCGTGCGACGCGATCAGGGTCACCGGCGGCGGCTGCGGGTGCAGGAACGCCTCGACGGCGTCACGCATGATCTCGGACAGGGTGCGTCCGCTGTGGTCGGCGAGGTGGTTCAACCGCGCCGCGAGGGCGTCGGGCACGCGAGCGGATACGACGCGGGTCTCGCCGGTCATCGCAGCCTCAGCGTGGGCGTGGCGGCGCGCAGGGGTCGGTGGTGCACGAGCCCGACGGGGTGGGCGTCGCGGCGGCTGCGGGTCTCGGCTTGGATGCGCAGTGCGTGCGCGATCCGCTCGCCGGGCGAGACTGGTTGCGTGGTCACGGCTCCAGTGTGCCGCCTGCGCGACGCTGGCTGGCTCAGTGCGCGTGGGCGCTCTGGTACCGGTCGATCAGTTCGCGGCTCAGGCGCCCCCTGTCGTTGACCGCGATGCCCTCGCTGCGCGCCCAGGCCCGCACGTCGTGCGTGCTCGGCTCTGGCGGCGCGGACGCCACGACCGGGCGGGCGGGCGCTTTGGGTGCGGGACGCCAGACGCGCGGCGCCCGGGCGTGCTGGCCGCGCACGCGTCGGCCGGCGTCGGCGTATCGGCTGACGGTTGCGCGAAACGCGGCGGCGTTCTCGTCGTTGAGGTCGATCTGGTAGTTGGTGCCGTCGAGGCTGAACAAGACCGTTTCCGCGGCTTCGCTCTCGGGGTCCAAGTCGTCGGTCAGCACCACACGTTCGATGCGCATCAGGGTGATCCTTTCCGGGTTGGGTGGCGCGGGTGTTTCTTGTCTTAGCACCCGGTTGATGGCGCGTCAGGAGTTTCCTCGGATTGCACGCGACCGGGTGACGCGGCCACGCTGCTCGAGCTCGCCCGCACCGGCAGGATTTAGAACGTGGCGGGCGGGAGCAGCGGGTTCTTCGGCCGGGACGCGAACCCCTGGCGCATCATCTCCGCGGCTGCCCGGGGCGTCAGCGGCTGCGGAGACCAGAAGTCGCCCTGGAATCCGAGGCGTACCAGCTCGACCAGGCCCAGATCCTCGTCCTGCGGGAACGGGTGCTCGGCCAGTTCGTGGCGGCACAACTCCTCGATCACGTCGTCACGGTCGTAGCGGCGGCTGGGAAGCGTGAACACCGGTGTGTCCGGGTGGCTGCGGCACCAGTAGTTGACCGCGCAGTCCTGCGCCGTGGCGAAATACCGGCCCGTGATCGGGTACTCAGCCGGCCGAGCCGTCACCGTGGAACTCCCGTTCATGCGCCTGCACCGCCTGGGCGATCTCGGTTTGGTGTTCGTTTGGCGGCGGCGCGACCACGATCAGCGGCGGGTTCGGGTGCTGCACGCAGAACACCACCGTGTCGTCGCCGTTCATGTCCGCCATGTACCGCGGCGGCGGCTGGGGCGTGGAGCACGCGACGTGGACCCGCGCGGCGCGCATGGCCCCGTCCTCGGTGTCGTGGGTGAGCGGTGCGCGGAACCCGCAGGAGCACGCGGGCCGGAACCCGGCGCCTGTGGGTTCGGCGAACGGTTCGTGTGTGGCGTCCGGGTCGCCGAACCAGTCGGGCGTGGTCTGCGGCTCGTCGGCGGTCACCCGTCCAGTATCCCGCCTGGTGGCGCAATGATTGAGACATCGGGACACGTCACGGCACGATTACCGCGAGGTCGACCAGCCGGAACGCCATGGCCTCGTAGGAGACGACGAACAGCTTCGCGAGGTCCTTGGTGAGCCGGTCCCGGTCGGAGCCGGTGTCGGCGCCGTCCAGCCAGCCGCGCACCTCTCGTAGCACTAGGGGTGCGGGTATCAGTAACTCGGCGGCGAAATGGTTCGCGGCGCGTTCCTGCTCGATCGTGGCGCGGGCCGCCGGGCGTTTCCCGCTGCCGCCGTCGCGGATCTCATGACAGATCACCAACTCGTACTCGTGCAGGCGTACATGGCCGAGGGCGTGCGCGAGGGCGAAACGCTGACGCGGGCCGCCGTGGCTGCTGTTCACGCCGATGACCTGCTCGCCGTAGGCGGATTGCAGCGCGAACACGACCGCGTCGGTGCCGTCGTGGCGCTTGCCGACCCGTTTCGCACCCAGGCGCAGGGTGATCGATTCGACCGGGACGGGCACGGTGGCGTCGGGGTGATGCTCGGCCAGTACCCGTTCGGCTTCCGCGCGGGCCGACGCCGCGATCGTTCGGGCGGTCACTCGGGTTCCCGCGCCGGTCGTGTGACGCGCATGTAGTCGTGCGTCCGTATCTGTTCATTGATCGGGCCGCACGCCCCCGGTTCCTCGACCGTGTAGCCGGCGTCACGCAGGGCCCGCATGATCCGGTCGCAGCCGTAGCGCCAGTTACTGCCGTGGCCGAAGAAGGAGTCGATCCATTCGGTGAACACGCAGTCGGGGTGGTCTTTCCAGGAGGCGGCGGCGTATCCGGGCTGGCGCACGGGGTCGTTGAACGGGTTGGTCGCGAGGTGGTTCATCTCGTAGGCGGGGAGTCCGGCTTCGGCGAGCACGGCACCGATTTTCGCGACGCGCCAGCGACGGGTCTCCTCCAGCGTCTCGCGCTCAGTCATCGTCTGCCTCGCGCGGATTGAGCCGCCGGTCGCACCAGCCGCACAGGAAGCCTTCCTGCGTGTCGTAGAGCGCCGGGTTGTGGCCGCAGTACTCGCACAGTTCCGGCGCGTCGTCGGGTGTCTCATTGTCCCAATCATTGCGCCACGCCGACCCGCCGAGCACGTCATCCACGTGTCGCCGCACAGCGGCATTCTCGGCCTTGCGCCGCGTCTTGGGGTCCACGGGTCCGCCCCCGCCGCAGCACGGACCGAGGGTGCGTCCGGTGCGGCAGGACGGGCACTGCGAGAAGTAGCGGCCGGCCATCCGGTCGCGGCGCGGCAGCGGGACTGCGGTCACGTCGGCTCCGGCGCCCCGGACTCGGCCGCCACGCCCGCGCAGGCGGCGTGCACGGCAACCGCGGCGCCGGTGCACCAGGTCTTGCCCTCGGCGCGCACCTCGGGGTCGAAACCGACCAGCACGAGCGTGATCGGGGCGTCGACGAGCCAGCCGTCGCACACGGGGCAACGCTCGCCGACGAGCGGATGATTCGGGGTGAGGTCGCGCACCCCGCCGACGGTGGTGATGGGCGAGTCGGAGCGGGCACGGATCGGGATCACGGATTCTCCTCGGTTGCGGGCGCGGCCTGTCCAGTGTGGTGCAGCCGGTTGTGCTCGCGGGCGAGCCCCACGATCCGGGGCAGCGGCATGCTCCCGTCCCACATCCCGGCGAGGCTGGTGCGGTTGACCTGGTCCGGGCCGTGGTCGGCGGGTTCGCGGTCGCAGCGTAGTTCGTTGGTGCCGCCGCGGCTCGTGTGGACGGTGAAGGCGGCGAGGTCGGCTTCGAGCGTTTCGGCGTCGCGCACCAGGTACGCGAGCACATGCCGGGCGCCGGGCGATTCGACGATGACGCTTTGGCCGGCGAGCCAGCGCAGCTTCTCGGCGAGGCTGGTGTCGCGCACCGCGGGGTCGATGATCGCGGCGCCCTCTTCGGGGTCGGCGGTCGGCTCTTCGTGGACGGCGTCGCTCATGGCGCTACGCCTTCCCTCTGCGCCTGGTTGGCGTGCCACTCCAGGCGCCCGGCCGCGGTCATACCGCTCACCTCGATCAGCGGCGCGTACCGCTTGGCGAGGTCCATCGCCACAGCGAACGGCAGGTAGTGCGCCTCACGCCACGCGGCCGCGGTGTCCCGGGCGGTGATGCCGTTGTGGTCCCAGGAGCCGTCCCGGCCGAGAGTCGCGCCACAGGGACCCGACCGCCGCTTGACCGCCCAGCGGTCGCCCGGGCCCCGGTGTTCGACGGTGAGTTCGTACAGGTCCGCGTCCGGGGCGTCCTCGGGCATGCAGGTCACGGCGTACACGATGGGCCGGGCGACCGGGTTGTCCGGGCGTGGGTCGTCGAACTCGGGCATGTAGTCGGTGGTCACCGCGACGCCCCTTCCTGTGGCGATGCCGGTTGTCTGCGGGCGAGCACGAACCCGTCCGCCGCGAGCGTGTGCAGCACGTCCCGCGCGACCCGCCGGCACTGCTCGCCGGTCAGTAGGGTGACCTCCGAGAGGCGGTTCATGACGAGGCGGTGCGCCCGGTCGTCGTCCGGGGCTTCGGCGAGCTCGGCCCCGATCCTTGCGCCGAGTGGTTCGCGGTAGACGGTGACGGGCCGGTAGCAGTCCGGCGGGTCGGCTTGGGGTGGCATGGTGCCGGCGTGGCAGACGTCGATGCCGCCGACGCTGGCGCGGCCGGTGACGGGCCGTCCGCAGTGGCCGCACAGCGGACGATCGTTGGTTTCGGTCACGGCGTCGGCTCCAGTTCTGCGAGGGCGGGCGACTCTGCCGATGCGGCAGCCAGGGTCGGCAGCGGCGGGATTGTCCGCGCGAGGAACCCACCCGGCTCCAGCGTGAAGTGCGGGGCGGGCTCAGCGTCCCACCACGACCTCATCGCGGTGACCGTCTCGGTTTCCTGGGTGCGCTTGTGGGTGAACGTCACCTCCCGCTCGCCGGTCTTGCGGGTGACGATCCGGCCGCGTTTCGCGCCGTCCGGGTAGTCGTTCCAGTTGATGCCCGACTCCCACAGCAGTTGCTGCTTCTGGTCGCTGTTCACCCCGTTGAGTTGCTTATGCGAGAACAGGGCCTGCGCCGCCATGGTGATCGAGTTTCGGACCGCGTCGCGTTGGCGCCAGATGAAGTAGTTGCCGACCTCGGCGGCGTCGGCGAGGGTGAACACCCTTGCGTCGAACGTCGCGAGACGGTCCGTGCCCGGGGCGCCGTTGGGTCCGTCGTAGCGGCGTGCGTTCAGGGCCGCGGTCGCGGTGGCCGCGGCGATGGACACCATCTTCTGCACCTCGCCGCCGAACCAGGGCTCGGTGCCGTGGGTGGCGAAGTCGGTGAGCAGCACGCTGATCTCGTCGGACTGCACATACGCGAACGCGGCGCCGGAGATCTCCGCGCAGAGGGCTGCGGCGGTGGCGTCCATGTCGTCCATGAAGGCGTAGTCGAAGGGCTTGTCGGCGCCGCGCAGGTAGGAGTGGAAGGCGCGTCCGTCGCAGCGGATCAGGGTGTAGCAGCGGCGCGGCAGCACGGTGTGGGCGGCTTGCTCGTATCGCTTGACGCGGTCGCCGAGCGCGGTCTTGTCGGTCACGCGGACCCTCACTTATCCGAGGTCGGGGCGGATGGGTTCGTACTCGGGCTTGTTCACGATCGCGCGGACCTCGGCGAGCAGCTTGTCCCACAGGGCGTCGTCGATGTCGTCCTGCCCGCTGTTGTGCCGGGAGACGGTCGCGTGGATCGTGGCGGTGCGGGTGTCGCGGCCCATGGTCAGCTCGTCAGGCTGCGCAGGTAGCGCTTGCCGAGGCCGTCCTTCACGGCGGCCTCGGGCGCCGCGGTCGAGGCGCCGACTTCCTCGTAGCCCCAGTCGAACAGGTGCCACACCTCGTCCTGCGCGTACTCGCGGATCAGGGTGTTGCGCGACTCGTCGGACAGCCCGTCAAGTTCGTCGTCGGGGATCTCGAACTCGCGCTCGACGCGGGAGTTCACGAGGTCGGTGTCGAGGTAGACCTTGAACTTGGCCATGATCAGTCCTCTCCGGGCTTGTCGCCCAGCTTGTTGAGCATCTGCTCGGGGTTGTCGGCGGCGACCTGCAGCGCCGCGGTCAGGACGTCGGACATGGACAGTCGGCGTCCGGCCGGTGTGGTGAGGTCCAGAACGGCTTGGCGCAGTTCGTCGCGGGCCGCCTCCGTGAGGTTGACCGAGACGAAGACGGTCTTGCGTGGGCTCATATCGCTACTGTAGCGGACAGTCCGTCACGGGTCCACGGCGTGGCGCCCAGTGCGGTCACGCGACCTCAGTCGTCGCGGGTGAGCCAGCGTTCGAGCCGGGGACCGAGGAATGGCGCCGCAGCCGCGTGGGCGGCCATGATGAGCGCGAAGTCGGTCAGCCAGCTCCCGGTGAACGTCGAGCCGTGCCACCGCAGGACCGCGGTCGCGCAGAGCCCGCCCAGGACGGAGTCGACTAGGGACCACAGGAAGTAGCCGGCGGCGACGGCGCGCCCGGTCACCGCTGCCCGGCTTTCAGCTGCTCGCAGATCTGCTCGGTGACCTCCTGGAGCAGCACCTCGTCGTCGGCCTGGTCGCCGAGCGCGTCGCGCGCCAGCTCCCGCGCCTCGTCCCACAGCAGGCGCCCGGCCGGGTCTTCCATGGTCGCGTCGCTCACTTGCCGGTCCATCCTGTCGTGCGGGCCTGGTCGAGCTCTTCGCGCGTCTCGGCGAGTTGCGCCTCGAGGTCCGCGACCCGCTCAAGCGCCTCGTCGCGCTCCTTCTCCGCCTGCTTGCGCGCCTCGTGCGGGGTGAGTTTCCCGGCGCGTTGCACGGTCAGCACGTATGAGTCGAACGACTCGGAGATCTTCACCTCGAACTCGACCCTCGCCGTCGGGAAGTCCACCCGCGTCTCGGTGTAGTTGGGTGCGTCCCCCAGCATCGCGCGGGCAGCGCCGACGAACAGGGCGCACATCTCGCGGGCCTCGGTGATGTCCATCTCGAAGCTGCCGCCGCGAATCTCCAGGGACCGCAGCCGCATGTCCTCCATCAGCCGGGCGGCCATGCGCTCGACGGCCTGATCTCCGAGGTCGTCCAGGCGCCGGCGCAGCTCCCGCAGGTCGGCGATCAGGGCTGGTGCCGACTCGCAGGCGATGCAGCCGTAGCGGCAGTTCGGGACGTGCGCGAGGATCCGCTCGAGACGGTCGTCGTCGAGCGGTTCACTGGTCATAGTCGGGTCCTCCGTGATCGTCATGCGGTCTCGTCTCCGTCCGCTTCGGGATCGTCGAGCTCCAGCGCCCGCTTCACATCGCCCACGTCGCGCCAGAACCTCTCCGGGTCGAAGAACGGCGAACGCTGCTCGCCGAGCTCGAACCCGTCCACCCGGAACCGGCTGCGCACCGTCGGCACCCCTTCCGGCCAGCGCGCGGCGTCGTGGCCGACGCGCCGCAGGACTTCGCCGACCTGCTCGGGCGTGACGGCGGGGGCGCCGTCGGGCTGCGCGATCTCGTCGAGGTAGACGTGGATCTCGATCTGGTCCTTCGCGATCGTGGAGTGCAGGTGCACGCCGAGCACGCCGCAGCGCAACTGTCCGGTGGCGGTGTCCTTCGCGCCGATCAGGTACGGGGACGGGGGCATGAGCGCGCCGTCGGGCATGGGGCTGACCGGGGGCACGATCAGGGTGAGGTATCCGGCGGTGGGTTCGACCACGATCCCGGCCAGCGCGCCATAGGGGGTCATGTCGGTCACGGATTCCTCCTGGGGTTGTTCGATGATGCCGCGCCGCCGGGACGCCGCGCGCGGGGATTGCCGGACCAGCTGACGCGCCTCGCCGCCGCGGGTAGCGTTGACGGCATGACCGCGCAGCCGATCGACCAGCCCGCGCCGCCCCGGGTCGCCAAGACCGTCGCCTCGATCCGCGCGCACCTGCCCGAACCCCTGCTCGAGCGGTTCCTCGACGAACTCGGTACCGCCGTGGACGCCGGCGACCTGGTAGCGGTGGACCTGGTCAAGCGCCGCTGGTGGGCGCAGGCGCTGGTCGAGACCGACCCGACACTCAAAGCGGACCTGTTGAAGCCGCTCGACGAGGTGGCGTGGCTGCCGAGCCCGTTCGCGCGCCGAGGTTGAGCGGCTACGACGAACTGTGGTCCGCCGCGGCGGTCGCCGACGTGCAGGCGCTGCCTACCGCGGTGCGCGACCAGGTCGAGGCGCTGGTGCGGGAGATCTGCCGGGACCCGTCGGGGCGCGGTTCGTTCGAGCCCCCGGACGTTCCGCGCACCCGGGTCCGCGATGCGGGGCTGCTCGCGGTGCAGTACCAGGTCGACGAGTTGGACCGGCTGGTGTACATCCGCCGTGTGACCTGGCGCGGCTAGGGCGCCATCGCGCCCGCCGAGATGCCGCAGGCGACCTGTGATCCGCCCGGCAGGTGCAGCACCGCCCCCATGTCGGTGATCTGCGCGAGGGTCGTGTCGTAGGTGTACGCCCAGGTGTTCGCGGTGACCTGCTCGTCGTGGCGTTGCAAGCCTGCGGGCCCGGACACGTGGGTGATTAGCTCCCCGGGCTTGGTGATCGTGAACCGGGTGACCGTGCGCCCGTCGGCGGTCTGGGAGTAGTGCATCCGGCAGGCGGGGTCGCCGTCCTGGTCCCAGGACGGCAGGTCCGACACGAGCACGGTGGGCGCGGGGGACGGGGGCTGCGTGGACGGCGCTGGCTTGGGCGGGGCGCTCGACGGTGGCGGCGCTGCGGGGGTGGAGGTGGCCGGCGCGGGCCTGCTCGGCGCCGCTGAAGACGCGGTAGCCGCGGCCGGTGTGCTGTGCAGCGATTCCTGGGCGCCCTGCACCATGCCGACCGCGACCGGGACCGCCGCGGCGGTCCCGACGGACCACAGGATGATGCGGGCGCGCTTGCGCATGGTTCCCCCCACGGGACGGCGACGGGGCAACCGTACGGCCGGACGGGGCCGCGCACGGCGAAGATGCAGAACCGTGACGTGCAGTCATCGCTGACCCGGCTCGCAGCCTTGGGCCGACGCGTCGCCCGGGCAGTCGCAGGGCGAGTTGAAGAACCACACGATGGCGCCGAGCAGTGGCACGGTGACGAGTTTCGACGCTCGCTCGCCGTCGCACGCGTCGATGGCCTGAGGCCGCCACCAGTACGTCACGCCCCAGGGCGGCCAGTACTGCCAGCGGCGCCCGTACAGGTGGCCCCAGCCGAACCACGAGTAGGGGACGGTGGGGCGGTCGTCGTCCGGGTTCGGGCGGCGCCAGGTGACGTAGGTCATCGGGAGTCCTCCCTCGCCGCGCCGTGGCATCGGTCCGCGAGGGGGCGCACGCCCTGAACCCCATCCCCGGAGCCGGCCGTGCAGGTCGATTCGTGGCAGGTAACCGCCGCCGCCCGGCTCCGGGGCGTGGCCTCACTTGCATATCTTCGCATTGCATCTCCTATACTGCTCGCACGGTTCGTGGCGCGGAGTGGCTGAAAACTCACCATTCCCTTGATCTCTCTCTGGAGACAGCCATGACCGATGCCACGATCAACATCAGCCGGATCGGCACCGAGACGATCCACGTCCCCATCGCCGGGACCGCGCCGCTGATCGTGCACAAGTTCAGCGAGAAGGCCAAGCGCCAGATGCTGGACAACATGCAGGGCCGCAAGGCGCCCAAGCAGAACAAGGACCCGCAGGGCGAGTACGAGGCCGCGTTCTACCGGCTCGCCGACGGCGGATACGGCTTTCCCGCCCTCGCGTTCAAGGCGGCCACCGTCAGCGGTGCGCGCCTCTTCAGCGGCGTCACGATGACCGCGCTCAAGCAGTACATGTTCTTCCGTGGCGAGATCGGCTCCGATGGCCGAGGGCTCGTGCGGATCGTCGGCGAGCCGGTGATGCGCGAGGACGTGGTCACGGTCAACCGCAGCGGCTCGGACCTGCGCTACCGGCCGCAGTTCCTGCCCTGGTCGGCGACGCTGGAGGTCACGTACGTCACCTCGGCGCTCACCCAGGAATCGGTGCTCTCGCTGATCGAGGCCGGTGGGGGTGGCGTCGGGGTTGGCGAGTGGCGTCCGGAGAAGGACGGCGACTTCGGCACCTATGTCCTGGACCCGAACCGCCCGGTCGAGGTAGTGCGCGGACTCCGCGAGCTGGTGGCTGCGTGAGCACCGACCTGCGTTCGGAACTGCTGGCGATCCGTTCACAGTACGGAACGCTCGCAGACAGGCACGTGGTGACCGCCGCGCGCGAGCCGTCGCATCCGCTGCACTCGCGGTTCGAGTGGGACGACTCGGCCGCGGGCGAGGCGTACCGGCTGCACCAGGCGCGCGAGTTGATCCGCAGTGTGCGGATCGCGTACCGGGAGGCCGACGAGTCGGGGCCGGCCAAGTCGGTGCGGGCGTTCGTGTCGGTGCCGTCGAAGGACGGGTACGCGTACGACCCGGCCGAGGAGGTGCGGGAGGATCCTTTTCGCAGCGAGTTGGTGTTGCGGGCGATGGAGCGGGAGTGGAAGGCGCTGTATCGCCGCTACAGGGAGTTCGAGGAGTTCGTGGCGATGGTGCGTCAGGACGTCGGCGGGGCGGATAGCGCCGCTGCGTGAGCGCGGCAGGCACGTCCTGGCGTGGTTGGGCACGGTGGTTTTGGCGCGGTTTGGCTTGGCATGGCCCGGCAGGCGGGGCGAGTTCGGGCTCGGCACGGATAGGCGCGTTGAGGCACGGCGAGGCTTGGCGGGTCCCGGCAGGCCCGGTTCGGTCGGACTCGTCCAGGCAGGGCGCGGATAGGCTAGGCCCGGCTCGGTGGGGCAGGTAGGGCATCGCGAGTCCCGGCGTGTCCCGTCCCGGCAGAGCCCGGCACGGCATGGCGCGGCAGGCACGGCAGGTCCGGGCTCGGCTCGGTATGGCTTGGCAGGTACTGGCAGGCGCGTTCCGGCACGTCATGGTGCGTCCAGTCCCGGATTGGCCAGGTGGGTCGGGTTCCGACTTGGTGTGGCAGGCGTGGCTAGGCGAGGTATCGCCAGGCATGGCACGGCAGGCGGGGTCCGGCCTGGCTGGGCGCGTCGCGGCGAGGACGGGCCAGGTATGGCAGGCGTGGCATGGCCCGGCCCGGTTTGGCGCGACGCGCCCTGGCGGGGTGAGGCGCGGCCTGGCCGCTCTTTGGCGCGGGGCGACCTCAACCACGTGCGGCCGTCTTCCGGGCCAGTGCCGCCTCGATCACCTCGTGCGCGTTGGGCACGAGGCGGTAGCGGACGCCCCGGATGACGCACTCGTCCGGACGCTGCGCGCGGTTCGGGTCCGACGCTGCGGCGAGCGCGGGTACGCCGGCGGTGGATCCGCGAACGGTGGATCCGCCGGCCGACCGCGCCTGTTCGAGTCGTCGGCGTGCCCGCTCCACAGCCGCGAGGGCGTCGAGCAGGTCAGTGTCTAGGGCGTCGAGGGCGGTCAGGGTCATGGGTGGTGCCTCCTTGCTAGCGGGGATGGCCCGGCAGCGGGCCGGGGTGTTGTTCGATAAGGCTCGAAGCCAGCCGGGGCGCTCATCCGCCGTCCTCCTGCGCCATGGCCAGCAGCGTCTCGTCGGCGTAGCGGAGCGCCATCCGGCCGCCGGCTTCCCCTCCGCCGCATCGGGCGCTCAGGTATGCGGCGGCTTGGGTGGCGAGGGCGAAGCCGATGTCGATGCGCTGGTCTTCGGGGCAGGTGAACCACAGCTCGAGTGCGTCGTCGATCCGGTCGGTGAGCATGGCGCGGATGAACGCGAGCGCGGTGCGGTGCGCGTCGAGGTTGCGGGTGATCTCCGGCGGCAGGGCGGTCATGTCGCGCTGATCTCGTTGGCGAAGTACTCCGGCAGCGGGGTCGGGCCGACGTACCGCAGGCAGGTGCACTTCGGGGTGATCGCGCCGCAGCCGGACTTGTAGAACTTCTCGCCCACCCACGCGCAGCCGCCGGTTCCGTCGGTGTGGAAGCTGATGCTGTGCCGGCAGTCGCAGATCGGCCGGGGTGGCGGCGCGGGTTTGGGTGTGCGGCGTCGGCCGGGCAGTACGCGGCCGAGCAGGAACGCGCCGAGCGCGATCAGGGCGCCTTCGAGCATCAGCATGAGCGGGTCTCCTGGTTCTGCGTGGGTGCCACGCTGTTGCGGGCGGTGAGCCACGCGGTGAGGTCGTCGAGGCGGTGCGAGCGGTCCGCGTTGGATGGCCGGCGGCTGCGGCGGGCGCGCGCGGTGGTTTCGGTGGTCATGGTGTCCCCTTCCATGCTTCGGCGGGACAGGTTTCGGCCAACCACTCTCGGACGCGAGACGTGGCGGATACGTTGACGGCATGTCGCAGCCCGCGCCCGAACCCTCCGAGCAGACTCCGGCCGTGGTGGTCCGGGGAAAGTCGAACAGAGCGAGAGTGCAGGCGTGGCGCAACTGGCTGAGCGTCGCGATGGAACACTCCACCATGGGCCGCGCCGAGTTGGCTCAGCGCGGCCGGGGCAACATCAGCCACGGCATGTCGGCGGCGCTTCTGCATGCGGGCGCGATCCCTCCCCCCGAGACGGTCCTGGCCATCGCCGCGACCCTGCACGCCCCCGGCCTCGAGGCGCTGGCCGCGGCCGGGTACGGGGGCTTGGTGGAGCAGATCCGTGCACGTCTTCAACACGACAACCCGATTGGCTACGGTGGTGGTATGACCGACCCGGGCGCCTTTGAGCCGACCCTTGACGGGGTGCTGGCCGCGATCGCCGGTTTGGGTGAGCGGATGGAGTCGGGGTTCGCCTCCGTCCACGCGAAGATCGACAACGTGAATGCGGACATCGAGGTGCTGTCCACGCTCGCGCACAAGCACGAGCGCGAGTTGGACGAGCTGTCCAAGCGGTTCGACCGCAACGCGACCCGGGTGGACCGCCGGTTCGACCGGGTGGATGCGGAGTTCGGGCAGGTGCGCGCGGACATCGCGGCGCTGAAGACGGAGACGGCGCTGGTGGAGTCGGCGGTCGAGGCCGTGGCGGAGAGCGTGCAGCGGCACCTGGAAGACCCCACCCCGCACGCTGGCTGACTCACCCGGTGCGAGGTGGACAAGGTGGACACGCGAAACCTGCCCTGACCTGGGGTGGACAGGTGGACAGGTGGACATGTCCACCCTCGCGGGTCCTCCCGCGTGAAAGAATCTGATGTCCTTTTTGTTATATATTCCGCGCATCTGAAGCGGGGCTTCGTGGGGGTTCGAGCGAGACAGGTGGACATCGTGTCCACCTGTCCACCGCAGGTCGGCGGGGTGGACATCGTGTCCACCTGTCGGAGTTTGTCCACCTCGGCGACTCACGACCGCTGTCCACCTTCCGGCGCGACGCCCGCGCAGACGCAGATCTGGTTCCTCTCTACGAACACCCAGCCCTCCGCCTCCGCGTAGTCGAGGCCCTTGTCGAAGAGATCCCGGTCCCGGCCAGCGAGCGCCTTACGGCATGCTCCGAGGGAGATGCCTCCGGATCGGGATGCGTGGCGCCAGATCGCGAGACCGATACGCCGAGCGTCGCGGTCGGCCGAACTCTTCGCGTCGTGCGTCCGCACGGCGAGGCGCACCTTGGCGTCGTCTTCCCGCTCGCGCTGCACCGCAGCCTCACGCTGCGCGCGCTCGATCAGCGCGTCCCGCACAGCGCACGAGCACGCCCACGCGACCTCAGCGAGGGACCAGTCCTCTTCGCTGGCGTCCGTGCGACCGTCGAGCAGCGCGAACAGCGCGGCCGCCTTCACCTTCATCAGGCCCGCGTGCCCGTCGAGTTCCGCAACCTCGACTTCCCCCGTGGCCCGGTCAACCAGCGCGTCGCGCAACTCGTCCTTGATCCGCTGCGGGAACGTCACGTCCAGCGGGCAGTCGCGGGAGATGAACTCCCCGGGAATCTCGATCCCACCGGGCCACGGGAAGCCCCTGCGCGGGATGGACGGGTCGATCGACCAAAGCCAGAAGAATCGCTGCGGCGTCCCCTTGCCGGACTCCAAAAGCAGTGGCAGAGCGGTGCTGGGCTGGAACCCGATGACCATGCCCATGCTGTAGGTCTCTGCCTCGATGAACCGTCTGCGTTCCTCCGACGCGTTGGTCTGCCCCAGGGACTCGCCGATCGCCGCGCTGCGGATCGCCTCACCGAGCGTGGAGCCCGGCCGGGACGCGATCTGAGCGAGCGTCGCGCCCTCATCCACGTAGTAGAAGACGTTGTGCCGCACCTGCTTGCGGACCTTGATCGTGACGGGCTCCCCCTTGTTGAACTTGCCCGTGTCCTGGTCAACGGTACCCATCAGCGCCTCGGCGATCCCCTCCCCGGTGCCGATCGGCATGCCGTCGAGGAAGCCTTCGAACGGCGTCGGCATCATCTTGCGGGCGACCCTCGCCCCGGTGGACTTCCCGGTGCCGGACGGCCCGACCGGCGCAGCGAACAAATTCAGCGATGCGCGGTCGGCGATGTCCGTCTGGGCGCGGATGTGGTGCGAGAGCATCGCGGAGAGGCGGGAAAGCGTCGCCCAGAAGGCCACATCGCCGGAGCACGCCTGTGAGTGGGCCGCCCGTCGGATGTGGTTGAACACGGCGCGCGCGTCCCAGAACTCCTCCGGCAGCAGGCCGGGACGATCTGCGGGCGCGCGCCCCGGCGGATCGACGACGGCCCACGGGTCCGGTTCGTCGCTCTCGACGAGGCCGGTGTTGGTGACGGCGGGTGCGCTCACCGATGGTTCCCCGTTTCGGCCTTGGCGAGCGCGGTGCGCCACGCCGATTTGATCTCCGGGTCGGTGCGGTCGCGCGCTCGGCCGGCGTCCAGGATCACATCGTAGGCGCGGGCCTCGTCCACGATTCCGTCCGCGACCAGGTGGGCGGCGGCCGTAGTCGCGGTGCACAGTGCGGCGTGTCCGGTGTGCTCCGGCGCCGAGACGAGGGCGTCGGCGATCCGGCCCAGGCGTTCCTCGCCATCCGTTGCGGCGCCCGGCTTCGGCGTGAAGCGGTACGTGCCGCGCGGCTTGGCTGGCTCGGGGAAGTGTCCGGTGGCCTTCAGGTGCGACAGGAGCCAGCCGGGTGCGGGCGCCGGGTCCATCACTCCGGCCCAGCGCTTGTATTCGCCGTCGCGGGTGCGGGTGCCCGGCGCGGGCACGTACGAGCCCTGCGCGCGCACGTCCACGAGCCACGCGAATTTGCCCTCGCTGGATGAGGTGATGGTGAGCCCGGCCGGGAGCGTCCACCACAGGTGCAGTCCGCCGGACGGGGTGTCGAGGGTCAGGGTGTCGTCCGGCCAGCGCTGCTCGTAGCGTTGCAGCACGGCGGCGAACGCGTCCCATCCGTCGTTGATCCCGAGCATGCCGCGGTACGTCTCCGGCGGCGCGGCGCCCCGCTTGTTGACGTCGAGGTCGATCACCACGAGGCGGGAGAGGGAGGTGACGACGCCGAGGTTCGCGGACGGGTTCGCCTCGATCAGCCGGTGTACGCGGTGCGGGTCGAGGGTTCCGGCCTGCCAGCCGTGGCAGGTCTCCGGCTCGTGGGGGCAGTCCTCGACGCTGCCGTGGGGCACGTAGTGCTCGTTGTCGGTCGCGTCGCGGCACAGGTCGCAGTTGCGCAGGGGTTTGCGGGTCGGCCCGATCAGGATCAGATGCCAGCCGCGTTCGAGGAACGCGTCCGCCGCGCGGTGCTTGCGCTGGACATCCGGCGACGCGCTCATGTGCACCGCCTGGTCGACGTCAGTCGGTTTCGCTTAGCCCACTCCACTGCGAACCGGCTCAACTCCGTACTCCGATCGTCCAAGCCTGGGAAGTGAGGCTGTTGCTGTAGTTACGGCAGGTCCCTAGGGATGTACGGTTGGACCGCGGGAGCGAGAGTCGCACCCACCCCAACCCACGAGGGAGAGGCGTATGCCAGGTCGCCGCGCGCAGGCGCCCAAGTTCGAGCAGGTGGCCGAAAAGATCCGCACGCGGATCAAATCGGGCAGCCTCAAACCGGGCGACCAACTCCCCATGGAGAGTGACCTTGCGAAGGAATACGGAGTGGCCAGGCCGACCACCCGCTCCGCGCTGGCCATCCTCGAACGCGAGGGGCTGATCGCGGCGCAGCGCGGTAAGGGATTCTTCGTCCGATCGAGTCACAAGATCGTGCGCAACGAGACGAAGCGACTGCTGGCGAGCGTCTGGGGTGACGGCCGGTCGATGTGGATCGAGGACATCGGCACCGTGCCGACGCCTGAAGACCTGATCATCAGACGTGCCGACGCGCCGGCCCACATCGCGCTGGCGCTCGGCCAGGTCAAGACGTGGTCCCGCAGCCGCGGCTACAAGGTCGGCGAGCAGGTGGTGCTGCTCGCGAACTCGTACGTCCCGGAGGAGATTGCCGAGGGCACGCTCATCACGCAGGAGGACACGGGCCCTGGCGGGACGTACGCGCGCCTGGCCGACGCCGGGCACAGCCCGGTCCGGTTCGAGGTCCTGGTGAACGCACGCAATCCGACGCGCGAAGAGGTCGCGCGCTTGGGCGTCAGCTCGTCCGTGCCCGTGCTGACCGAACTGCGGTCGGCCTTTGACGAGGCTGGGCGTGTGGTCGAGATCAACGAGATGGTGCTGGACTCGACGGTCTTCACGCTGCAATTCGATATCACCGCCTAGTCGCGTAGGGCCTAAGCCCCGGCTGTCTCTTCGGAGACGCCGGGGCTTTCTGGTACCAGAGAACATACTACATCCCCAGGGATCCAGTTGACATCCCTAGGGATGGGTGGTCTTATTAAGACAAGCGACAACGAAGGAGCCAAGTCCGATGGACACCACCACCCTGACCAGCGAGCACATGCTCAAGGTCGTCGAGGTGTGCGCGATGACCGGGCTCAGCAAGTCGTCCGTGTGGCGCGCGATCGACGACGGCGAGTTCGACGTCGCTCGGCTCGGCCCGACCGGCCGAATCGTCCGCGTCTCGCGAGCGTCGGTGCTGGCTTACCTCGAGCGCCGCACCATCGCGCGTTCGATCGTCACGCACCACCCGGCGCGCACGACGTACGCCGACCTCGAGTCCCCCGCCCCCGCGTCCGCCGCGGCCTAAGAACGGAGCCCCCGATGACCCTCGCCGCCGCCCTGATCACCACCGCAGCCGAGCTCGACGCGCTCCCGACCCACGCCGTCGTCACCGACAACCAGGGCGCGCAGTGGAAGAAGTTCTGGGGCCGCCACGGCGACACCTGGAGCTTCCGCTGTCTCGGCGGCTACAACCGCGACAGGAAGCCCTCGGCGTGGCTGGCGCAGTACGCGCCGCTGACCCGCGTCCCGGACGACGAGACCGAGAGCGCCGCCGTTTTCCCGCCCGCCGCCGACCCCGGCGACGTCACCAGCGAGACCACCCGCCGCTACCGGGCCGAGGGCTTGGACGCGGTCCGCCGCGCGCTGGCCGGCAACGGCCCGATCACCCCGGCCCCGAAGGAGCCCCCCATGTCCGCCGCACAGGCCCGCCGGGCCGTGGACAACCTGACCCGGGCCATCGCGCTGCTCACCCAGGCCGGCACCGACCTGCCGCAAGCCGCGTTCCTGACCCGCGCCGCCACCGACAGCGCCGAGACCGCCCTCATGATCGCGCGCAACGAGCTGAGCCTCGCCGAGCGCTGACCCCGAGAACCGCCACCACCCGACCCCGAAAGGCAACCCCGATGAGCATCGCCGACCGGCTGAGCAAGGCCACCACCCGCGCCGAGGCCCGCGCGATCGTGGACAACGCGACCAAGTCCGACCTCGCCGCCGCCGCACAACGCAACGGGTACCGCACCGGTTCCCGCGACACCGCGGCGTCGCTCGCCCGCACGCTCGTCGATGGTGTGGGCGCCCGCGAGGACGCCGCCGCGATCCGCAGCGCGGGCTGGCGCCGCAAGTAGCCCCAGACCGGCCGCCCGCGCCCCGTGCCGCACCCAGGGCGCGGGCGGCCAACCACCCAACCGACCGACCCCGAACGGAGCCCCGCATGACCCGCAACGACGACCCCGCCCAGGCCACCGAAGCCCTCGGGCAGGCGCTGAGCGACGCGGCCAACGCCGTCGCCGAAGCCGTCCACCAGCTCGAGATCCTGGCCGGCCCCTTGCAGGACGACCCGCGGTTCACCTCGCTCGACCAGGAGGACCTCGCGGGGCACCTGATGAAGGCCGCGGCGGTGCTGCGGGACGCGCACCGCGCGTACGTGCGGACCTGACCCCCGTCCCGGCGGCTTCGCGCCAGGGCCGCCGGACGCCCGAACCGCCCGGCACAACACCGACCAGGAACGAAGGAGACGCCCCATGTTCAACCGACAGGACAGGCAGAGCAAGCGCGACACCGCCGCAGTGACCGCAGTCGTGCGCGAGGTCGAGGCCGTCCGCGGCCCGGTCACCGCCCGGCAACTGCGCGGCGCCCTGGCCGATCAGGGCCGCTTCGTGTCCGACCGGCAGGCGCAAGACCTGCTCAACCAGGCGCGCTCGGCCAGCAGCTAATCCACCGGCCGGGTGGCCGCGGGCACTCAGCCCGAACCCAAACGCGAAGGAGACCAACCCCATGGCCATGGACGCCACCAAAGCCGCGTCGCAGGCGAGCGACGACAAGCTCCGGGCCGCGCTGAAGGCGGGCGACACCGCGTCCGTGCAGCTCGACCCCCGCATCAACAAGCAGCGCGACCAGGTCGCGCGCGCCGGTCTCGGCACGTCGGGCAGCGCCCGGAACTGACCGGCCCTACCCCCGCCCGCACCGACCCGGAAGGCCCCTCCGATGGCTTGCAACGCGAACCAGTTCGACGCCAACTGCGACGGCTGCCGCCACTGCGCCGCCCACGCCCCCGACCCCAACCCGGCCGCGCTCCTGCACCACGACGCGCAGGCCGTCGCCGACGCCAAGGTGTGGCGCCGCCACAAGCTCGAGCGCGCCCTGGCCCGTAACCGTCACAGCAACTGACCGGTGTGGCAGCCGCGCGGGACGCACACCTCCCCGGCCCGCGCGGCGCCCAGACCGCGTCAGCACCGACCGCCGCGAAAACCAGCGGCCCCCGACCGGCGGCTACCGATCGAGGGCCAGATGACCCGCCAGCCTCCGGAAGGAAACGGATCGTGACAACCACAGTACAGCGGCACAGCGCCGTAGAGCGGGGCCTGGCCGTCCTGGGCTCGCTCAGCAACGAGCAACTGACCGCCCTCGCCGACACCACCCCGGAGCTGGCCGCGTCCCGCACCGTGCTGCTCTCGATCGCCGCCGCACGCCCCGAGATCCGCCTGCCCCTGCACCCCGAGGACCTGAGCGACCTCGCGCACGCCGCAGCCGAGATCAGCCACGCCTACCACCGCAACACCACCGGCGGTGCCGCATGAGCACCCCGGACCGGCCCCCGCTCACCCACGGGAGCTGGTGCACCGAGCACCCGCTGGACCCCAACGACCCCACATACACCGGGGCGTGCTTCAGCGACACCCTGGACATCGACTTCGGCGAGCGCACCCACGCCGGCGACGCCGTCGACCTCGCGTCCCTGTTCCTCTCCCGACCCGCCGAGCAGACGCTGCTAACCGTGATCGGCGGAATGACCAGCATCTCGCTGGAACCCGACCAGATCCGGCCGCTCGCCATGGCGCTGCTCGCGTACGACGCGCTGCTGACCGGCGACACCGCCAGGGCCGACTACTACCGCGGCGAGGCACTGCGCAGCGAGACGGCGGGTGCCTGATGAACCGGCACACCACCAGCGCGCCCGGCCTCGCGTCGGTCACCCGCATCGGCGACGCACCCGTCATCCACCTCGCCTCCGCCCGCCGCGACAACGCAGCGGACACCCTGAGCCCCGCCGCTGTGGCCGCGTGCCACACCGCGGTCGACGCCACCCTGGAGCGCCTGGGCCTCGCGCTGGACTCCACGCTCGCGCTCGCCCTGAGCGGCCACCTGGCCCTCCTGTGGCGCGACGGGGCCGTATACGCCCGCAACAACGAGACCCCGAAGGCCGGTGCCTGAGATGGCCACCAAGACCGCCACCGCCCGCCGCGCCCCGGACATCGCCCGCGCCGCCGCCGACCCGCAGTACTACGCCGACGAACGCGAACACCTCGACGCCGACGCCCAGGAGCAGTTCGACACCGCGACGGCCGCGCACTACGCCCAGGCCTGCGCGCTGACCGACACCGACCGGCGCGTCCTGGACTTCGCCGGCAAAACGTTCCGTCACCCGGGCCAGCGCGAGGCCGCGATCCGCGCCGAGTTCGGTGTGTCCGCGGTCTGCTACCACCAGATCCTCAACTCGCTGATCGACCGGCCCGAGGCGCAGCTCCACGCGCCCGTGCTGGTCAAGCGGCTGCGCGAACGCCGCGACGCCGCGCGCCGCAGCCGGCGCGCCCGCGACCTCGGCAGACTCGTCGACCCGCGGATCGAGACCACGCGCACCGCGCCGGACGGGAGCGCCGAGCGATGATCGCCCACTGCCCCGCCTGCGAAAAGGCACTCGCGGGGGACCTGCCCGACGGCGTCCCCACACTCATCGCCACCGCCGCAGCCTGGACCGTCGAGGCCGACGCACACCAGGCCGGGCGCATCCGCCTCGTCCTCGGACGCCCGGCCGCGACCGAGCCCGGACGCATCCCGGACAGCCCCTACAGCAAGGCTTTCGGCCTGACCTTCACGCGCGGCCGGGACGCAGCGTGGCACCTGCGCTCCGCGTGGCACCGCGACCGGTACACCAACAACGGCGACGCCGACCACGACCTCATCTGGGGCGACGTGGCGTGGCTGACCGCCTACATCGCCCGGGACGGGAGCGCCGTCTGATGGCCGCCTGCCGCCCCCTGGTCCTCGACGACCTGGACCCCACCGGCGAACCCGTCGGCTGGACCCCGCCCGCATTCGCCACGGCCCGCGACGTCGCACTGGCCGCAGCGTCCGCACCGGACGTGGTCGCCGGCCACCGCGACACCGCACGCGCGCTGCTCGCCGGCTACGGCGTACCGGCCACGCCTGGCAACCTCGCGCGGATGATGCGCGCCCTGTCCTGCTCCTACGTCGGCGGACACATCGACGGGAGCACCCGATGACGATCCACGAGCCCGGCTCGCCGAGCCACGCGTTTCACTGCACGGTGCCCGGCTGCACCGGCCCGCGCTCGTGCGGCGCCGGCTACGCCTCCGAGACCGCCGCGGCGAAGGCCGAGACCCACCACATCCAGCGCGCCCACCCGCGCCTGACCGCGACAGCAGGCGCCCGATGAACGCGCTCGACTTCCCGTTCGCCACCGGCAGCGACCAGGGCGCCGCACTGTTCGTCGCCCACTGGCTCGCCCCGATCTTCGACCCGCCCTACGCCGTGGACTCCCGCCTGATCGACGGCCTGTGGACCCACCAGCTCTACACCGAGCCCGTCGACCAGGCCGCCCTGCGCGCCCAGTTCGCCGCAGCGTGGCAGCGACAGCGCGATCTCGAAGCCGCGCAGTACGACGCGCAGATCGGAGCGGACCTATGAGCACCGAACCCCAGCACCCCGCCGCCCTCGCCTACACCCTGCGCACCCTCAACGACCTAACCCAGACCGACACCGTCCTGGGGCGCCTCGGCAGCGCACTGGACGTCTGGGCGGGGACCGCCGCCCAGTCCTGGGAGAACGGCGAACGGATCGCGGACATGCTGCGCGACGCCGACGGGCGCTTGCAGACCGTCGCCGAATACCTCGACCGCGCACGCGAGGCCACCGGCCACTGGGCCGCACAACCGGACGGAGCCACACCATGAAGCCACCCACCCGCACCTGCAAGCGCTGGTGCCGCCGCCACGAAAGCGACGACGAGGGCACCGAGTACTGCGAAGCCGCCACCCGATGGGTCGACGACAAGGGATACGCCACCCTCAAGCACAACACCGACGAGGGCACGATCATCGTCGTCAACGACCCCGCCCGCGGCCTGATCTACGAGATCGGCACCTACACCCTCGACGACGCCGAGGCGTACGCGAAGGCGATGCTGCGCCAGGTACGCCGCGGCCGGCGCGCCGAGCGCCTCGCCCGCATCATGAGGTCGCGCCGGCCCCACGCCACCCGTTCGAGTTATTCACCGCAGGTCAACGCGGTGAGACCGTCATGACGATGACCCTGTTGGAGCAGCCCGCCGCCGCCGTGCGGGACTGGGCGCTGCACCTGGAGCCGCTCACCGCGAAGTCCCCGGGCCGCGCCCGCGCGTGGGTGCGCGACGAACTGGCCGACGCCGGGCTGGCCGCCGAAACCATCGACGCCGCGCAACTGATCCTCAGCGAACTGGTCACCAACGCGCTGCTACACGCCGACCCAGCGGCCGGCGCCGAGGTGGCGATGCACCTGACCGGCGGCCAACTCGCGCTCAGCGTCACCGACACCCCCCGCCCCACCGGCATGCCCAGGGTGCGGCGCCCGGCCGGCGAGGGCAGCCGCGGCATGATCCTCGTGACCGCGCACGCGCACGTCACCAACGGCGACACCGGCACCCGGCACACCGTCACCCGGCACACCGTCACCGCGGCCCTGGTGTGCGGGGGTGCGCGATGAGCCCCGACACCGCGACCGTGTTCGCCGCGACCCTCGCCGCGCTGCTGCCCCTGCACAACCTCGCCGACCACGTCACCCAAACCGACACCATGGCCCGCCACAAAGCCGACCCCGGGCGCAAAGGCTGGGCCGCGAACCTGCGCCACATCACCGCCTACCACCTGACCATCGCCCCCGTCCTCGCGCTGCTCGACCTGGTGCTGCACCTGGGCTACCGGCCGCTGGGCGCGATCCTCGCGCTGACCTGGTCCGCGGGAACGCACGCGCTGCTGGACCGGCGCTGGCCGGTGCGCTGGATCCTGATCCGGCTGCGCGCCGGCGCCTTCGCCGACCTCGCCGGCAACGGGATGAACGGCCAATATCTGTGCGATCAGGCGCTCCACTCTGTCGCGCTGCTCATCGCCGCGCTCACCCTGACCGCCGTCCACTAACCGCCGCATCCACCGAGAGGGGAACCCCCATGGACGTCCTGCGCGTCGTGCACCTGATCGCGTTCAACTGCCCCGAACCCGGCCGCCACACCCGCAACGTCACCATCCCCATGGGCCGCGCCGACGCCGACGCCCTGGTGCGCCGGGCCCGCGCCCTCGGCGTGTTCGCGGTCGCACTGCCCGCGCAGTGGCAGGCGGCTGGCCGGCCGTGACCTTGCAGCCGATCGCCGAGTCCGGCCTCCTGGCCACCTCCTGCCTGGCGTGCCTGACCGGGCGGCGCGCCTGCACCCACCCCGGGCGCGACCAGTACGCGATGGTCGCCCGTCAGCAGGCCGCGGCGCCCGCAAGCCGGGTCGCGGACCCCGACCTGCCCGGCTACTACGCCGGTTCCCCCGGATATCCGTCCATCTAGGAGTTGACCATGGCCGATCCTGCTGCCCGCGAGTTCGACCTCGCCGACATCCTGTCCATCACCACCGGACGGCTACTCTCGCGCCGCCACATCGACGGCGTGTACGACATCCTCAACCACCTGACCGGCGACAACCTGATGACCCACCAGTTGCCCCGCGCCGCCGAGACCTGCCGCCCCGCACTGCTCGCCCAGCACCCCCAGTTGGACGGAGTGCAGCCGCCCGAGGACATGGCGGTGCCCGAACTGTGGAAGTGGCTCGCGGGCGCCGAGACCGCATATGGCGCGCGGCTGCCGGTCACCCCGATCGCCGACTGGGAGCACCGCAACCCGATCGAGGAACTCGCGCAGATGATCGGGCCGGACCGCGTCGTCGTCCTGACCGACGTCGAGGCCCAGGCGCGGCCGCGCGACACGGGGAGGGACTGACCATGGCCGACCGGCGCAGCCGCGTGCTCGCCCGCATCCTGGCAGCCCTCGGCGTCGCCGGATTCCTCGCCGTGGTCGCGATCGACCTGCTCGATAAGCCCGACATGCCGCCCGCGGCGCTCGGCTACATCGGCTACTGCGCCGCCGCACTGATCGCCATCGCAGCCGTCGAGGGCGGCAACGCCGGTGGCGCGCCCGAGCTGCGCCTGACCCTTGACCCGTACCAGCCCGCCGACAGCGACGGGTTCGCCGAACGAGTCACCACCGAGGAGAACTGATGCTGCACGCCATCGCAAGCTTCGTCGAGCACCACCCCGGGATCGCGTTCGGCATCGCCATCGCCGCGTACCTGCTGCTGCACCACCGCAGCTACCGCAAACGGCGCCGACACGGGCTAAGTATCTGGATGTCGCTGCCCGGGCCGTTCGGGACACGCGTAAGCAAGAGGTTGTAAACCATGGACCTCGCCTACCGTCTCGCGGAACTCCCGCTCGCTCTGCGCTGGCACCTCTGGCTCAAGCGCCGCCACCGCGTCCCGGCCGGGTTCAGTGCCGACGAACCCGCCGTGCCGCTCTACGGCGCCGACGGGTTCTACACCCACAGCCGCCCCCTGACCGCCGAGGAGCGCGCCCGTTACCGCGCCGATCGCGACACCTGGCAGTCCGCCGCAAGCCTTCCCGAACTCGCCAACCTCACCGCCGACTGGCTCCAGGGCTGCAACCTCTACCTGCCCGGCTACGACGCCATCGCCCCCGACAACGAAACCCTCCCGCTCACCGGCCGCCTGGCCGCGTACAACCGCGCCGGTCTGATGACGACCGAGTCCCAGCCCGGCCACGGACCCACTCCGGGCTACGACGGCTGGCTGTGGTCGCAGCGCGCCGCCGTGACCGGGTTCTGCGACGAGGCCACCGCGGTCCGGCTCGGCGAGGCACTCTGGGAACGCCGCAATGAGCTGACGTACTTTGTGTGGCCGCCCGGTTCCCGGATTCGGGGCGCCGACTTCGACGTGGACGCCACCGTGCGCACCGACCCGGCCGATCCCGCCACAGCCTTGACCGCGAGCGTGTTCGGGCCGCCGCTACCCCGCCGCGAGGTGTGGTCGATCTACCGCACCGAACTGGGACGCGCCGCGGTCGAGGCACTGTGCGACGCCTGGCAGGTCGTGGTGGTCGACCGGGAGTTCGCGGAGCGCGACACGATCTGGGACGCGCTGGACGAGGCGTTGGGGATCAACGGAAGCTGAACGCGCAGAACCCGAAGGCCCGCACCACCGCTCGTCGGTGGTGCGGGCCTCGTCGTGCACGGCGGAGTGGACGGCACTCTAATATCTGTGCGCGCAGACACCCGTGTGGCGCACGGCGAAGGCCCCCGGATAACCGGGGGCCTCTTCGTCTTCGCGTCCGGCGGCTCAGTGCTCGATCTCGTAGCCGCAGCGGCGCAGCTTCGCCACCTCGTTCACCATCCAGCCCCGGCCGGCCGGGCTGGTGCGCAGGATCTCCATGGTGTCGGCGGCGAGCGGGCACTTCGCGGTGAAGAAGCTGCCGTCGGTGTGCTCCACGACGGCCATCGCGTGGTCCGCGCCGTCCTTGGTCAGGATGGTGATCTTGTCGCCGGGCTGGACGGTGGTCTGCACTGCGGCGGTCTGGGCGGTGGCGGTCATCTCGGGCTCCTTCGTCGGCGTCCCTTGCTCTACCTCTAGAATAGGCCTACAGATAGTCCTAGTCAAGCTCAATCTGCCAGCAATTCTACTGGACATTAGGCCTACACGTAGGGCACTATGGAGTCATGGTGAACCGATACACCCCGGACCCCGCGACAGCGGCCAGCTTCGCGGCCTACAAGCAGGTCAAGCAGGCCGAGGCGGCGCTGCGCGAACCGACGAAACTGCTCGCCGTCGCCGAACTGCGCAAGCAGGTCGCCACCGTCGGGCAGATCGCCGAGCTCTCGGGCCTCGACCCCGAGATCCTGCGGCGCCTGGCCAGGGAAGCTGGCATACCGCTGCGCAGGCCGCCGACCCGCGGGCCCGCAGCCTCGAAGAATCCTGACGACGCAGATAAATCCGGTCCGGCCCAATGACCGGAGCGCCCGAACGGAGCCCGCACTACTGCCCGTCGGTAGTGCGGGCCTCGTGGTCCGCGAGTTCCACCGCCGGGCTCTTGCCGCGCGGACGCCTCTTGCCACCGCTGCGCCCGGCGATGATCCCGCCGACCCGGTTGCGGTCCAGATCGAGCAGTCCGCCGATCTGCGCGAGCGACAGCCCCTGGTCGTGCAGCCCCTTTGCGTTCGCCTGCCGTACCTCGCGTACCTCGGCGGCGGCCTGTTCGCGCAGAAACGTCCCGAACGCAACGGCCTCGCGGTCCCGCTCCTGCGGGTCCTCGACGGCGGCGATCAACGCGATGGCGTCGCGCACGAGCCGCCGTGCTGCGTCCTGAGTGTCCATGTGGAGAGTGTAGCGGGTACCCGTTGACATGTGTAGCGGGTACCCGCTACATTGAGGTTATCGAGGCAAGGGCAAACCGAGGGAGCCGGACATGACCGCCACGCAGACCGACACCAAGCACCGCTACATCGGCGTCACCGACGAGTGCGTGCAGTGCCAGTACTGCGGCAAGGACGACCTCAAGTCCACCGTCGTGCTCGCGATCCTCGACGGGGACGGCAACGAAGAGGAGATCACCTACTACGGCAGCACCTGCGCCGCCCGTGCCCTGTCCATCCGCGGCGGCGGCCGCGCCGTCCTGCAGGCCGCGCGCTGGGCCCAGGAGAAGACCGCCATCCAGGCCCGCGACGCCCGTGGGCGCCTGGCCCTGTACGACTGGCCCGAGACCGGCGACCCGGACGCGCGCGCCATCGCCGCCGCGCTGCCCGCGTGGATCGAGCGCAACCGGAACTTCGCGCAGGTCAACACTCTCGCCGCCTGCGACCGGGCGCTGCGCGACGCGCGGGCCTACGACCAGGCCGCGATCGCCGAAGCCGCGCTCGTCGGCGTCTGACAGCTCAAATCCGGCCCGCGCGATCGCATCGAGGTAGCGCGCGCGGGCACGCCGGCAAGTCCCGTCCATCGAAGGAGCCCGCAATGCCCGCCACGCAGACCACCCGGACCGTAACCGCCCACCTGACCGGCGCCGTCCGCGGCTCGATCGTGATCACGCCCACCAACCGCAGCGACCACGCCGTCACCCTCACCGGGGCCGTCACCGGCGCCGAGGTCACCGTCACCGGCGAACTCGCCGACCTCGCGACCCTGCGCGACCGCCTCGACGCCTACATCGCGCAGCACCAGAACTGACCGCACCACCGCCCGGCGTGGAGATCCTGACCGGTTCGAATCCGGCGCCAGGCACGCAGACCCACCGCGACAAGCCGAGGGAGCACCCCGTGAAGGTCTGGATCCTGACCAAGGGCACCGACATCGACACCCCGAGCATCCTCGGCGTGTTCGACCGGGAACTCGGCTACGAGCACTTCGCGACCGAGGCGACGGCCATGCACCAGGCGGCGAACTGGCACCTGCTTGACGACGAGGCGGACGAGCCGCCGCTCAACCCGCTCGACGCCGCGACCCGCGCCCAGGACGACTCGCTCTACCTCGATATCCGAGGCGACGTGCTCACCCTCACCCCGCACGACTACGTCACCAAGGGAGCCTGACCGTGTTTGGCGAGAACACCCGCGTCATGCTGGACCGCGAGCAGGACGTACCCGCAGCCCGGCGTGGACCTCGCGAAGACGCTCGCCGAGTGGGCGCGCAACCGCGACCGCGAGCAGCCGCTCACCTCCGCCGACTCGCTCGCCGTCATGAACGTCGAGGGAGCCAGCGGTTCACTGGTGATGATCTCCGTGAACGCCGCGGACGTGGCCGACCTGCGCAGCCGACTGCTCGGGGCGGCGTGAGATGCCCGAGCTGACCGCCGCGTTCCTCACCGCTGGCCTGCTGCTCTCCCTCGCGGGGCTGCTCGGGTTCCTCGCCAACTGGCGCACCGACCCCGACCGCCACGACCTGCACTTCGCCCGCACCATCGCGAGCGCCGGGCAAACCGCCCTCGCCGCCGCCCTGCAACTGCTCTGGCACGACCCCGCTGGGCTCGGGCCGCACACCGCCCCGACCATCGCAGCGATCCTCGCGGTCCTCGCCGCGAGCCTCGCAACCAGACTCCCCATCCCCTGCCCCCAGCCCGGCTAGTGCTCCGACGGCAGCCGCACACCCTCCCGCCGCGCGATCGTCTGCGCACTGGACCGCTCCACCTTCAACAACCCCGCCACATCCCCGTGCGACCACCCCGCCGCCCGCAACCCCAACACCGCCAGATGCCGCACCCGCGCCAGCAGCGGGACCCCCACCAACATCAACCGAACGAGCGAATGCGCGCACAGCGCCCGATCCCGATCCCCCCGGATCGCGGCCACCCGCTGCGCAAGAACCTGCGCGATAACCTCGCGATCCGCCTCGTCGGCGCGTGAAAGACCGAGCAGCGAATCCACCGCCCGCTCGATCTCCTCACGCTCCACACGCGGATCATATGGCCACGCGCAACGTGTACGCAGGGGCATACACTGAGATCTGATACGCCGCCGAAACGAGGAGTAGCCGAAATGGGCAGCGGAACGAACGAGACGACACCGAAAGGGGCCGCGGCGAACCACGCCGCGCAGCCCCTCGGCGGCGCCGCGCCCGCCCGCGGCGACCGCGTCGAGAAATGGATCCGCGGCGTCGTCCTGTTCGTCATCGCCGTCGTCCCCCTGCTCGCGTTCGGATTCAGCTTCGGCAACGTCGGCCTGCTCGGCGTGTCACTGGGCATCGACCCGCGCATCGCGTTCCTGACCGGGCCCATCGTCGACCTGTCCGTCACCGGGCTGATCGTCGCCGCGTCCTACCTGTCCTACGTCGGCAACGACGAGCGCGACCTGTGGCCCGTGCACCTGATGAGCGCCGTGTGCGGCATCGTCATGATCGCCCTGAACTGCGGGCAGGCGCTGCGCGCGCACCAGTGGCAGCGCGCAGGGTTCGACGCCGTCGCCCCGGCGCTGCTGATCGGCTGGGGGTTCCTGGGGCCCTGGCTGCTGCGCAAACTCGCCGACGCCCGCACCGCCCTGGCACCCCCCGCCACCGGTTCCACCGCAACCGTTCCAGAGGTTCCGGCCGAAGCCGACGCACAGGTTCCAGTCGTGGTTCCGGCGCACGTTCCGGGACCGGGTTCCAACGGTTCCGGCGAAGTCGGCGCGAACGGTTCCGGGAACCGGGTGGCACAGGGTCCCTGTGCGCCGGCTGGGACCGCCGCGCAACCCGCGGCGAACGCAGCCCGCACCCGGCGGCGCGCGGGCGCCGAGACTCCGGCAGCCGCCAGCTTCGCCGACCGCGCCAAGGACAGGGACGACCGCAAGGCGCAGCAGCTTGAGATCGTGCGCGCCCTCGTGGACGAGCACGGCCCCAACGTCACGCTGAAGACGATCATCGCGCACACCGGCGTGAGCAAGAGTTGCGCGAGCCGCTACCGCAGCGAGGTCGTGGACGGCCCGGCGCCAGCCGCGCCGGCCGAGACCGCCGACACCGAGCTGGAGCCCGAGCGCGAGATGGAGTTCGCCTCATGAGCCCGCGCCTGTCGCCCGGCATGTCGCGCGCCCTGTCGCCGTCGCCTGTCGCGCACCCGCCCAAGGGGGCCGCGACCGGCGGCGCCCGGCGGCGACACCCCCCGATCCCCATCCGGCGCGACAGCACGACAGCCGCGGACGCGACAGCACCCGAAGGAGGCGTGCGGTGACCGAGATCGACGAACGCGACCCCGACGCGGAGTCCGGCGAAGAGGGCGCCGCGCAGCCGCGCACCCCCGAACCCGAACCCGAGTCCGCCAAGGAGGCGTCGCTGCGCGCCGACGCCGAGAAGACCGAACCGCGCCACCACAGCGCACGCCGCGTCGCAGTGCACGGCGGCGCCGTCTCCGGACTCGGAGGACTGGCGACCCTCGCGCACGCCGCCGGCCCGGGCGCCGCTCTCGCCGCGACCGCCACCGCGGGCATCGTCGCGGCCGGTGCCGCCGTGTACCGCAAGCGCGGCACCGGCCGCGGTGGGACCGCGCTGCGCCGCCGCAGCGCGGGTTCCGCGAGGGGTTCCAAGCGGACCGCGACCCGCACCGTGACCCGGCGTTCCGGGACTGCGGGCGCCGGTGCCGGCGCGTCCCGGGGGCGACGTACCGGTGCCATGCGCCGCGCGCACGGCGGCGCCACTGGAACCCTCTCGAAGCGGGTTCCACGCAGTGCGGGCGTCGCGTCTGGAACCCGTTCCGGCCGCCGCGCCGCGACCTCTGGGACCCGGGGCGCCGGTACCGGTTCGCGTGCGGGCCGATTCGTGCGCCGCCCCCTCGGCCGCTCCGGTTCCACCGCCCGCGGGGCCTCCGCAGGATCCCGCCACGGCCGGGCGCACGGCGGCCTGGGCGCCCCCACCGCATCCACCCGCAGGACCCGCAGCACGGCCCGCCGCGCCGCCGACCGTCAGCCGCGCACCCCCACCACCACCGCCCGCGGCGCCGCCCGCGCCAAGACCACCAAGGCGCGCCCCACCACCCACACCGATCCGCCGCACACCCCCAGGAAGGGCCGCGGCGCACCCGCCGGGAAAGCCAAACCCACCACCGGAACCAAGCCCCCGAAGAAAACCACCGCGCCCGCCCCGAAGCACAAGAAGAACTCGCGAAAGCCCGACAGAAAAACCCCGGGGAAGTCCGCGAAAACCACCCCACCGACGCCCGCCACACCCGCGGGCCCCGCAGCGGAAACCGCGAAAACAACCACCGCGCCGACCGCGCCCGCCCCGAAACCCGGGCGCCGCGTCACCGCCCCCGGCGTCACACCGAAAGGCAGCAGCATGGCCACCGAGTCCACCATCGACGCCGTCATCGACGCCGCCGCCGAACACATCGGCGGATTCCAACCCGAAAACGCCCTGCAGATCCTGCACTGGCTCCAGGGACTGCAGCGCCTCTACCAGGAAATCGGCGTGCACCTAACCCAGACCGCCGCCCGGCTGGCCGACGAGGAGCCCATCGAGCGCCTGGTCACCGACCACCTGCACTCCGTCGGCGGGCAGACCGCGACCCTCGGCGACTGGTTCGGGGAGACCGAGCACATCTTCGAGGCCGCGCACGCCGTCGAACTGCAACGCCTGCGCGACCCCCGCGTCAACGAGCGCCACTGGGACGTCGACGCCAACAGCTAAAACCCATCCGCCACGCAACACCGGGAGGAGGCGAGCCGCTGTGGCCGCCGCGAAGAGCACACCGAAGGGCAACGACCCGCAGATCCGCCACGAGGCGGCGGCGCCGCCGCTCGCCGCCGCCTCCCTCTACGCCGTCAGCGCCGCCGCGACCTACCTGCGCCAGCCCGCCGCCGTCATCGCGGTGTGCCTGGTCGCCGCGGTCGTCGGCGGCACCATCGGCGCCCTGACCCGCCGCAGCATCTGGATGCTGGTCTACACCGCCGTCGCCGTCGCCGTCGCCGCGGCGTGGCTGGTCTACACCCAGGCCGCCTCCCCGTTCACGAAACCGGCCGGGGTGTCGCTCGCGCTCGCGCTGAGCGCGCTGTGGCCGACCTACTGGCTCGCGCACCACCTGGACCGGCGCGAGCGGCGCGGCAGCTACCAACTCGCGAAGGACGCCGCCGGCCGGGCGGGGCGCAAGGGTGACTGGCCCGGGCTGCTCGCCGAGTTCGGCTGCCCCGGCGTCACGGTCGAGGAGACCCGGGTGTGGCGGGCCGGCTACACGAAGGTGCTGCGGCTGCCCGCGTACAAGGGCATGACGGTCAAGCGCATCGCGGGCCTTCTCGAGCAGCTCGAGGTCGCGCTCGACGTGCCCGAGGGTCGGGTGCGGGTGGAGAGGGGCCCGACCGCGAGCGTCGCGCTGGTGCACGTGACCACTCGCGACGTGCTCGCCGAGATCGTCCCGATCCCCCGCGACACGGCTCCGCGCAGTATCAACGACCCGTTCGACATCGCCCTGACGGAGACCGGGGAGAAGCTCGAGATCCTGCTGCGGGAGGTGCACGCCCGGGTCATCGGCACCACCGGTGAAGGCAAGTCCGTGCTCCTCAACGTCCTGATCGCCCGGCTGATCTTCTGCGTCGACACCGTCGTCTGGGTGATCGACAAGAAGGGTGGCCGCACCGCCCGTCCCTGGCTCGAGCCCTGGCTGCGCGGCGAGAGCGACCGGCCCGTGCTTGACTGGGTCGCCACCACCGACGCCGAGGCCGCGCTCATGCTCCAGGCGGCGCTGGCCGCGATCGACCACCGGGCGCACAGCGGCGCCGGAGGCTCGAAAATCATCCCGAGCGCGCACCAGCCGCAGATCGTGGTGATCGGCGAGGAGGTCTCCGCCCTGATCGGCATGCACGCCGAGACATCCGGCAAGTACACGAAACTGCTGACGATGCTCGCTCAGACCGGCCGCTCCGAGGCCGTGGCCGCGGTACTGCTCGCGCAGCGCTCCACCGTGACCATGGGCGGCTCGGGGGACCTGTCCTCGCTGTGCAAGCTGGTCATCGGGGTGGGTGGCGGCATGAGCCGCCAGGAGGCGCAGCAACTGTTCGAGGACCCGCAGATGGCCGCCGTGGTGGCTGGGCTCAAGCACCCGGGGGCGCTCGTGGCCAAGGACAAGCGGCGCCGTGCGCGCCCGATCCCCAGCAAGGGTTATCTGCTCGACGCGGAGAAGAACCCTCAGGAGATCTACGAGATCGCCGCCGCCGCCTCCTGGCTGCGCCCTGGTGTCGAGGACGACCTGGCGGCGGTGCTCGGCGGGGTGTACGCGCAGCGGTGGTCGATGGAGCGCGCCGGGCACCTGCACCCGGGCGCCGCACGCCCCGCTGCGACTGCGGTCGTGGAGGACCGCCCGGGGACCGGACCGGTGCCCCCCATGACGACGACGGGCAAGGCGCTGCTGGGGCTGCCGGTCGTCGGGCCGCCGCCGGGCGCGAAGCCGACGTTCACCACCGGGCAGGGCAAGGCGATCCCGCGCCCGTTCAACCCGGAGGATTACGAGTCGGAGTTTGCGCGACTGGCCGAACAGCTGCCCGACCCGGCCGCGCCCGCGAGTGGGGCGCGACTGCGGATGCTCGGGATCCTGTTCGAAGCCGGGCCGGCCGGGATCGGCACCACGGACCTGACCGAGCGCCTGAAGTCCGAGGGGCACACCTGTGTGCGCCAGACCGTGCACGCGTGGCTGGCCGACGAGGTGCGCGCCGGCAACGCGGCGGCGCGCGGCGCGGCCCCGAACACCAAGTACGTGCACAAGGAGTTCGCGTGAGCGCGGGGACAGTGTTGCCGGAGATCGACGGCACGTCCGCGACCCGGCTCGAGCTGTTGATCGGCGCCGCGCGCGCTGGTGACGCCGCGATGGCCGTCGGGATGCTCGCGTCCATCCCCGCCGCGGACCTCGAAGCGATCCATGTGCGTCTCGCCCTGTTCGGCATCGACCTGCGCGAACTGATCCACGACCCGAAGGGGATCCGCTGATGCTCGGCCATTCGCACTCGCAGTCAGGTTCCACTGCCTGGTCGGGCGCCGTGTGCCTGGCGCCGCTCGTGGGCGTGCACCCACACTGGCCCGCGATCAGCGCCGGGGTGCTCGCCACGGCCGGAGCTGCGCTGCTGCCCGACCTTGACCATCCGGAGGCCACGATCGCGCACACCTTCGGCCCGGTCAGCAAGGCCGCGGCCCGGATCGTGCACCGGATGTCTGGCGGGCACCGGCACGCCACTCACTCGCTCCTGTTTGCCGTCGCCGCGCCGCTCGCCACCTGGGTCATGCTCGCGTTCGGCGGGATCTGGTTCGCGATCCCGGCGCTGTTCGTGCTGTTCGCGTTCGGGGTGCGGGCGCTGCACCTCGCGCCGAGCCTGACCCTGACCGTGGCGACCGTCACCACGGGGGCGGCGTGGTTCGTGCTGCGCGGCGATTACGGGTGGCTGCCGTGGTCGGTCGGCATCGGTGTGCTCGCGCACCTCGCCGGCGACTGCCTCACGAAAGAGGGCTGTCCGCTGTTGTGGCCGCATCGCGCGCACTACATGCTGCCGATCGTGCAGCGCACCGGGAACCGGGTGGAGACGATGCTGATCTCACCGCTGTTCGCGCTCGGCACGGTCGCCCTGTTGGCATTCGGGCGCTGACCGGCATAATTGCCCCAGTCCGCCGCCTGTTTGGAGGAGCCGTGTCCGAGACCGCCACCGTCACCCTCGGCGCCGTCGGTACGGCAGCCCTGGGCGAGAGCCCGAAGCGGCGCCCGGTCGACGTTGAGTTCGACCCGCGGATGCCGCCGCGGCGCACCCCGGCACTGACCGGGCGGGTGCCCGACGTGTCCCGGGTCCCGCTGGCCGACCTGCTCGAGCGCGCAGGCTCCACGAACAGCGCGATCACCGTGGCGGGCGAGCCCAGCCGGATACTCGTCGCTTCATTCAACTCGGCTTTGTGACCGTCCGCGCGTCGAGGCGCTCACGCACCTCACCCGGCACCTCGGCGTCGGCGAGCGGGTCCACCGAGATCGTGAACGGCAGCACCAGCGGCCCGAACGGCCCCTCGTGCACACCCCGGAACGTGAACCCGCCGCGCAGCCCGCCCACCCTGAACCTGGCGTCCACCGCCTCGTACAGCAGCAGCGCGTCCTCCGCGCTCAGGTACTCGCGCAGCACACCACCCAACGCGGTGCGCAGATAGTACTTCGCCATCAACGCCCGCCTCCCGCACCCAGCCGCTGCAGGTGCACGGTGGCCGCCTCCACACTCGGGAACAGGGTCGCGATCCGCGTCACGCCCAGCCGGCGCACCCGGTACGCCAACTCGGGGCGGGTCGCGGCCAGCGCGAGCGTGACACCCCCGTCGCGCAGACTCCTGGCGACACGCGCGAGCGCGACCAGGCCCTCGGTGTCCGCGCCGCGCAGGGCCGTCAGGTCGAGCACGACGTGTCTCGCCTTGTGTGCGACCGCGTCCGCGACCCGCTCGGTCAGGCGCGGCGCGCTCGTTCCGTCCAGGACGCCGTCCAGGCTCAGTACCGCGATCCGCCCGGACAGGCGCGCGGACACGTACAGCCCGTCCCCGCAGCCACCGCCACCAGCGCCGCCGTTCACCGCGTATCCCCGCGCGCGTCGGGGTAGATCGCCCACGCCTGCCCGTATGAGCAATGCGACGCCAGCGCCGTCGCATCGCCCCGCGCCGGGGGCGCCACCGGCACCTGCTCTATGGACGCGACCTCATACCCGGAGTCCCTGGCGACCGCGAGCACCGCTGCCCGCGCGAGCACCAGGTCCCGCTCACTGAAACCCCACACGTGCGCCACCACGGGGCCGCGCGTCCAGATCACGGCGCCTCACCCCGCAGCGCCGCCTCGATCCCGGCCAGGGCGTCGTCCACGAGGACGCGCACGAACGCCGCGCGCTCCCCGCGCAGCGCGAACAGGCACCCGACCACCATCTCCAACGCGGCGACGGCGACCGCGCGCAGCCGCGCCTCACCCCCGACGTCCGGGCCACGCAACGCCTCCGCGATCGCGGCGATGCGGTGCCGCGCGCGATCCGGCGGCTTCGGCGCGCACACGGGGTCGGGGGGCGCGAGAACTGTTCCCATACACGCAGCGTCCACCCGCCCCGCACCTGCGGGAACGCGTGATGTCACCGGGTGGGGCGTGAGCAGGGGGCGTGAAGACGTACCGGCGGTAACGAAAGAGTGACGTGTAGTGCACGTTGCAGGCGCAATCCCTACGCTGCGACCAGGGGGAACCGGCCGGGCAGCCGGCGCCGCCAGGGTCAGGCGGCGCACCCCCACCACCGGGCGAACCCATCCACGCAACCGCAACCGGAAGCGAGGGGCGGCCGCGATGCCGACGACCCCGAACACGAACCTGGCCGCGCACCTGGCCGAAGCGGGCATCTCCCACGCCGCGCTCGCCCACCACGTCACCCGCCTCGCCGCCGCCCGCGGACTACCCCGGCCCGCCTACAACCACGCCTCCGTCGCCCGGTGGCTGCGCGGCGAACAACCCCGAGGCCCCGTCCCCGACCTGATCGCCGCCGCCCTCACCGCCGCCCTCGGGCGGCGGGTGACGCGCGCGGACCTCGGGCTGCGCCCCGAAACCCCCGCCGCCGACCTCGGCCTGGCCTACGAAGCCGACCCGGGCGCGGCGCTGGACGCGGCGCGGGACCTGTACGCCGCCGACATCCACCGCCGCGCCGCGCTCGCCCGCGGGGGCTACGCCGCCGTCGCCTACGTGGTCCCCGCGATCCGGTGGATGACCGCCCCCGCGAGCGCCCTCACCGAACGCTCCGGCGCCCGGCGGGTCGGGGCGGGCAGCGTGGACGCGATCCGGGAGGTCACCGCGACGTTCCGGCGCCTGGACAACCAGTTCGGCGGCGGCTACGCGCGCACCACGGTCGTGCAGTACCTCGCCGACGAGGTAGCGCCCCTGCTGCGGCACGGCGCCTACACGGCCGAAGTCGGGCGGCCCCTGTTCGCGGCGGCGGCGGAGACGACGCTGCTGGCCGGGTGGATGGCGTACGACCTGGAGCAGCACGCCATCGCGCAGCGCTACCTCATCCAAGCGCTGCGCCTCGCTCAGGAGGGCGGCGATGACGCCCTGGGCGGGGAGGTGCTCGCGGCGATGTCATGCCAGGCGGCATACCTCGGCGAGGGCGCCGACGCGGTGGACATGGCCCGGTGCGCCGCCCTGGCCGCGCGCCGGGCCAGCTGCGCGGCGCTGGAGTCCGAATGCCTGGCCACCGAGGCGCACGGGCACGCCCTGTCCGGCAGCCCGCGCTCCTGCGCCGACGCCCTCGCGCGAGCACACCGGGCGCTGGACGCCGACTCCGGGGAACGCCCGGTGTGGCTGGCGTACTTCGACGGCGCGTATCTGGCGGCGAAGCAAGGGCGGGCGCTGCTGGACGCCGGAGACGCGGCCGAGGCGGCGGCGGCGATGCGGGCGTCACTCGGGATGCAGCCCGGCTACGAGCGCGGCCGCGCGTTCAACTTGACCGTGTTGGCGTCCGCACTGGTCGAGCGCGGTGAGTTGGAGGAGGGCTGCGCGTACGCGGCCGAGGCGGCGGGCGCGGCGGACGAGTTGACGTCGACGCGCGCCCGGCAGGAGTTGGCGGGCTTCTCCCGGCGTATCACCACCTACCGGGGCGCGGCGCCGGTGCGGGCTTTGGCGGCGAGCCGGCCGGGGCTCGTCAGCGGATCCCGAGCCGGTCGCGCGCGGCCAGCAGGCCGATGACGCTGGCGGCGCCGAGCACCATCCCGGACACCATCGCGGGCGCGTCGGACAGCGGCACCCACCGTACGGATTGCGCCTCGTTCATGTCGAGCACGTCGGTGACCTGAACCGGGTCGAGTCCCAGGTAGACGTGATTGAGTGCGTCGGCGTTTCCGGTCATCGGTTGGAACGAGCACAGGTGCTCGACTCGCCCTGGGCGCCACCCGGTCTCCTCCCCGGCTTCGCGCATGGCGCAGTCGGCGGGGTCTTCGCCGACGTCGAGGTAACCGCCGGGCAGCTCCCACACCCAGATGTCCGGCACGAACCTGTGGCGACGCAGCATGAGCGCCTCACTGTGGTCGTTCACCAGGACGCACATCGCGGCGGGGTGCACGCGCAGCACCGCCTGCTCGAACTGCACGCCGTCGGGCAGGGTGACGTGCGCGATGCTGAGCTCGGTGCGGCGGTCCGCGCCGGTTCCGGGCGCGGCCAGGGGGCGTTCCTCGACGAGCCAGCGGGTGGGTTCGGTGTCGGTCACCGGGCGAACCTATCCGACGAGGGTTGCGCGCCAAGTTGCGGGCTTCAGTCCGCAGTCTTCGCGGCGATCCAACGGTCGGACAGTTCCCCCGCGCGCAGGCGACCGCGCGGGTAGCCTCGAAGATACGGCCGTGAGAACACCGGTCCAGCGGGCGCCGTTCCAACCCCCCACGGCGGCGCCCGCGATTCACCTCTCACCCACTACATGGCGAACGTGACCAACGGACCTCGCGCGCTCGGCGAACGGGTTTGCGCCCACGCGCCACAAGCCCCACACTCGCCACAGACGATCACGGCCGCCGCGCTGGTCACGCGGCGGCCACACCCGATCGGCATCCCTCCCAAATGCTAGAGCCGTCCCGGGAGATGCGTATGCCCAGAGACCACCGCCGCGCCGCACAGCCCTACTGGCCGCACTCCCAACCCGAACCGCTCCCGGAACCCGGCCCGGCCACGACCGGCGAAGCGTGCCCCGGATTCTGCAACGCCGCCTACCGCTCAGCCGAAACCCGCCGCGAAACCAAAGGCACCCCACACACCCTCACCCCCCGCGCCGGCGACCCCGTCTGGTGCCGCCCCTGCGCCACCGCGATCCGCTGCGCCCTCGCCGACCTGCCCAACCTCGCGATACTCCTCCAACTGCAAGTCACCGGCGCCACCGCCGAAGACGGCGAACACGTCTCCGGCAGCAAAGAACGCCCCCTCTACCCCGGCGACGCCTACGCCCTCACCATCGAAGAAATCGCGGTGTTCCTCGGCGACTGGGAGGACACGCTGCGCCGCGACCGGAACCTATCCGGCAAGCGGCGGGCCCAGGAACGCGTCGGCGCCGCCATCGTCCACGCCTGCACGTTCCTGACCCGCCACCTGGACTGGCTGCTCGCGCAGCACCCCGAACGCGACGCCTCCGAAGGCTTCGGCACCGACCTGCTCGCGCTGTACCGCCGCGCCCAATCCATGACCAAGAGCACCGAGGTGCGCCCGCAGCGCTGCGACGGCGTCAAATGCCCCGTCTGCGACCTGAGCGCGCTGGAATGGGAGGTGGACACGGCCGGGCGCGCCACCGGGGACGTGCGCTGCCGGGTGTGCCGCCCGGCGATGGTGATGACCGCAGGCGAGTACGAGCAGTGGACGAAGATGCTCGACCACGACGCACGCAAAGCCGGGCTCGCCACACCCCGAGTCCTCGCGGACGCCGGACTGCCCCGGTGACCAGCGAGAAGGAGTTCGACCCGGACGACCCGCTGTTCCGCCCCATCAGCTTCGCCGAGGCGATGAAGATCACCGGCCGCAGCGACGACACGATCAACCGGTGGATCAAGGAGGGCCACCTGCGGGTGGTACGCCTCAAGCAGCCGCCCGAGGACGCGTTGATCGAACGCGAGGTCGTCGACACGGCGATCGAGAAGCGCCGCGCGGCGCGGCGGGGAAGACCGCGGCCGAAGAGTACAGAACAACGGCCGGGCGACGACGACGCGTCGGCTTGACGCGCAGGCAGCTAGGGTGCGACATTCTGCGTGCGGGAGACTGCCCACAAGGCGCCCCGCGAAGAGCTAGGACTGGGGAGCCGCCCGCATGGGCCGCTCCCCGAAGTCTTTCCGGGCTCCGGGCGGTGTCGCCCCTCGGTGGGCTCCTGGTGTGCATCCCATGGCTTTGCCTCCGCGGTGGAGCATCGAGCCTGCACCGAGGCAACGGCCACCCGGCCACCTCTTCCGGCGCGTCCTCCCCCGCGTCAGGGACGGCGCCGGAATAGCTGCGCGCCGGAACCCCCGTCCGGGAGGTGGCCGTGACCACCGACCCGCCACTGCCGCGCGTCGAGCGCGACCCGGCCGACGACCACCCGGTGTTCTTCCACCGCTGTACCGCGCCCTGGCTCAAGGACGACCCCGAGTTCGAGCGCATCGGCGGCAAACTCCCGCTCGGGCCGGACGGCTGGCAGTGGCAGGCGGACGGGTCGCTCACCCCGTCGATCGAATGCCTGGAGTGCCACGTCCACGGGTTCTGGCGGGGCGCCGCCGGGTGGGTGCCAGCGTGACCGTCACCGGCTACTCGCCGCACGACGAGAACGCAGTCTTCCTCGACCCCCGCCACGCCTACACCCGCGTCGAAGGTCCGACGCCGCTCGACCCGCAAGAGGGCATCGTCGAACACCATCTGCTCGCGGACGGGCAGTGGTGCTCGGGCTTCGTGAAGTTCGCCCAAGGCCCGGAGCGCGCGGCGGGCGAGTGGACGGTCGAGTCGCCGAACCCGCTGACCCTCTGGCCGTCGATCAAGTGTCCGGACTGCGGCAATCACGGCTACATCGAAGGCGGACGGTGGCGTTCGGTATGACCGGGCTTTCGCCGGAGCCCACGGACCGCGCGGTCGCCCGGCTCCTCGCCGCGGGACTGCGCGCGCGCGTCCGGATCGACTACAACACCCGCGACCGGCTGGGCCGCGTCCGCGCCCGATTCGACGTCTGCGACCGCATCCCCGCAGTCGGCGAGCACGTGACCGTGTACGCGCCCGACGACGGCACCGAGACCGACGCAGTCGTCACCGGGCTCGACGAGGACCGGGAACTGATCTACCTGGACGTGGCTTGGTCCGACCTGCGCGCCACCGCGCCCGACGCCCTCTGATCCGCACTCTCGTACTCGCGCCGCTGATCACACTCGGCGCGCTCGCCCTGATCCTGCTCGGAGCCTGCACATCAGCACTACTGCTCTTTTCGCTGAGCCTGCTCGACCAGCTCGCCCACCTCTGACCGGGGACCAGCCCGTGACCCCATACAGGCCACCGCGCTTGGGCGATCTGCTGCACGTGCGGCTCGGCGACGGCGACGAGCACTCCGCGCAGATCCAGGTCGTCGGGGACGACGGCAAAACCATCACCCTCGCCGGGCCGACCGCGCGCGGAGACCTCAAAGTCGTCATCCGCCGCGTCGACTGGGCGTTCCCAAGACCGCTGGAGCACTGAATGTCCGCGATGAAGGACAAGTTCGAGAACCTGCTGCACCGCATCGAGGCCGCCGCGGCCTCCCTGATCGGCCACGCGGACAGCACCGTGCACACTGTCGCCGAGGATGTCGTGGCCGCCGTGCGCGAACTGCGCGGCGACGCACCCGCGCTCGAGCACGAAGCCGTCGTGGACGCCGCCGACGTGGTCAAGACCGCCGAGACCCAGGGCGTCAAGCCCGCCGAGGCGGAGGCTGTCGCGGACACCGGGAAGCTGGCCGCCGAGGTTGGCCATGACGTCGAGGCCGCCGTCACCAGCGCCGAGACCAAGACCGCCTGATGGCGCACCACGGCCCGGTCGTCGAACTCGAGGTGCGCGCCAACACCGACCGGCTCTCCCGCAAGCTACGCGCCATCGCGTCCGCCGCGACAGGGCTCGCCGACGAACTCGACGCCATCGACGCCGAGGGCACGACCACTGAGACGCAGGTCATGGAGCCGGGGTTCTACGCGCCCGACCTGGCATGCGGAAGCGGGGGCGAGTGATGGCCAGCCCCCGGATGCTCACTCAGCGCGCCGAGATGGCGGCGCTCCAGCCGCGCCCGATGTACCTCAACCGGCCCCGGCAGCCCAAGACCATGCTGCGCGGCGAGTACGCCGACCTGCTGCGCCAGTCCGCCACCCGCACCAACACCCGCGACCGGGCGGCCCGTGCCGCGCTGCGCGAACAGCAGGACACGGCGCGCGGCTTCACCCGCACCGTCCCCGCATCCGGTCCTGGGCGGCGTCGCGCCAAGGCGCTGCGCAACAGGCAGGCGGTAACGCTCGGGCCGGTCGGCTGATGCTCGCGATCATCGCCGCGGTGCTGTTCTTCGTCGCCGCGGTCCTCAGTGGTGTCGCCGCCCACACGAACGACTGGACCGCGCCGATCACCCTGCTCTGTTTCGGCCTCGGGTTCCTCGCGCTGCACGTCAGCGGCGTATCCCTCACCCGCAAGCAGTAGCCGTACCCGCCCCGCACCCCGGGAGGTGACCGCCGTGCTCGCACTCGTCCTGACCCTCGCGCTCACGATCGGACTCGCGCTGTGACCACCGAACGCGTCCGACTGCGCGAGGTCGCCCTCGACGCCGCGATCCGCATCGACGCCGACACCCGGCCCCCGTCACGCGAATGCCTCAACGAGCGCACCGAGGAAATCCTCGAAGCCGCCGACCTGATCGCCGCGTGGCTCACCGCACCGCCGCCCGCCGTCAGCATCACCCTCACGGCCGGGCCCATCACCAACCGAACCCCCGGCGCGACCGCGCCACCATCCCCGCAAGGAGACATCATGGCGCTTGAGTTGGGCGACAACCAGCAGGTCACGATCACCGCGACCCCGAAGGACTCCGTCGGCGAGCCCACCACCGACACCATCACCTGGGCCGTGGACAACACGACCGCCGTCCAGGCGCTGCAGGTGTCCGCCGACACCCTGTCGTGCACCCTGCTCGGCGCCGTCCCCGCGACCGGTGTGACCCTGACCGCGTCCGACACGCAGGGCAACTCGGCGCCGTTCGTGTTCGACGTCCTGTCGGGTCCCGCCACCAGCATCGGCCTGTCCGCCGGTCCGGTCACCGCGCAGACCCCGCCCGCGCCGGCCCCCAGCGCCTGACAGCCGCGGCCACGCAGTCGGCCCGGGACGCGGCGATGACCACACCAGCGCCTCACCCGCTCCCGGGCGACTATGCGGTTACGCGAACGAGCGGACGCCTGATCGACCGCATCGCGGCCTGGGCGATCCGGTTCGACACAGCCACGAAAGTCGACGGCAAGTGGGTTGACGCCCAGGTCAATCACGCCTTCCTGTATGTCGGCGACGGCGTCATCGTCGAAGCCGTCGGCAAGGTCCGCTACAACGATCTCTCGGCCTACCCCGACGCGATCTGGTCCACCGGGCGGCTGCCCGCGCACCTGACGCCCGACGCCACCCAGCGCCAGCAGATCGTCAACCGCGCCCACGACCTGATCGGGCGCAGGTACAACTGGCTCGACATCGTCGCGATCGGGCTCGCCCAGCGGCGCCTCGGCCAGGTCGTCAGCTCCCGCACCTGGTGGGCGCGGCGAGTAGGAAATGACAGCCGTTTGATTTGCTCCCAAGCGGTCGATGTCGAGTACCTCGCCGCGGAGATTCATCTCTTCCGTGACGGACGCATCCCCGGGCTCGTCTCGCCGCAAGATCTGGACGGCCTGCTACTGCCCGTCGGGGGGTGATTCCGTGCCCGTGCTCTATGACACGCCACCGACCGTAGCGGCCGGGCGTGTGTGCCATCGCTGCGGCGCCCCTGCGGAACTGCAGGCGCAGCGGCACGCCACCGAAGCCGAATACGGCGCGCTGAGCGAGAACTTCCTGCCGATCGACGGGCGCGCCACGGTCGCGGTGTACTCCTGCGGCAACCACGACCTGCCCGCGTTCTGCGAGCACACCGACACCGCTCCGCAGCCGTGCCCCGACTGCCACGCCAACCCCGGACAGCCCTGCACCAAACCGGACGGCAGCGCGCGTCTCGTCGAGCACGCCGCGCGCCGCGACGCCCAGCCGCAGCCCGACGTGTGCCGCCACGCACACCGCGAGGACTGCGGCGGCCACGGCGCCTGCGTCTGCACCGCCGACGACTCCGAGCCGGTGCGCCCGCGTCGACCCGCCGGGCCGCTCCCCGGGCCGGTGATGACGCACCTCACGATCCCCGTGCACGTCGCGCAGATGCTGCTCGCCCAGGCCGGAGTGCCGTGGACCCGGGTGCGCGAGGTGCGCACCGGCTACACCCAGGAAAACCAGCTGGCCCTATTCGCGGACGTGTTCCAGTACGGCCCCGACGGCGTGCAGCTCACCGACCCGCACGGGGCGCCGATCACCGAGAGCGTCACCGTGCCCCTGCCGGACCGCTGAGCATGGCCCCGGTCACGGCCGGGCCGCCTCCGGACGAGCGGCGCTGTGTCCAGATCACCGCCGAAGGCGAACGCTGCAAGAACTGGGCCCGCAACGGCGAAGATACCTGTTGGCGCCACGACCCCTGCGAGCGCTGCGTCGCCCACATCACCGGCGGAAACACAGACCAGCACCGCGCCGGGCAGCAGTGCCTCAACAGGCGCGTCGAGGGAACCACCGTATGCGAATACCACGGCGGCAAATCCGGGCATACGAGGCGGGCGGTGAAGCGCCGCATGACCGAGACCCGAGCCCGCCGCATGGTCCAGACCTACGGCTTGAAGGTCGACACCACGCCCGAGCAGGCGATCCTCGACGAGGTCCAGTGGACCGCCGGGCACGTCGCCTGGCTGCGCGAACGCGTCCAGGGGATCATCGAGAACGACACCGTGAGCGTCGCGGACCTCGACGGCGACGACGAATACGGCGACCTTCCTGCGGCAGTCGACGAGCACCCGCTGGTGTGGGGCGTGACCAAACGCAAAACCGGCGGCGACGACCGAGGGGTGACCGAGGAGGCCGGCGGCCACATCTGGCTACGCCTGTACCAGCAGGAGCGCGCCCACCTGGTCAAAGTCTGCGCCGAGGCGATCCGCTGCGGCATCGAAGAGCGGCGCGTCAAACTCGCCGAGCAGGACGGCGCACTGGTCGCGGGCGCCATCCGGGGCATCCTCGACGACCTACACCTGACCCCGCAGCAGCAGGCGCTCGTCGCGCAGGTGGTCCCGAACCGGCTGCGGCAACTCGCGGCCGCCACCAACTGACCACAGGGGCGGGCGATGGCCGCCACGCCCGACTGGGTCGAATACGCCGCTCAAGCGTTTGAGCGGCCCGACGCTCTCACACGACTCGGGTTCGAAGCCGTGTGCAAACCACGCGTACTCGCCCGGCTCGCGGGAACACCCGAGCAGGATCTGCCGCCGATGTGCGGCCAGTGCCCGCAGGAGCGGTTCCTCGCCCTCCCGGATGAAGACCTTGACGTGCTTTTCGGAGGCGCCGGCGGCGGCGGTAAGAGCGCGTCGCTCCTGGCCATGGCTATCCGCACGTGTATAGGGTTCCCTGGGATTCAGGTCTTCTGGTTCCGCAAGACGTTCCCACAACTCAACCAGTCGGTGCTGCGCAACCTGGCCCGATACAACTACGCCAAGGCCGTCGGCGCCAGGTGGAACGCCTCGAAGTACGAGTTGACGTTCCCGGCCGCGACTGGGACGAGCATCCTGACCTTCGCGCACGCGAAGAACATCGAGGAAGCGGCCGCGCTCTCCTCCGCCGAGATCAACCTTCTGATCATCGACGAGCGCACCACGATGCCGCCGGACGTCGTGGACTTCCTCTACACGCGCGTGCGCTCCGGCGTCGCGGGGGTGCCCGCGCTCGGCTGTAGATCTGCCAGCAATCCCGGCCACGTCGGGCATTCGGTGGTCAAGGACGACTACGTCGACGCCACCGACCACGGGGCCCGGGAGATTATCGACAAGGCGGGGCGGCGGCGGATCTTCATCCCCGCCAAGGCCACCGACAACCCCTACGTCGGCGACTACGACAAGACGCTCGCCGGGATCGCCGACCCCGAGCTGCGCGCCCGCATTCGGGACGGAGACTGGTCCGCGATGCCCGACGCCGCGTTCCCCGACTGGAAACGCGACCGGATCGTGGTGCCCCCGTTCGAGGTCCCAGCGTCGTGGCAGCGTCGCGGTGGCATGGACTACGGGTGGGCGGCGCCCTCGGTGTACCTCGCCGCGGCGCGCGACGGCGACGGTCGCCTGTGGTTCTACCGCGAACTGACCATGGTGCAGACCCCGGAGCGCGAGCAGGCCCGCCAGATCCTCGCGGCGAACGCGGGGCTGGGTGTGCTGCTCGTCGCGGCGGACCCGGCGATGTGGGGCAAGACCGGGTCGTCGCTTCCGCCCGCCGACCAGATGGCGGTCGAGGGGCTGCATCTGACGAAGGGCGACAACGACCGGCTCGGCGGCAAATCACGACTGCACACCTACCTCGCCGAGGCGCCCGCGTGCCCGTATCACCGGGACCTGGGCTGGGCGACCTGCCCGCTGCTGCATGTACTCGACGGTTCGTGCCCCATGTTCGTGAAGACGATGGGCGCCCTGCCGCGTGATCCGCACCGCCCGGAGGACGTGGACACGGACGCGCCGGACCACTGGTACGACAGCGCACGCTACCTCCTGATGTCCATAGGTGGGCAGGCGTCGTTCCACTTCCCCGCCGAGGAGAAGACCCCCGACGGGATCGACCCGCAGGCGCGCCCCGCCGAGCCGGTTCTGGTGCCGCCTCCTGCGCCGCCGGCCAGCTACGGCGGGTTCCCCGTCGCCGTCGGCTACAGCCCCTGGGGCTGACCACACACTCCGCCGCGAGCGCCGACCGAGGGGAGCCCGAGATGCCCGACACGACCGTGGCCGTGATGAACCGCGAGAACGCCGGCACCTTCTACGCGGAAGCAGTCGTCGCGGGCAGCCAAAGCGTCGCCGGGTACTCCCGACAGATCGTCGTCGAGGGCAACGGCGTCGCGTCCACCGTGATCGCGCCGATCGGCGTGTGGACCCCCACCTACATCGCCGACGCCGCTTACTACGGCTGGGTCAACCAGTCCGACGGCGCCCAGGGCGACCAGATCAGCTTTGACTTCGCCTGCGACGCCGGCGTGTACGACATCGAGTTGTTCCACTTGCCGTTCCAAAGCCGCGGCATCTACACGGTGAAGGTCGACGGCGCCGTGGCGGGCACGATCGACGGGTACGCCGCGAGTCTGGCGCCCGCGCGCACCGCCCTGGCCGGGGTCGCAATCACCGTCGGCAGGCACACGCTGAGCTTCTTGATGGCGACCAAGAACGCGTCGGCGACCGGCTACATCGGCATGATCGAGCATGTCGTGCTCACCCGCACCGCATGACCCGCAGGCCGGCCTCCATGGCGCTGTGCCCCCGCACCGCGGCTGACCGCGAATCCGGCGGGGAGGCGACATGCGTGCGTGCGCGAGGATGACGAGCCCCGCCGTCGGGCACGCCGCCACAAATCCTGCCGCGACCGTGGTCCCGGGCTGACGCGATGGGGCTGCGCAGCCGTGTCCGCGAGGTATTCACCCGCCGCGCCGCTGCCGAGGCGGCGCGCAACCGGGCAGACGCACCCCCGGGCGCCGCCGAGGTACAGCGCGTCGGCTACGAGTACGGCGCCGGCCTGGTGCCCAGCAGCGCCCGCAACGCGGCGGCGTACAGCCAGGAACGCCAGCAGATCCTGAACCAGCTCCACCAGGCGTACCTGACCTGCCCGTGGATGAGCGCCCCGATCGATCTGATCGCGCGCACCGTCACCGCGGGCGGCCTGCAGGTCGTGTCCGACTCCGACGTCGAGGGCAAGGTCCCGCCCGACTCACCCGAGGTGGGGCGCCTCAAGAGGCTGCTCAAGTACACCAACCCGCGCGAGGACATGGTCCAACTCCTGCGCAGTTGCGTGATCGACCTGAACCTCTTCGGCGACGCCTACATCGAGGTCGTGTCCCTGCTCGGCGAACCCGTCGCCCTGTACGCGCTGGACGCCACCACCATGGCCGTGATCGCCGACGACCACGGCGAGGTCACCGGGTACGTGCAGCAGATCGACGGCGGAGGCGGCACCCGCACCGCCGAGTTCACCACCGACCAGGTCATCCACATCTCCCTGGACGCCCCCCGCGGCGGCGTGTACGGAGTGAGCCCGGCCCAGAAGGCGCTGCTGCCGGTCACCGCGTGGCTGTTCGCGGAAGCCACGATCAAGGAGTGCTTCCGCCGCGGCGACCCGCCCCGCCTGCACGTGGACCTCGCGCACTCCCAGGACACCGAGGTCCAGCGGTGGCGCGAGAAGTACATGGTGTTCAACCTCGGACCCAAGGCGGTCGGCACCCCGGTCATCACCACCGGTGGCGGACTCGTGCAGGTGCTCGACGCGCGCAAGGTCACCGACTACCTGGACACGACCCGGCAACTGCGAGACGAGATCATCGCCTGCTTCGGCGTGCCGCCGGCGAAACTCGGCATCATCGAGACGGGCAACCTCGGCGGCGGCTCCGGCGAGTCGCAGGACAAGACCCTGCGTGTCAACACGATCATCCCGGTCGCGAACCTCGTCCTCGAAAAGATCAACTTCCATCTGGTGCAGCGCGGCTTCGGCATCGCCGACTCCCACCTGGAATTCGGCGAGATCGACTACCGCGACAGCAAGACCGTGGAAGAGATCCGCGACACGCGCCTGCGCAACGGCTCGATCGTGCTCAACCGCTACCGCGACGAGATCGGCGAGCCCCCCGTCGAGGGCGGCGACGACCCGATCCTGGTGGACCGGCAGAACCTGGTGCTGTGGCGCGACATGGACTCCATGAGCAAGGCCGGGGTCGCCATGAAACTCAAGGGGACCGCGCTGGAACCGGCCGAGGTGCAGGCGGGCGAGCCCGTACAGGTCGCCAAGGCCGAACCCAAGACGCCCGCACCACCCACCGTGGCCCCGGGCGTCCCCGCGCTCACGCCCGCCGCACCCCAGGGCGCGCCTCCGGCCGAGTCCGCGTACGACCGGGACGCGCGCCGGATCGAACGCGCCTGGGAGGCGGCGTACCGGATGCGCCGCGCCCAGGCGTTGGACGAACTGCCGAAGGTTCCCATCGCCGCCTGAGGGGAGGTGCCGCAGTGCCGAATCAGGGACATCCCACCCGTGCCCAGGACGTTCTGCCGCTGGTCTCCAAGCAGATCGGGTGAGCCGGTGAGTCGCTGACGCCCGCTCGGGAGTCGGGGGGCGCCGTGTCCGATCAGCCCGACTATTCCGACTCCTGCATGCTGGCCCTCTACCCGCCGCCGGACATCGCGGCGGCCCTCGCGCTGCCCGGTGGACTGAGCCCCGACTCGCTTCACGTCACCATCGCCTACACGGGGCAAGCGGCCGACGTCGACGTCCGCGACCTGATCGCCGCCGCCGCAGACGCAGCCCGGTCGGTCGGCCCATTCACCGCCACCGTCGCGGGATCCGCCCGGTTCACCGGCGGCGACCAGGACGTTCTCATCGCCCTCATCGACGCACCCGAACTCGAAGACCTGCGCCGCGCCGCCCTGGATGCCCTGACGGAACACGGCGTGGACATCCCGCGCGAGCACGGATTCACAGCCCACCTGTCCAGGGCCTACATTGACGCCAGCGAGCCGGACACCACCGGGCGGCTCGCGCCCCTGAGCTTCCTGGTCGGCGCGCTGTCCGTCGAGCACGGCACCACCCGCATCGACGTCCCGCTCGCAACCAGGGCCGAGACCCGAGCCCCCGCCGCACATCCGCTCGCCGACCTCGCCCGCGAGGCATACGCCACCGGGTGGGCGCGCACCGGCGGACCCATGACCGACCGGGTCAAAGCCGGCTGCGTCGCGGCCGTACGCATGGCGTGCGAACACATGCACGACCCCGGGATCCTCGAAGCGACCCTGAAGCTCGGCGCGCTCGAAGGACTGTGGGCGCAGATCTACCAGCGCCGCGACGCACTGATCGCGAAGCACGGCGCGGTCATGCTCGCCGCCTGGCGCGACGCTGTCGCAGCACTCGACATCGGCGCGATGGTCAAGCACCTGCGCACCAGCCTCGGCGTCACCGAGGCCGCCGACCCGGCGCTGCTCGCCCGCGCCAAGAAGGCGGCCCGCGACGCTGCTCTAACCCTGCTCGCCTGGCTGCCCGCTGGCCGGGCATGGCAGCGGCTGCGCGACGCGATGCGCGACGCACTGCGCTCCGGGCGCGCCGAAGGCGCCGCCGGGGCGATCGCCCTGGCCGGGCAGGGAGCCGGGAAGATCGGCATCGACTTTGACCTGGCGTTCGCCGACGCCTACGACGCGCTCGCCAACCTCGGCCAGTTGTGGGCGGACGCCGACGGCTGGCTCGGGCGCATGATCGGCCGCGCTGCCGATGAACTCGGGCGTGCACTCGGTCAGCTCGCCGCGGACGGCGCCTCTTACCTGGACATGCTCGACGCGGCCGGTGCTGTGCTCGACGGCGTGGACGGCGACGCGGTGGCGTTCATCACTGACTGGGCGCTGTCGACCGCGCTGAGCCAGGGCGCCCTCGCCCTCTACGCCAGCGAGGGCGTCGCCTACGTCTCGGTGCTGACCGCATCCGACTCGAGAGTGTGCGCAGCGTGCGAGGCAAATGAGGCCGGGTCGCCGTATCTGCTCGCCGATACCCCGGAGATTCCCACGCACGCGCGCTGCCGGTGTGCGCTCGCCTCGGACTGGTCGCTGCCCGACTCGTATGACAGATACCTGACCGCGGCCTGACGCCGCCCCACCTTCGAGCGGACGGAGGCGGCGATGGCGTATTCCCCGTACGGCCGCATCATCTTCCAAAAGCAGTTCGACGCATCCGGAGCAGGATCCAACTCGGGCACCATCGACACCCACGATGTGACCGACCTGTGGCTCGCGGCGTTCGTCGTCGGCACGCCCACCGGCACCACCCCGACGCTCAGCGTGCAGCTCGACATCCTCGACGCGTTCGGCAACGTGTTCCCCGCCGCGCTGACCCTGACGCAACTGACCGCGAGCACCACGAAGGCCTCCGCGTCCGCCGGTGTGCACGTCGCCGGCACCGGGTCCCTGGTGCTGCCGAGCCAGTGCCAGGTCACCTGGACCCTCGGTGGTACGACGCCGAAGTTCCCGCAGTCCTGCATCACCCTGATCGGGCGGTGACGCGATGGCCACGGCGATCACGAAGAAGCCGCTCTCCGGTACGTTCCTGCGCCCCGGGGTGTCTCTGAATCGGCGACTCTACTCGAAGGAGATGATCGGCAAGGCGGTCGCGCGGATGCAGGCGCGCATCGCCGACCCCGACGGCCTGCCGATCGTGATGCGGACATCGCACGGCGCGGGAGACGACTCGAGGCTGATCACGGGTCGGATCGTGGCCGTAAAGCAGGAGGCGGACGGGTCCGCGACCTTCGATGCCCGCTGGTACGACACCGCACCCGCGCGGGACATCGCCGAACTGGTCTACCCCGACGACGGCGGCCCTCCCGCCCTGCGATCGGTCAGCATCCACGGCTGGTTCATCGGCGAGCGCAAGGTAGAGCACGGGGGCGAGCAGGTCGTCACGGCCGACGACCTGGAGATCGACTTCATCGACTTCACCGCCTCCCCGGGCGTCGTCACGGCCCTGATCGACCCGCCGAAGGGCTCGCGGCCCTCCGAGTCGGCCGCCCACACCCCCGGCCGCAGCCCTATCTCCGAGACCTGGGAGGCCCGCGTGGCCGAGACCGACACCATCGCGGCCCCCGATGCGGCGCCCGCCCTGGAGTACACCGCGGCGCAGAAGCGCGACGCCCTCAAGGCCGGGCAGGCGATGAAGAACGCCGACGGCGAACCCGCCTACACGATCAAGAACAAGGCGGACCTGCGCCGCGCGATCCGCGCCGTCGGCCGCGGCGGCGCCGACCACGACAAGATCCGGGCACACGTCATCGACCGCGCCAAGGCCCTCGGCCTGACCGGGATGATCCCTGACAACTGGAACGCGGACGGCTCACTCAAGGAGTCGGCGCCCGCGACCCGGTTCGGGGAGATCCGCGAGTGCTACGACGGCCCCGAGGGCCGCGCCGGGTTCGCGATCGACGCCTACAACGGCCCCGTGTCCCTCACGCTGCGCGCGCCGTCGATCGACCCGTCGGGCCTGCGCGCCGTCGCGACCGCGGCGATCGTGGCTGCGCTGGACGCGCTCGGCGCCCTGGACCCGGACATGGACGCCGACATCGACGTGCCCGGCGACCCGGGCGACGACAGCGAGGCGGGCGAGGGCGACGACATCGAGGACGCCACCGGCGATGACGAGTGCCCCGCTCCCGGCTCCGGCTGCCCGTGCGGGTGCGGGTGCGCGGTACCCGACGAGATGGCCGGCGGTCCCGGGTGCCCATGCGTGTGCGGCTGTGAGGTGTGCGGCTCCGCGCCCCGTGGCGAATCCGCAGCAGTGTCACCCCCGGGCGCCGCGATCGGCGCCGAATACGGACCCGAACTGTCCGTCCCCGCCGAAGCGAGCGGCTACGTGACCCCGGCGCCGACCCAGGCGCCCGCATCCCCACCCCCAGTAGAGGAGTCCGCCGTGAGCGAGACCGTCACTCCGGCCGCCGAGGCGGCCACTCCCACACCCGCCCCGGCCGTCGGCGTCACGGCGGAGCAGTTCGCCGCGCTGATGCGCCAGCAGAACGAGCAGTTCACCGCCCTGATCGCGGCGCTGCGCCCGGCCCCGGCCACCGAGTCCGCGCCGACCCAGCAGGCCACTGCCGAGCCCAGCCCGGCTCCAGCCGCCGCACCCACACAGGAGGCCGCCCCCGCGACCCCGGCCGTCGAGGCGGTCACCAAGGCCGACCTCGCCGCGACCGTCGCCGAGGCGCTGAAGGCCGCGATCCCGGCGCTGCGCGACAGCATCGTCAGCGAATACGGGCTGCCCCCGCGCAAGGGGCACCGCACGACCGAATCCGACCACGGCGACAAGCCCATGACCGACACCGAGATCTGGGACAACCGCGCCGACATCCTGCTCGGCGACATCGGCAAGGTCGGCGCCTGACCGTCACGGCCACCGCCACCCGGCCCCGGTGAGGGGCCCCGACCCGCAACCTCTTCACCGGCCATAGGCCCCGCCCGGCACGACGCCGCGCGGGGCCTTTGCCATGCCCACAGAAAGGCGAGGCCGCGATGCCGACCGAGCTCGAGGAAGCCCTGACCGCCGCAACGTCGGTCTCCCCCCTGATCCAGAAGCAGATCGACCCGCTGCTGCTCGAATACCAGCGCAGGTTCGCGCCGCTGCTCGCCGCGATCCCGAGCAAGCAGTGGGGTTCGACCACGTACTTCTTCAACCGTCGCGTGTCCCGCCCGGACGCCGGCGGTGTCGTCGACGGCGGCGCCCGCCCGATCGGCAACAGCACCTACGAGCAGGCGCAGTTTGATATCAAGCTGTTTCAAGCCGTCGGCGCCGTCACGGGCTTCGCCCAGACGGTCACAAGGGATTTGGTCGGTGACCTGCGCCAGCTCGAGATCGACGGCACCGTGCAGTCGATGCTGTGGGCGATCGAGACCGCGTTCATCTGGGGCTCGGACCCGGCCACCAAGAACGGCCAGTACCCGATCTGCTCCGGCCTGGACTACCTGGTCAGCAACTTCACCGCGGGTACCGGGTCCAACGCGTACACCAACTCGATCGACCTGGGCGGCGCGAACTTCGCGCTGAAGAACCTCGACCAGATCATGGCGATGGTCGCGGCGAACGCGGGCATGCCCACGTCCAACCCGAACTGGATGTTCATCATGTCCCCGGCGCTGCTCGGGTCCGTGAGCCAGACCCTCACGGCGCAGCAGCGGTTCATGGGCGAGGTCGAGGTCGCGGCGGGCCTGGTCGTGCCCTCCTACCGCAACGTGCCGATGCTCGAGTCGAGCTTCCTCGCGCCGCGCAGCAACCAGATGGGCGCGGTCACCACGGGCACCGCTACCACCGGCGGCACCCTCGCGGCGGCCACCTACTCCTACCAGGTGTCCGCGGTGATCGCCCGGTTCGGCGAGATCCAGTGCTCCACCGAGGTCTCCCAGGTCACGAGCGGCTCGACCTCCACGGTGACGCTCAGCTTCTCCACGCCCGCGAACATGCCCGACGGCGCCGCGCCGATCCTGTACAAGGTGTACCGCTCGACCTCGTCCGGCAACGAGGCGCTGATCGGGGTCGTGGACGCGTTCGACACCACCGGCGTCGCCACCACGTCGATCATCGACACCGGCACGAACCTGCTGACGAACTCGTCCGGCAACACCGGGCCCGCCGCGTATGTGGGCGGCAACACCGGGGCCAAGGCGCGCGGCGCCGGCATGGAGGACATCTACCTCGTGCCGCGCGACCCGAACTTCCTGATCCGCCCGTACACCCGCGACATGCAGATCATCCCGCTGGCGCCCACCACGAGCAGCCCGGACGTGCTGCCGTTCGCGGCGGTCACGGACACGGTGCTCGGCTGCCGCGGCGCGAAGTACGTCGGGCGTCTGGCGCGCACGGTCTCGCTGGTGTAGGCCGCCGTTCCCCGGCCGGGACCCATCCGGCCGGGGCGGCGCCCCCGTCCCGCATATCACTATCACCCCGATGGGAGGCCCGCCGATGGCGTGGCTGCGAAAGACCAAGGGCGTCCCGGGCTCCGCGCCCGGGGGGCTCGAGTGGAGCACCACCGAGGACGTCGTCGAAGTCGACGACGTCCTCGCGCAGGCGCTGCTGGAGATCCCCGACGGCGGGTTCGTCTCGGTGCCCGCGCCGGAACCAGAGCCCGCGCAGGAGCCCAACAAGGAATCCGGGGGCGCGTCGAAGGACGCCGGAGCGGCGGCCGCGTCGAAGAAGGCGTCCGCGTCGAAGGCGGCGGCCAAGACGCCCGTGTCCGAGTAGCCCGCTGTGGCCGGCGACAGCGGAACCCCTTTGGTCACCTGGGGCCAGGTCACTGAGGGCGCGTTCGCCGACCTGCTCAAGGGCTACACCTCGACCACCACGCAGGCGGACCTGCTGATCGAGGCGACACGGCTGTGTGAGTCGCTCGCGGACCGGCGGCTCGCGCCGTTCACGAACCTGGTTGAGACGCAGCGCGCCGAGGCGCTCGACGTGGAGGACGCGCTCGACGCATACATCCCACTGGACCCCACCAGCCAGCTGGGGTTCTCGCGGGCGCAGTCGCTCGGCAGCACGATGCTGGTGCGCCACTACTGGGTGCGCGCGTACCCGCCGCGGTTTGCGGAGTTCTGGTCCGGGTCGCTGACCTCGGTGGAATTGCTGCGCTCGTTCTCCGGGACGCAGACGGTGGCGCCCTCGACGCTGCAGTACGAGCCGGACACCGGGCATGTGCGGTTCCAGCTGGGAACGTTCGTGCCGCCGGGCACGACGATCGTGACGACGTACAACGGCGGATATTCCACGGTCCCGGCGGACCTGGTGCGCGCGTGCAAGTACATGGTGGCGTCGATCGCGATCGCGGAGTTGGATCCGATGATGTCGCACGGCCATGACCCGTTGGAGCTTGAGGCGAAGGCCGCCGATATCCTCGACGCGTACATGCGGGCGTAGCACGTGGCCTGGGGTCGGCGCGCATCGCGTAAAGGCGTGCACCACCGTGGGCACACGATGTCAGCGGCGGCGCGGGCGAAGCTGTCGGCGCGGCTGCGCGGCCGCCATCGGCATCTGTCCAAGGCGCAGAAGGCACACTTGTCCGCGCGACTGCGCGGCAGGCATCACAAGGGCCATAAGCTCACCGCCGCCCAGAAGTCCGCGCTGTCCAAGCGGCTGCGCGGCAAACACCGGCACCTGTCCGCGAAGCAGCGCGCCCTCCTGTCGAAACGCCTGCGCGGTAAACACCACAAGATGTCCGCCGCAACCCGCCGAAAGATCGCGGCACGCCTCAAGGGCCGACATCACCCGCACCGATCCGGGACACGCCATCCCTCGAAGCGTCACCCGTCGAACCGGCGACACCCGACCACACACCACACCCGCAGAGCCGCCGTACGCCGGGCCCTGCACCACCGTGCACCAGTGCGCCGCCGCAGGCTCGCCCGGGGCCGCGCCGCATACGGCAAGGGCTCGACCAAGTTCCGGCGCGCCTACCACCAGCGCCAGCACGCCACCCGCCACCGGGTGCGCCGCCAACTCGAGCGGGCACGGCGCCACACCGTGCGCCACCAGCGCACCCGCAACTACCGGGTCAGGCGCACCCGCCAGCGCCGACGCCGCCGGAGGTGACCGGTGCCGTTCATCACCACCGCCGACGCCGTGGACCGCGAAGCCGCATGGCTGAACACCACGGTGGCCGACGGGCTGCCGCTGCTGCCCGACACCGCAGGCGGCAAGTGGCAACTGATCAACGCCTATGTGCCGCGCACCCCCGCCGCCCGCAAGAACCAGATGTGGGTGCTGCGCCCGCGCATGCAGATCGAACGCGAGGGTTTCATCCGCTCGATCGCGCACTACCGGTTCCAACTGCACCTGATGTGGATGCTGTCGAACGGCAACGGCGGCGCGGAAACGGACCAGCGGGCGTTCGACGCCGCGATCCACGACCTGGTGATGCGCATCCGCGGCGTACCCCCGGGGGTGACCGCGTTCAACCTCAACGGCCAGCCGGACAAGACCCATGACGGGAAATTCATGTCGGCCGCGGAGAACCCGTCGGTGGTCGACGTGGAGATGATCGAGCCGCTGCCGTACATGACCGGCGCGAGCTTCGCCGCGACGGTGACGTACAGCGCGGACGATTTCGACTTCAACGATTAACCCCTTTTCGAGCCCCGGCCGGGACCCATCCGGCCGGGGCTTTTCCATGCCCCGCGCCCGAGGAGCGCCCGTGCGACAGCGCAACGACACAGGCCACGTCCAGGACGTGATGGCGTGGCCCACCGACCAGGACCCGGACCGACGCCCGTTCACGGTCGGCCCAGGCGAAGAGATCGACTTCCCGGAACTGCTCGGCGGCTTCACCAGCCTCGAACCGCCCGCGGCGCAGCCGGACCCCGAGGGCACGGCGGATCCCGACGGTGACACCGCCCCGGCGGCCCCGCTCAAGACCGCCCGCAAGAGCGCCGCGACAAAGACCCAGGGTGGTGAGCCGTCGTGACCGTTCTCTCCAGGCGGGGCTATATCGGCGCGGGCAAGGAAACGACGCAGGGCACCTACCAGGCGCCCGCGTTCTACTTCCCCTCCACCAACATCATGTTCGCGGACGTGTTCGCCCCGATCCGCGACGAGTCCTACCGGGGCAACGACACCGTCCTGCAGGGCCTGTACCAGGGGCCTGGCGAGTCGAACTGTGACTTCGACATTTTGGGCTACCCGGACGCGTTGCCCTACCTGCTGCGCGCGATCATCGGGCCGGACACGGTCACGCCCGGGGTATCCACGACACTCGCGAGCAACAGCATCCTGGGCGCGACGACGCTGTCGCTGACGGCGTCGGTGGCGTCGAACTCGACGATCCAGATCTCCGACAGCGCCGGCGCGAACTTGGAGTGGGTCGGGATCGGCACGGTCACGGGCGCGGGGCCGTACTCGGCGCCGGTCACCTCCCCGAGCACGGGCACCAAGTACGCGCACACCGCCGCGGGCGGGTCGGTGCTGTCGCAGTCCACGCACACGTTCGCTCAGTCGCCGACCGCGGCGCAGGTGTCCTACTCGCTGTCCAAGTACGACGTGGCCGTGAACTCGGGCACGACCTCGACCCGCGGGTTCCCCGGCTGCAAGCTGGCGGAGCTCGCGATCAAGGTCGATCCGAAGGCGGCACTGAGCCTGTCGTCGAAGTGGATCGGGTGGCCCAGCGCGACCCAGAACAACCCGACACCCACGTTCAGCCAGGTGCAGCCGATGCTGGGCTGGCAGTGGAGCATGACCAACGCGGGCGGCGCGAGTACGCGGGGCCTGACCTACGACGTGACGATCAAGCGGGCGACCGAGGCGATCCACGCGAGCAATGGCGCGCAGACCCCCCGCGAGGTGTTCCAGGGCGGCCTGGAGATCGACGGCACCCTGAAGGCGATCTTCGAGTCCGACACCGACCTGAACTTGTACCTGCAGTACAACCAGTTGCCCGCGTCCGCGGTGCTCACCCAGCCCGCGGTGTTCGGCGGCA